AACCAACGGATAGAGTCAAACGTTGATATACTCGTATAGTTAAGACCCGTGGGGATGTTTTCCCAAACATGAAAAACGCGTTTATTTTTGCATTTTAGAGTGTGTGGAAGTCTTGCTGTATCTTTATTGATCCAGCAACTTCCACTACTCGTTTTCTGGGCTTAGTCCCTTAGAGTTGTATCATCATTAATCACATAAAATCATTCAGAATATATGACTAGAAAAGATTTTGAGAATCAATTAAAGACGTCAGGATATACAAAACGTCAAGAGAATCAATATTCAAAGACTGGAGAAAATCCATATCATAAGATCATCGTTGAATTAGACGAACCTGGTAAGGTTAAGTGGTATGTCACCAGTATTTCATTTTCCTTCTTTGATATCGTAGTAGCTTCCTATGGAGATCTGGACAATTGGGAGAAGGATCACAGTAAGAAAGCTGTAGAGATACTTGAAGAGAAGGGTAGACAGCTTATCATTACCTATCTAAATAGTTATGAGTTCCTTCACAAAATGTACAAGATCGCAGTAAAATCCGACTTACAGGCTACAAGGACTGGAAGAAGTCTATATGTTAGTTTCGAGTACAGTGGGAAAAAGTACGAGATTGACTACGATTCTTATAATGACTATCTCATTAGGAAGGTAACAGATAAGGAAACTGGAGCTGAAAAGATTGACAAAGTAGAGATCAAAGATCTTGCAGAGTCAATCAATGGTATTGAGGATGTCCTCAATAAGGCATTTAATCTTCCTCGAACAGAGATCGATCTTTTCAAGTATCTCAGTGATGACGAGGGAGAGGATTCTAGGCTATAATTCAATAGAAGAAATACACTACACCAACTAATTATTACCTTATGTTTCACGAAATATTAATTGAATGAGAATTTTCAGTATTTTTGGTGGTATTGCTATTCTAGCGATGGCATCTACAAACCTATTTGTAATTAATAAGGTTGAGGAAGTAAATAAGAGCGTAAGAAATCTTACGGAAATGACTGAAGCAAATAGAGAGGAAATCAAAGATATTAGCTGTAACATGCCAGTTAATAGAGATACGATTGATTTCTTCACTGATAGTCCTAATGACACGTCAGTGTATAAAGCTCTTCTATACTTCGACATTCCGAATCCAAAAGTTGTCTTGGCTCAAGCTAAACTTGAGACAGGTCACTATAGGAAAGTACCGGGAGGTAACTTATTTGGTCTTCGTCAACGAAATGGATCCTACATGAGATTTGGACACTGGACAGAATCTATACTTAGTTATAAGAAGTATATCAGTTCAAAATACAAAGGAGATGAGAACAATACAGAGAACTACTTGGAATTCCTATCAAATCTAGGGTATGCAGAGAGTCCAAATTATAATAGAGTCCTCAGGATTATAGTAAAGAATGTGGAAAACCTTGACTTCGTAGACTAGCAGTTCTACTGATTTTACTAACTCTCGAAAGTAAGTTATTATTCATGTAATTTTTATTCATAATTTTTTGGGGATTGCCTGTCTGTGATAGATCGGTAATCTCATTTTTTTTTAGTTAAAATGGAAATTAAGAGGATAGAGATACCGAACTTGGGGATCTCGAAGGACTTCGGTAAGGTCACTTGGTTGACTGAGTATGAAAATAGAGACATTATAATCGATGCAGTTAAAAGATCTATTAGTTTTGTCTTTTCAAATGATAGAAGGACATGTGAAGAAAATTTTCACTCAGTTGCTGCTGGTGCAGGTCCTTCCATGATGATGGATAAAATCGGAGAGGAGGAACTAAATAAGTATGGAGGAATAGTAGATATAAATGTATCAGCAGATTTTGCTGGAAATGGTCTTAATTGGAGGATTTACAAGAAACCTTCAAAGAATAAGAGTTATCCAGAATTTTCTAAGTATAAGGATGCTCTAAAGTTCCTATCTGAGCAGTTTGAGTCAGGATATGATTATCCTGTATTAAAAGTATATAACAACGGTTTCCCTAATACAGACATAGAAAGGCATAAAAGATTCATTAGCTACCGATTAGAGCAGATAATTACGAACGGTAACAGTCTACCACTTAGAAATTGTGGATATTTTTGGTGGAATGATGGTGAATCTAATACAATGTTTTGGGAAATTAGGTTATATACAGCTATTTCGTTGAATCTAACTATCAAAACTGGAATTCCTATATCGATAATAATATTTGATGTCGACAGGGTAAAGGAATTACCAATATTGAAAGAAGAAAGTATCATAACGGAAAGAATAGACAAATTTCTAAGAATTATAGGATCTCCTCTAAAGACATTGTATCTAGAATGTGATGTGGATAGAAAAAATGGTCATGGAATATCAGGCATATGCGTAGAAGATAGAGATGGGACATGGCTGAAATATGATATAATAGACCTACCAGGAGATGGATTGGGAAAGTCTATATACCTTGTAATGGATCTCACATATAGAGAACTATTCCTAAGTTGTAGAGATTGTGATGAGAGAAAAAAGTCTGGGGGAATTGTCGTATTAGAGGATTTTCTAGTAGATTTGCACCCAGAAAGAAGGAAGAAGATAATAGAATCAATAACAAAAATATTCAGTAATATCCAATTCATAATAAAGTAAAGGTATGATAAGTAGAAAAAGAACAGTAGTTGTGTATGGAAGAGGATCTGACGGAACTAAAGGAGATTTCATTGTAGTCAGAGAGCTCTTGTATAAGGGATATGATGTAGTCTGGGCAGTCCAGATCGGTAATAAGTCTATGGAATCATTCCTAGAGATGGAGGAACTGTTAGAGGCTGAGGGATTATATGACCACCTCAGAGTATTACATCTTGACAGCAGTGGATTTCAATCTTATATGGGAGATACTTTGAATTTTAAGTTCGATGGTTCAGTTCCGTATGCAATGATTCATATGGGTCTTCTATACGATGAGAAAATGTCCGAAGATGATCCGATAAACCACTACTGTGAGAACGTACAGAACACACTCTCCCTCCTAAAACTCTATGGAGAACTTGGTATGAGGAAGTTCATTGTAGACTGTGCATATGACCTTTTATCTGAAGATAATTATTCGATTCGATCAGTATGCAGCTCTCTTATGTGTGTAAAAGATACTCTACGAGAAAATGAGTTTAGGACAGTTACTTATTCTGACGTTGTAGGAGCACTTCCATACGACTACACTGATGTAGATGGGGAGAAGAAAGAGACGGAGATTGTTCTTGGGAATGACGATACATGTATTATAAATATAATAAATAATCTGGAGTCTGATTCAGATGGAAATTATAGAATTGACTTAAATGAAGAGATCTACAGTAGTCGTCTTGGCTACGCTGTCAAGAGTAATGGAATTCGTAACTACGTCTTTGGTTCTGACCTGGCTAATTTGCACATTGCTCTTCTTAATAGGGATTTTGATAGTAATATCCCTATCGATTTGTATGTTGGCGTAACCGCTACAACAAAAGAAGTTCTTGATGTTATGAGCAGTAAGGGAGAATTGGAATATAAGTTCGTTCCAGAGGAAGAGCTAGATGAGGATAAGAAACCCATACTCACAAGTAATGTCCCAGAGACTCTCGTAAAGGAAGGTATGCTTACAGATATAAATCAGATTATCTGCTAATGTCATATCTTTGTCCGACCAAGTTTTCCACAGTGGAGATTTGGTCGGATTTTTTTTTTTGCTCATTCACTTGACGAGGCTGAATCCCTTTACAATGTGACGTATGTATTGATAACTTTATAAACTTATTTTATTTGTAATTTATGGTAATTATTGACGAGAAAACTGCTATCGATGAGTCGAATAAATATTTCGACGAGGATTCACTTGCAGGTAGTACTTGGATTAATAAATACGCCCTAACGGACGAAAATGGAAGACTTTTAGAGTCTACACCAAAAGATATGCATGATCGAATAATTAAGGAAGTCATGCGTATCGAAAGATCGTATGGAAATGAGAAACTGACTGAAGAACTTCTAAAGGAGATGTTCTACCACTTTAAGTACATAGTCCTAGGTGGATCTAGTATGAGTGGTATCGGTAATAAATATAAGCACTCCTCCCTCTCCAACTGCTTTGTAATCGATGATCCAAAGGACAGTTATGGTGGAATCTGTAAGACTGATCAGGAGCTAGTTCAGCTTATGAAGAGAAGAGGAGGAGTAGGACTTGACCTATCTAGACTAAGACCAGAAGGAACCCGCGTTACAAACGATGCGAAGACTTCTAGTGGAGTCGTTTCTTTCATGGAGAGATTCTCCAACTCAACGAGAGAAGTGTCTCAGAATGGACGTAGAGGAGCTCTTATGCTATCTATTGATGTAACCCATCCAGATGCGGAAGCATTCATTGACAGTAAGCTGGTAATGGGAAAGATCACAGGAGCAAATATCTCAGTAAAAATAACTGATAAGTTTATGGATGCTGTAAAGTTGGGTGGTAAGTTCCTTCAGAGATTTCCGATTAATGCTACTGACGATGATCTTGGAATTAGTGGCCAATATCTTGATGGATACCCAGAAGAGTACAAAGAGTATGAGGAGGATAAGTTGTACTTTGGAAAGGTAAATGGAACTTATTTCAAGGTAGTTGATGCTAAGCGTCTTTGGGACAAAATTATTCTCAATGCATGGAAGAGCGCAGAACCAGGAGTATTATTCTTCGATACCATTAAGAAGGAGTCTCCTGCTGATATTTATCCAGACTACCAGACAGTAAGTACGAATCCTTGTGGAGAAATCCCACTCACGCCGAATGATTCTTGTAGGCTTATCAGCATAAATCTGAAGTCAATAGTGAAGGATCCATATACAGATGGTGCGTACGTAGACTTCGAACTTCTTAGTAAAGTAGCTTCTACTGCACAACGAATTATGGATAATGTGATCGATCTTGAGGCTGAGCATATCCAAGGAATCTTAGATAAGATTGAGTCAGATCCAGAGGATGAGGATACCAAAAAGGTAGAGAAAGACTTGTGGGAGAAGATTCTAGATAAGACTCTTGGCGGAAGAAGAACTGGAGTAGGAATTACTGGACTTGGAGACCTATTTGCTGAGATGGGAGTTGAATATGGATCCGAGGAATCTATTTCACTTGCAGAGTCAATTCAAAAGACCATTGCTATCTCGTGCTATACAGAGTCCATCCTCATGGCTAAGGATAGAGGACCTTTCAAGGACTACCATAAGAATATCGAATTTTTAACTGTAGATGGAGAAGGACTTTTCCTCAAGAGAATTATGAAATACCTTCCAAATGACATTCTTGATACCTGGAAAGAATATGGAAGGAGAAACATTGCTTGCCTAACTATCGCACCAACAGGTACAGTATCTCTTATGACTCAAACAACGTCTGGAATCGAGCCAGCGTTCAGTATGTGGTACTGGAGAAGAAAGAAGACAACAGATAAATCCAAGGCAGTATTTACTGATTCAGTCGGTGATATGTATGAAGAGTTTCTTGTAGTACATAAAGGACTTGTAGATTGGTATTATGTAAACAATAATAACCTTAGTTATGAGGACTGTAAGAAATATATCTACGGGCTAGATGATAAGGGACTAACAGAGCTTTACGAAAAGTCTCCTTATTACAAGTCTACAGCCCAAGACATCAACTGGGTTAACAAGGTGAAGATCCAAGGAGCAATGCAGAAATGGATTGACCACTCTATCTCATGTACAGTGAATGTCCCTGAGAATACGACGGTGGATACTGTTAGTAAGATCTATATGACAGGGTATGAGACTGGGTGTAAAGGATTAACTATCTATAGAGATAAGTCTAGGGACGGCGTCCTTATAACGACTCCAGTTAAGAAGGAGCTAGATCCAAGTAGGCCAAGACCAGAATCCCTTAGGGCTAAAGTACATAGATTCAAGAATGGAAATGATCGGTGGATTGCTTTTATAGGATTTCTTGATGACAGTCCATTTGAATGCTTCCTTGGTAAGGTAGACGATAATTTCTCATTCCTCCCAAAACAGGTTACTGAAGGTGAGATCAGGAAGATCAAGACAAATGAGAGTGGAGAGAGAGGTCGAAGGTATGACTTCTTCTATAAGACAAAATATGGGCATGAGAATGTGTTTGAAGCTATAAACGAGAAGTTTGACCGTGAGTTCTGGAACTATGCGAGAATGATTTCTTGGATGCTTCGCAGTGGAATGCCAATAAACTATATCGTAGAGGGTATTGATAAATTAAGTGATGATACTGGAATCGGTATGAATACTTGGAAGAAGGGAGTTAAGAGGGCCCTATCCAAGAATATTGCCGATGGGGTAAAATCAAAGAGTAAGTGTCCAAACTGCGGAGCAGATATGGTGTATCAAGGTGGATGCGAACAATGTCCTAGTTGTGGAAATTCAAGATGCGAGTAATATGAAAACTAATAAGTTAAAAGAAGAGGAATTGGTCGACGAAGTTCGTACAGGAAGTATCGGAGACGATGATGATGAAACTAGACTTATTGTCGGAGGAGAGACAGAGTTTAGAGATAATTTGTGTAAATAATTATAATATTTTAGGTAATGAACGTTTATAAAGTAAAGGCTGGTGGTAAGACCGCATATGCGGAAGATGAGACCATGCAGGGCGCTATTGCGAGAGTAAAGAAGAATGCTGTAGTAACTCCAGATCTCGATGGTGAGTATGTAAGGATGGATAGGAATCTGTTCATTGTTGCTGAAGTAGCCACTGAGTCGGATATTCATAAGATCACTACCGTGGATGGAAGAGAGTATCTAGTTAGTGCTGCTGACTTTGATAAGTTGGTAGGTAAGATAGTTGAGGCTAAGGATGTCCTTAAGGTTGAGAAATTGGCTGATAAGGGAGTACTTCTCAAGGCGAAATAAATCAATTTGGTCGAGGACTTGTTTCCTCGACCATATCTTTTTCCCTAATTTGTAGGGCACACTCCCTAATATAGATGATGAATAAACTACTTCAGTATGGAAAATAAAAATGAAAAGAAATCCCTGAAAATAGCCCTAAATGAGATTAACAAGCTATTTGACGAGTGGAAGAAGACACTAAATTTCAGTTCTATTGAGGAAAAAGAATTTATTGAGAGTTATCCCGAGAAGAAGTCTTCAATTAAAGTTAGAAGATTTAAGTTAGATAATGGCGAGAAGATAGGAATCCCTGAGTATGTGTACAACGAACTCCTAAAGTGTACGTGTGATCTTGTGAGGAAGATGAGGAGCGTAGACATGAGGTGCAGGGCTTTCTACTCCAATAAGTCTTTCAAGAAGTCATTCTCTGACGGTAGTCTGGATTCTATGAGGAACAGGAGATCTGAGATCGTAAGAGAGATGAAATCGGATCTTGATGATTGGTATGAGTCTATCGGATCAGCCATCGAGTATGTTTATGGTAAAGCTGCATCCGAGAAGATACTGGATACAATAAAGAACTATAAAGTAGTAGATGACAGATTTAGGATCATGGATCTCATTTGTCCTCTTGATCATGGAACTCATTTGGAGAGTAAGAGAAGATATGATAAGTATGTAAAGAGGGCTAAGAACTATTTGGATAAGAACTGTACTTTCTCCAAACGTTATGACTTGGAAAAGATATTAAAACTGTCTAGACTTAACTTATCTGTTTCAAAATACTATGTAGAAGAAAGTAAGAATGATTCTGGGATCTGGGAAAGCCTGAGTAAGATCTTATCTGAATACCGCTCTGAGGAAGAGAATAAGGAGTATAAGGACAGGTTTGATAAGGCGACCTATGAGATCTACAGGAGATTCCAAAAGAAATTCGTTGTTGATATGGCGAGATTTGATACTCTAGTTATAACTGAAATCAAGTCCTCATACATCGACAGGGTGAAACTTTTTATTGATTATTGTGATGACAGTGAGGGTGAAAGTGAACTAAGGAAGAGGTTCGATTACTTTATCTCTGAACTGAACCTATCATGCGAGCCAAGTATCGGGACGTATGATACGAAGGAGTTAACAAAGGAGTCAAATAAATTATTCGATGAGTATATCAAACGAATTAGTAGGTAAATGGAGATAGTTGATTTTTTCAATAGATCTTCGATGTGCATCCTAAACCACTTGGGAAGGATGGAAAAATATTCTGAATTTACCGATCTGCCTAGATCATCCGGTCAGTTTTATGATTTAGCTCCTAAGATTTACAGGTATGTTGAGGGTATAGATCCTAGACTATTTTTTATAGATAAGAAATTGGAACGTCAAGATAAATTTGATCGTGGTGACTGTACCGTTAGTTACATAGAATTGATTGGAATTATCTTCTCTAGATACGCTAAGACTTATTGGACGGGCGGCTATAACTGGTTAAAAGAGCTTATTGATATCCTAGATAACTTGCTTAGAGTCGATCCAGATAGGCTAAACAAGTCAATAGTATGTACTCCAAATCAGTTCGAAGATATAAGAGAAGAGTATCTAAAGACTGGGAAAGTAGATATAAAGGAAATATTGAAAAAAGATTATTCAATTAAGCCAAAATTAGATTCAATTTGGTTATGACAAGAGAAGAAAAATATAAGAAACTAGACGAGAAACGTCCATTGAAGTATGGGTCTCATAGATAAAGTATTCTTAGGAAGGAGAACTTTCAGAGAAAAGTAAGATCTTTGATTAAAGAAATTCCTTATAAAGAGTTTGATGAGCTGCTCAGGGAATTCGAGATATGCTCTAGACTTGGAAAGGATGCAACTGACAATGAAGATATACAAGTGATAGTTGGTAGCTATAATGAAGATCACTATGTTCTTGTCAAGGAATATAGTTATGAATTGTTCAAGGAGGTTGTAGGTTCTGATCCACACAATCTTGCAGGGTTCTATCTCCCAGATTTTTTATATTTGAAGGACGATCTTGAATCAATTATTAATAAGATAAGTGATTTGAAGACTGAGGGGATTGACTTGTGGGATAACTATATTCGTGAGGAAAAGAATGAAGAGTATATTAGTTTAAAGAAAGAATACAACGTATATTGGGAGTGCAATAAATTTGAAGAGTACATGAAAAAGACTTCTCTTAAAGTAACCGGACTTTCCATAGAGGATGTTCTTTACGACTTCACTCCGAGAGGGGAGATCTTGGAGATCAATACTACAAAAAATAGATAATATAATTTACTTTACACTTATATAATTTTATAATATGAAATTATTTGATAGAATATTTGGAAGAAAATCCAGTCAGAAAGATTTGAGTAAGGAAATCATTGATAATGCCAATACAGATCTCAAAGAGGAGGATAGTGATGTAGTTGGATATAAGTATATGGACTCATGTGCCTATAAAATGATCAATCTCTTCAATAAGAATAGTGAGAAAAATGGATCATACTCACATTGTGTAGATTTTTTCAAGAGATCAATTAGATGCGTAGAGAATATTATAGGATCTGATGATAAACTGGTGTCAAAAAACTTGGACAAAAGTCTATCTCTGATGGATGCAATAAAAATGTTCGAGGATTCGCTATATAAATTGAAGATAGATGATAGTATCATATATGGTAAGGGCCTTGATCAGCCAATTATTTCTGACATATCAGAAGATTATTCAGATATACCAACAAATGTTTTTGGAGGCTATTTTATGTATGTGAATACAATCAGACTGGATAGAAAATATGTTGATAACATTTCTGGACGTTCTTCTGGACTTTACTGTCTTATTTTAAGAATTTTAGCTATTCCTACTAAGGATATTGATAATTTCATATTCTGTAATAAGAGTCAATTCAATAGAATGAGGGAACTATCAACTCCAGAAGATTTATTTCACTTGGATGAGGTTCTTAAAGAAAACTATCCAATGACACGACTAGAGTCACTTGGTAATGAAGAAATCGTAGATCACTCATACTTTGGAGATTGGATGTGAACTAATAACTAAAGAATACTAATAAATCAACGAGGGAAAAATTTCCCTCGTTTAACTATAAGAAAATCAATCGATTACCCTATCTATACCCTTAACGAGGGAAAAATTTCCCTCGTTAAATTTAGACCGGACCAATATCAAAAATAAATTTTATAAGTAAATAAGTATAATAATATAACAAATAATAGTATGCAAAACGAATCGAATAAATTATATAATAATGTAGATATGGAAAGAATGACATCATTACAAATTTCCGAGATAATTAGTAAGCCACACAATGATCTAATGAAGTCAATTAGATCTATGGAGGAGTCTTGGGAAAAAGTAAATGGAAAAAAGTTTATGCTAGTTTATTATGTTGATAGTAAGGGAGAAAAGAGGCCATGCTATTCACTTAATAAAACAGAGACTCTATACATAGCTACAAAGTTCAATGATGAGGCTAGAGCTAAGTTAGTATTACGTTGGGAGCAACTAGAGAAAGAAAACCTAAACAAGAAAATGTACGGTGGATTCGATATTCCAAAGAACTATTTAGAAGCACTAAAGCTGGCGGTAAGTCAGCAGGAGAAAATTATTGAATTAGAGCCAAAAGCAGATTATACTGACAAAGTACTACTGTCTCCCGAAAAGTTAACTACTACCGAAGTAGCTAAGAGTTTTGGTATGAAAAGTCCACAAAAGTTAAATGGTATCCTTGTCAACCTAGGTGTGCAGTATAAAACCAAACATAATTACGTTCTTTGCAGTCCATACTCAGATCTTGGGTACGTAAGAGTGAATACCCACATTACCTCAGATGGAGAGGAGAAGCTGGTAGGAACTACGTATCAACTGGTATGGACAGAGAAAGGAAGAAATTTCTTATACGATCTATTAGTAAAGAAAGGATACTTAGAGAAGAGAAAGGAAGATACGTCGGAAGTACCGACACAGCAGTTTTGAAAGGAAAATATGGCAGTACTAAAAAATAGTGACAAAGACATTGAAATTGTAGCACTTAAGTTTCCGGATACGGTCAGAATGAGGCCTGGGAAGCTAGTAGGTGATACGAATAATCCAGATGTCATACTTCGTGAAGCAATCGACAATGCTAAGGACGAGGCATTTGGGAGTAGTATGTGTACGAAGATCTACATTGACTTAAAACATGGTAGGTCTGGAGGATATTATGTAGTAGCTGATAATGGTAGAGGTATCCCTATCACTATCGATAAAGAGACCGGAAAGACAAAAGCAGACCTTGCAGTTTCTACTCTCGATGCTGGAAGTAAATTCTCCAAAGATAGTGTTGATGAAATTTCTACTGGAACTCACGGAGTAGGTGTATCCTGTACTAATGCCCTTAGTAAAGATTTTATTCTACTGTCTTGGATTAATAAGGATAACTACTCTAAGTCAATCGATAGCGTAAAAAGAGCGTACAGTGATAAGGATGGTAAGGAGATATTCTACTACGTATACTATCAGAAGGGAATAAAGAAAGAAGAGGGTTCTAATACGAAAGAAAACCTTACAAATAAGTTTGGATTCAGTTTTCCAGATGGCATGCATACAATCGTAGCATTCAGACCTGACGAAACCATTTTTGATGACATCGTATCCTCTTATAGTAAGAAAAATCTAGCGTACACTAAGGTAGTTCTCGATAAATTCTACAATAAGAAGGTAGAAATTGTAGTAGATGGAAAAGTAGTAGACGATACATTCGCTCCATATAAGTTCGAGTTCATAAAGAAGATAGAAATCAACGAGGAAGGAAAGAAACCAAAGTCTGCCGTATACTATATAAATTTCGATGTTGATAGTGACTTGGACAAAGGAGAGATTACAGGATCTGTTAATTCATTGATAGTTGACAAGGGTAAGCATATTGACAGTGCAGTGACATCCTATTCAAGATCTCTTAAGGATTTCTTTGGAATTACCCACAACAGGCTTTTCGATGGACTCTATCTTAATGTGATTGTAGTGTCCCCAGAGGTGGACTACAGCTCTCAGATTAAGACCAGATGTACGAATGTATCCAGAATATCCCCTGAAGAAGCTGCAAGGTTTCTAAGTCCAGAGTTCAAGAAGATATTTAAGGCAAATAAGGATTACTTCCAGAATCATGTTACAAAACTGAACCTTCTCAACGAGGCAGTTACTAAGACGTCTGCCATTCAGAAGGTAAGAGAGCTGGTAACAACATCTTCCGGAGGTCGTCAAGTTAGAAGTAAGATCCCAAAGGGAGTAATTGATTGCTCATCCAATGATGTAAAGAATAACGAACTATTCATCGTAGAGGGAGACTCTGCTGGAGGTACATTAATTCAAGCAAGAGATGCCAAGCATCATGCGATAATCCGACTCAGGGGAGTTCCAATGAATGCAATTAATGCGGATCTGGAGCAGCTTATGAGTAATAGGGAGATGGAGTCCATCATTAAGGCATATGGCGGAGGAGTAAATGAACTTTACAATCCTGACTCTGTAAGGTACGGTAAGGTAATCATAGCTGCTGATGCTGATGTTGATGGTGGTAGGATCGCATCCCTAATTCTCGGAATGTTTGCAAAAAAGATTACTAGATCAATTGAGGATGGAAATATTTACGTAGCTTTGTCCCCTCTATATATCCAAGGAGATAAGTATATTTTCCCAACGGATAACATAGAGAAAGAGTTGAATAGAAATAAGCCATTCACTCGGGTAAAAGGTCTTGGTGAGCTAAACCCACATCAGGCTAAGAAAATCTTCTTTGATGACGATACTAGAAGATTAGTAAAGATAACTTTAGATAGGGTTGACGAAACACTAAAGTTGCTCACGATGTCTAGTGCGAGGAAAGAGTTTATGATTAATATGGGAGTTTTGAAAGATAGGTACAATACAGGAATTATATGATTATCAAGAAATCTATCGGTGACTACGTTGAAGAGTCTCTAAAGATATTTGGAAGTGAAGTAAATAACAATCGTCAGATAGCTTATGTGTATGATGGGTTGAAGACTGTATATCGAAGAGTTATTACAATTGCTCTTAGGTATAACAAGATGATTAAGACTGCGAGGATAGTAGGAGATTGTCTTGGAGAACTCCATCCACATGGAGACAGCTCGGTGAAGGAGGTTGTTGATAACTTAGTTAGGTTTGGGATATTCGACGGTCAAGGAAATCATGGAAAGAAGCTGATTCGTGGAGTAGATGCTACGGCAGCCGCAATGAGGTACACTGAAGCTATGATCTCTCAGAAGTATAGAGATTTTTTTGAGAATCTTATGCCATTTGTACCCTATGTGGAAGGGGAGCTTGATGCAATGGAGCCCGAATATCTTCCTACTCCTCTCCCAATTGGTCTTCTTTTTCCAAGAAGTGGAATTGGATTTGGGGTAAACTGTAGATACCCCATGTTCACTATGAAGAGTATGTACGAGGCTCTAATAAATGATGATCCATTTAAGTTAGAGTCCCCGTATGGAATGGTCCTCAATAAAGAGAAATCAGAAATGAAGAAGTTGTGGACTAAGGGTATGGGAAAACTTACCTATGAGTACGTAGTGAAGATGGACGAACTCGAATCTGGTAAGGGAGTCATGGTGTCAGGATCACCAGAGTTGTTCAAACCAAACATTGATAGTAAGTTTGCGGACGAAATCAATAAGGGCCAGATTTACTTTATTGATCAAACATCTGGGGACGACACTAAACTGTTCATAGGGAAGTCCTGGGGTATCAAACAATTCACGGTAGAAGATCTGTATGAGAAGTGTAAGAAGATATTTACTGAGACAAAGCCTTATCGGCTGACAGTATCCTTCGGAAAAGAAACTTCAATCATACCACTTAGAGAGTGGCTTAACCTAACATATAATAACTATCTAAGTCTAATAGAAGTATTTAAAGAGAATAAAGTAAAGAAATATGAGTTTGAAAAGCGAGTATATGAAGTTTTGCCTATTGTTGCAAAATGCCAGCTTGAGCATCGAGAATTTGATCCTAAGATGGTATCAGAACACACAAAAATTGATCTCGAGATTGTTCGGTCGGTTTTGAGTAAACCAATCTCAGCTCTTAGAATGACAGACTCTTCCAGTAAGATAGAAGAGATGGACAAGAAGATAAAGTACTACAAGGGAATAAGTGGAAAGAAATTCGTAAAGGATATTATAGATGAGTTCAAATAAGAAAAAGGTTCTCTTATCAGATTACAACAGTGTCATAGATAAGAACTTGAAATTCTCTGATGAAGGAATCACCGTATCAGTGGAGGAGTCTGATGTAGTAGTGAACCCAAACTGGGGATCGATGATCGGAAAGGAAGTCATCATAAACAATATAGGTGAGTTCCCAATCAGAGAGATGATTGAAAATAAGAACACTGTAATCTCTAGGTTCGATATGCATCCGGACATAAAGAAAGATCCGTATCAGGTTCCAGAGAATAGAAAGAAGTGTAAGAAGGAAGACTATTGTCTTTGTATCCTAACTAATGAGGCAATGTGTGATCCAGATCTTGTTAGAGAAGTTCACGAAAACAACTATTTAGTAGGTATTTGTGATACAATTGGTGAAGATTTGACGTCAGTTGGAGTTAAATTGCTGATGACTGAACCAGATCTTGATTAGATCAGGGCAAATACCCTTATAGATAGGTTGATTCAAATTATAGGTTTCGAATATCATACAAAAATAAATCAGATTTCATAACTAGAAAAAAAGTAAAGTATTATGTCAGAACAAATTTACAACATCGAGAAAGCATTAGCAGAAGTATTGTCAAGAGTAGATGATAACAACCAAGGTGGAGAACGAAAGAAATCATGGGATGGACTTAGACGATTTTATCTGAATGGAAGCGGAGCAGAAGTAAATTTTATTCCAGTATTTGATAAGAACGATCCGGGATTTTGGAAAGAGTTTCTTAGTGTACCTACGTTTAGAGGAGTTTCGAGCCAATCTAATGGATACTCATTTGAATTTATGGTTCTTCCGAAGAGCGTATATGGGGACTTGAGTCCTGAGGAAGAGGCACTCCACAAAGAAGTTTCTGGACTTATCTCGGAACTATACAATCTCTATAAGGAAGATAAGAAGGTAGATGCTTGGAAGGAAGTAGCTTATAGGAACTTCACTCTGATGTGGGGAGTCCTTATCTCAGCAATCTATCCGAAGGGTGCACCTACAATTAATAAGTTTGAAAACTGTAGAGGTAAGGCATGCCTTTTCATCTTCAATAGAGGTGGAAGAGGTGAGGTAATTAAGAGCCTCAATAATGCAACTAACTCAAAGGTTCTTGAAGAGAAGACAGAGGATCCTAGTAAGAGTGATAAGGATTGCAAGGAGTTCTTGTATGACATCATGGATACGGGTCTTACTAATCGGAAGGGATCTCTTAAGGTAAGTTGCGTAACTAAAGAACCTACTTTTACTTTCAAGGTAGGTGGAGTACCTAAGGATCTGGAGAACATTTCAGAAGAGACTGCAAAGTGCTTTGACGAGATTCTTCCGACATTCTTGGGATTTAACTATGACAGAGAACATAAAAGACTTTTCAACGTTACGACCTTCAAGGAGCTTCGTGATCATCTTCTGCTTAAGATCGAAGCTCAAAAGAAGAAAACTGGAGTATTTATCCCAGAGGTAGCTCCTGAAGATCACAGTAAAGTCTACGAAAATAAGAACGACCTCAATATTCCAAACCAATCAGAGGACGAAGAACTTCCTTTCTAATACTATTATAAACACTAATGAGCCCAGGGGAACCTGGGCCATTTTTTATTTACTATTTTATTAAGATCATAAATGAAAGTTTTAATATCCTCAGACATACATATAAACGACTATTCGTCGTATAATTACTCATATAGAAGCCGATTAGCTCAATTCGATAAGCTAGCTGACAGATTAGTGGAAATCGGAAATACTAATGGATGTGAGGAACTGTGGTTATTGGGAGATATTCTCGATAAGCCCTACTCAAGTCATCCAGTAAATCACTGCTTGAAGAGATTCCTGAGCAAATTGACCTCGAATTTCAAGGAAGTAAGATATATTCTGGGCCAGCACGACATGTCATGTAAGTCAAACGATCAATCCGAAGAAGATACACTCATAACTATCTTCGATTTTGATGACATGACCTACATGGATAAGAAAATCCTAGAGTTAGATGGTCATAAGTTCGGATTTATGAACTGGAAATCTACTCAGGATCTGTCTTGGTTAGGAGATACCCATCTAGATATTCTTCTTGGTCACTATACGAAGTCTGAAATGTTCGGACAGGAGATCGATGACTCGAGATTCGATCTTATGATCCACGGAGATATTCATAATGATCAAGTTATTGGCAAATTTGTGTCAGTTGGAAACCCAATTCAGCACGATTTGAAGTCAATGTCTAACGGATCTTGCATAATTCTTGATACTAATACCCTTAAATGGGAGAGAGTACGAACAGATCCAGATCATACGAGATTCTTGAGGATTTCATATACAAATGATGAGAATAAGGAAGGATTTGAGTCAGAATTACAGTATAATGTGTACAAACCAGACATTGATATTGTAAAAACTGATGAAAATGGAGTTCCTAGCTTAGAGGAAGACGAACAGAAAACCAAGACACTTACGTGGAATGACGTGGATGACTTGATTCTGAAGGTATGTGATGAGAGAGGTATTCCAGAGATTCATCGAGAGATTGAGTCTACGAGTGGATCCTTCGAAGAAATTGACTTCGATTTCAACATTACAAAGGTTCGTATTCAAGGATACCTTTCTATAGTAGATCAAGAACTCAGTTTCTCAAATGGAGATCGAATTGCTTTGATGGGAAACATCGGTACGGGTAAGTCTAGTGTATTAAATGCTATTGCAGATGTATTCAAGAAGAGAAATAGGGACATTATGCGATACAAATCCGACTTCTGTGAGAAGATAAATGTAACCGTATCCCTATATTATCAAAATCGACTGTTCGAGATAACCAAAGGAAACGACTGGGGACTCGTAATAGACGGAAATGAGCAACATTACGGTGGAGTAAGAGAGTTTGAGGAGGACCTCCCAACTAAGCTCCCATTTATGAATTACATTAGTTTGTTCTTTATTCGAAAAGGGAGTGACAATCTGTCAGATCAGTTCAGTGATACTACGCGAATTGACCTGATTAGTAGGTTTTATCGGTTGGATAGGATACAGTCATACTTCAATACATGTGAAAAGAAGTATAAAGATCTTCAAACTGAGGTAAAGTCACTCGAATCAGACCTAAAGTCTAAGAATGAGGTGATTTCCTACATAGAGAAGAGAATAGGGGAGATAACTTACGCAGAGGAATTTAGTCTACCATCTCTTGAATCTGAGCTTAATAGTATTGTTGAGGACAAAAAACTTGTGACTGAAAGAGAAATCTGGGAAAACAAGGTAAAAACTATAGAGGACAATCTAGAGAACTGTAAGACTAAGCTCAAGAATGCCAAGCTAAGAATTTCAGAGGATCCTGAAGGAGATAGAGCTTCTCTTGAGGGACTGAAGAAGGATTCCGAAGAGGTGAATGCATTGTATGAGAAGACCTACAAGATGTCAGTTCAGTTCGAGTCTGATCTAAAGGAGCTCAATAGTATATCAGATACCGGTAAGGACTTGAGGTCTAGGTATGAGTCTTTGAAGAACGGAAGATGCTCAGAATGTGGATCCATCCTATCTGATGAGAATCATAAAAGACTCTTATCAGAATATGAGAAGAAAATAGATAATTTGAGGGAGTCCTTCAAGGTTATATCAACTAGACTTAAGGATCATCCAAACGGGAAGGATTCGAAACCTTTCTATGTAAATGCTTTGTCGGAATTGAAGTCCAAGTTCGACGAGTTAAAGAAAGGCATAGAGGTTATCTCCAACAAGATCTCTCTTAGTGAGATGTATACTGGTCAGGTACTTGATTTGGAAGTAGAGTTGATGAAGTATGATGCAATGCTGAAAGATACCATGCTAAGTGAACCCAAAAAATCCTCAGATCCGATCAGTGTACTCATCAATAAGGAAAATGAAATCCGAGGGAAGATTGCCGTAGCCAATGAATTGAACAAACTAAATTCAGATAAGGTAATAAAGGAGTCAGAGCTTCTAAGTCTAAAGTTTAAGATAGAAGATCTTACTGCAACTGGATCAAAATACAAGAGTTACCTTGAGGTTGTCTCGTTGAATGGTATCGTCATGGAAGAGATTCTGAAAAACCTTGCACATAAGTTCTCAGACGAGGATGTAAAGTATAAGGTGGAGTCAGGAGTATTCCGTGGAGAGAGATTTTTGAAGTTCAAGATCTACTACAACTTGATGGGAAAATATCTTAGAGAGTATGAGTTTGCATCAAGCGGACAAAAGGTTGTCTGCGATGCCAGCTTCCTTAAGATGCTCTTCAAGTCTCCAGTAGGAATCGTAACCCTTGATGAATTCCTTGGAGTAATGGATCCAGAGGCATTCGATAGAATCTGTAAGGTCTTAACAAAAGAGATTAAGGCGAACATTGTTATGATCTCTACTCACGATATAAATATGAGCCAGTATAACAAAAGATTCTTATTCTCTCTAAACGAAGAGGCTAAGACCGTAATAAATATAATGCAATAAAATATGGGTAGTAATCCTAGGGAATTTGATGTAGTAAAGATAAGTGATATGAGGAGGCTCGGTTTCAGTTCCTATCAAATAGGTAGTGATGGAGACAGGTACCTTACATTCGCTGAGATGGGAGATAATTGGGGAGTTCCTATGGGGATGGGTCTCGTCAATATTTGCAATCATCACGGATATACAGAAAAGGATCTTATGAGATCCTTCTGTCCTGTAGAGTACACAAGGAGTTCACAAAATTCTATTTGTGGTAGAGTTAACATGAGTGTACCATCCAATCTATACTATTTCGTATTTTCAACTAGAAAGTTTGATACGGGAGGTAAAGTTGGACTTGGAACATCCAGAAGTGGTCTGAGTGGATATATGTTCCAGAAGGAGTCTAACGGACAACTGGACGTAAGGTACTCAAATAAATTAAGAGTGTTTTCTATGGGACCGAACGATAATCAAGTTAATGCAACTATGACCTACCCTGGAACTGTTTACGTATATGGAATTACAGATCAGGACTATACGAGTCCAGACAATAACTACTTCAAACAGTGGAGACCAATATTTCAATATGTAGGTACTGCACAAATACGCTAACAAATATATACCAAACCAAATATGAGTAAGATTAAGTACGGAGAAAATGGAAGAAAGTCTGTAATCAAAGGAATCGATATGATTGCAGACGCTGTAAAAGTAACTCTCGGACCAAAAGGAAGAAATGTCCTACTCGGGAGAGACTTTGGATCTAATCATGTAACAAAAGATGGAGTCACTGTAGCAAGAGACGTGATCTCGCCTGATGTTATTGAAAACATTGGAGTTAATCTAATTCGTGATGTATCTATAAAGACTAATGAGGAGGCTGGTGACGGTACAACCACATCGATCGTACTTGCCCACAAGATGATCCATGAAGGTCAAAAGTACATCTCCAATGGGACAGATCCTGTCAAGATGAGCCGAGGGATGAAGATCGGTTCGGACATGGCAGTTAATTATGTCCAAGAAAAGATGAGCGATCAGATTGGATTTGATCTAAATAAGTTAGAGCAAGTATCTACGATCTCTGCAAACAATGATCCTGATCTTGGTAAGTTGATTAGAGAAGCATATGAGCAAGTAGGTAAGGATGGAACGATTTACGTAGACAAATCAAACTCCAACACGTACGTTGAGAAAATAAGCGGGATCAAGATCAACCGTGGAATGATTTCTCAGTACTTCGCCAATAATACCGAGAATGGTAGGCTTGTTGTAGAGTTCCAAAATCCTAAGATTCTTATTGCTAATGATGTTCTATCTACTGCATCCAACTATCTTATCAGTATCTTACAGAACTCTATCAACTCTGGAAGACCCATCCTCATCATCGCTAATGATGTTGTAGATCAAGCCCTTGAACTGTTGGTAGTAAATAGAATTCAGAAGGGAATCAATGTAGCTGCTATTAAGTCTCCCGGATATGGCCAAGTGAAGGCCGATAGCTTGGAAGACCTTGCAGCCTCATTAAGTGCTACAGTAATCTCTAAGGAATCTGGAACTAAGTTCGAAGATCTTAAGGAAAGCTGGTTCGGAGAGGCTGATAAGGTAGTTATCTATAAGAATAGTACTATCTTCTTCGGAGTAAAGTCTGACCAAGAAAGGGTAGATAAGCGAATGACCATGATCAACTCAGAGGCCAGTGAAGAAGGTACTACTAAGTACACTTTGGATAGGCTTGATGAGAGGAAGAGGCTCCTTAATCCCGGAGTTGCGGTTATTCGTATTGGAGTTGAGTCTGATGTGGAGGGAATGGAAGTTCGAGACCGAGTAGATGACGCTCTAAGTGCTACTAAGTCAGCTCTTGAAATGGGAGTGTCTCCCGGAGGTGGGGTTTCTTATGTTATGGCTTCCAGATACCTACAGAAATTCATCGATAAGAAGTCTAAAGACAAGTCATTCGATAGGGATGTTCTTGACGGAGTAAGGGTAATTGCTGAATCTCTTATGGAGCCATTTAGGGCAATCAGCTTTAATGCTGGAATCCATCCGGACCTTAATATCAAGACAATCAAGGAAAGGTCTGGAAAGTTCTATGGATACAACTTCAATACAAATAAGAAATGCGAAATGATTAAGAGTGGAATCATTGACCCAACCAAGGTGATTGTGTCTTCGATCAAGAACTCTTCTTCAGCATCATCAACGTTCTTGACTACTGAATGTGTAATCTGTAAAGATGCACCCAAGGACAAAGACGAAGATGATAAAGATTAATTAAAATAATGGCTAATGAGGGGCGGAAAATCTCTCATTAGCCTAACTCTTTTTATATGAAGGAGAATAGCAAAATAAATCTCTATTTAGTTATATCAGTGATAGTTCTGTCACTTATTCTCGGAGGGGTAGCAGGATACTTCATTGGGAAGGGGAAGACTAAAGTAGAGACAGTAACCGTAGTAGAGAAGGAGATAAAGTACTTTCCGGGAAAGAGGATCGTCGGAACGATAAAGGACTTAACTCCAATTAAGGTTGAAATTCCGTCTATACCAGACCTCCTTGTATATACAGACACAGTAGTCATTGATTCTATTGTATATGTACAGAAAGTAGATTCTTTCACAGTATTGAGAGAATTTCTGACGAGAAGGTACTACAAAGAGGTTCTTTTTGATGTAGATACGGTCGGAAAATGCAGTGTTTCATTCGAAGTTTATAAAAACAGGGCAAATAACCTTAGTTATGAGTTTATGCCAATCTACAAAGAAGTCAAAGAGTCCGTCAAGGAGATCAAGAAAGAAAAATTTAGATCTCTTATGTTAGGTGGAGGTCTTAACTTCTCAGGAGGAATAAATGGTCAAGTCATCTTATCAGAAGATAAGTTTGGACTTGGTTATCAGTACCTAAGGATGTATAACCAAAACTATCACGGAGTAGGGGTATTTTATAGAATTGGATTTTGACATGGAATTTTGTAAGTGTAAAGGATACGAGTTCAATAAGGTAGGTCTGTACATAAATTTCTTTGATGAAGATTGGCACGATGTTAGGACTCTTATAGATAAGTTCCAGAAAGATCATAATGTTGACATCGGTAAGACAGAGATATTCTACTACTATCCAGATAGGGACTTTATAACTAAAGAAGGTCTACATGAGATATGGGAGAACTTAGAATACTTAGAGTCACTGTCAGTTAGGAGACATAACGTATTCAATGAGTTTGTTCCAAGTGAGAAGTCCAAAGAAGAGATGTTCGATCATTTGGTAAATTCCAAATCCCTTCCTTTATTTGTAGGAAAATTCAATAAGGACATGAAGATGTGGTGGTATAAGTTTATAGTTGATGGAAGACTTATGCTAGTTCATCTTACTCCGGACGAATACGAACCAGACATATGGATAGGAAACCCAGTAGACCCAAAAATATTGGTTGACAGAAACAAACCAAACAATAACAAGAATCAAGATGATTAGCATTATTTGCAAAGATGAGAACTCTGGTATTTACGATGTGAATGAGTTAGGAATTCCTACACCACTTGTAAATATTGTCACTAAGTTCAGTGACATTGAGAATCTTCCTCACAGTGTTCCGGTAATTTTTTCTAGGTCAGACGTGTCTCCTACAGAAGAGTACTGGAAGATTAAGAATTTTGTGAGAGACAATGGAATCCTGGCTTTCACAGTTGACTCTATGAAAGAGTACGTTAAGAACCTGTATGAGCATATAAAGGAAGTCAAGTCTAATGAGATCAGAAATAGAGATAACTCCTCAGAAGAGTATTTCTGCAAGGGATTGTCAGAGAGATTTAAGAGGATTCAGTATAGAAATGAGCTAGAATTTGATTGTAACTACTACTTGAAGTACAACATTCTAGTCCTATCTCCTAAAAATGATAATTCCAAAGTAATTAAATACGCGCTAATTCACTACCTAAGAGGAACAAATTCATTTGGTCAAATAGAAATAAAATAAATGCTATTCGGAAGAGAAGATTATAATAGAAGAATTGTAGATAAGGAAGGTAAGATACCTGAGGATGAGCCGGTATTCATGCTTAGGGGACAAGACCCATTTGCACCAGAATTACTCCTAACTTGGGCAATGAAGCTGAGGATTTCTGGAGGTGATCCAGGAATGGCTAGAGATGCAGAATCTCATGCACAAAGAATGATTGAGTGGCAGAAGTCTCATAAGATAAAGACTCCGGATCAAATTGGGGAAATTTCAGAGTACAAGAGATCAATCTTGAGTAAGATAATCTCATTGAAGGAGGAATCAGACAATGGAATAAATGTAAGTTATGAGGAAATTACTGATCTCATAAATACATATTTCGAGTCTGATAATGGATTCTTTACTGTAATCAAGTCTGATCTTTACCCAGAGAGTAGGAGTATTCCTACAGTTGCTGTGACTATGGATGACGTAAATAAGGATAGTTTCGATCCGAATAGCTTGAGAAAGCTACTAGACAGTCCAGTAGTTATATATGCAGCAGAAAATAGATTCAAAATATTAAGGATGTCTCTATGACAATAGTTCTAACTACGAAAGTTGTATTGATAGTTCTATTAGCTATCTTACTTATAATTCATCTAACTTGGAGAATATCTAGGTATGTAACTTTCAAGATTTCTTACGAGATAATCATCGAACAGTTAGCAAACTCGTATGATATGAGTATAGTTAATGATGAGTTCGAGAAGATTGCTGAGGAGTTGAAGAGGGATCCGGATCACGGGTGGGAAGGTTATCTATACATTCTTATAGGATGGAATAAGATGTTCAGAGACTCTATGGAAGAGTTCTGTGAAGTTAATGGATTCGAATATAAGATAATGTATAAACCACTTACAAACCAAGCATATCTAAAAGTAGAGAAGAGAAAAGTACAAATAATCAATGGAAATAATGGAAGAGACGATTCTTAATAGGTTTGATGCTTATTCGGAGGCATATAACAACCTAAATGAGTTCTACAAGGATCCAGTAAAAAAGAAGCTAGTCAATTACTTACTCACGTTTTTCCTCAATGAAAGGCCATACTACATTTTGTTTAGTAAGAGTCCATTGAGGGATAGCTTATCTGGATCGAAACTAAACACCGTATTTGATAATAGAAATCCTGTCCCAAAGAGGGGAGAATTAAGAGATCTTACTGAATCATTCAGGGAGTCTTCCGACGAGGACAAAAAGAAAATCAGGAAGAGGGTACAAGAGATTCTTCAAGAGATGAATATCGAGTCTAAGAGACATAGGCTCGCAGTATCTGTATATGGGTCTAGGAAGATCCTTGGAGTAGAGGAGCATACTGCCTTGCTTGACTGGGCTATTGATAATATCAAGAATAAGACTGTCAACGGCATCTTGAGATTCAGTACGTGGGGAGATAGACATAGTGAGGATAATAAACATCTCGATGAATACAATAAAGATAATAATCGAGATCTTATAAATGAAGATATAATTAGAGTCCTTAGAAAAAGGATGGGAATCATAAAAGAAGGAGAAGAAGGAAATGAAGAAGAAAGAAGTGAGTGATTACGATAAGCTCAGTAAAGGAATTAAGAAAGGAATCGCAGGGCTAAACAAGAAAGGAATCATAAGTTGGGTTATTGACCTAATGTATGATTTAAATGAAGAGTTTGACGTTGATGCGATCATAGATAAGTTCTCAGTATACAGAGAAAATGCACTACGAAAATTTCCTAGACAACCTAATACCTGATCGAGTGTATCTTATACGAGAGTTTGGTGATCCTATGCACATTCACCAACTCTTGTGTAAGAACCTCTCTATAAATATGGATGAGTCTGAGAGAAGGTATTCAATAAAGATAGATACCTTAAGGAATGAGATAACGTTCGAAGGTGAATCCGAGTATCTCATTCCTATCTCTACTTTGGCTATCAGGAAACGAGTAACAATTGTATCCTTTAGCCCGTACGGACTCATACTGAATTTGGACGAATTTATCAATAGGGTGATATGATTTCAAGAATAAAGAATTTTTTCAAAGGACTCCTCAATAAGAATGAAGAAGAAGAAGTTCAAAAGGAGGAAGATCTAGTAGAGGAGACTAGGATAATAAGTGGAGATGGAGAAGTTTCCGTTAATAAAGAAGATAGTGTCCCTGATAGAAAGGATTTTATGGAAGATAAGGGAGAGAAGAGTTACTGCATATCGGGCGAAGAATATTTGGCAATAGTTATATTCACCCAAATTAAGAATGGTCTTATCAGTAGTAAGTATAAGTACTTAAATGACTGGATAACCAACGTAATCTCTAAAGCTGAGTTCGGGCAAGTAGATTTGGAATGTATTAAAAGTCCCCTAATGTTTGACATAGTTCATGTGGAAGAGGATACTGACAATATGCTTAAGCTAAAGAGAGTATGGAAGACTCGTAAATACGTTTCCACTGATAAGGCTCTTCAGGAGTATATGACAGAACTATTATGAGAATTAAAGGATTCCCTGGTTACGAGGTCACGAAAGACGGAGTAGTCTATGGTAAGGACGGTAAAAGAATGCATCCGTACGATAAAGGGAACGGATACAAGCAAGTAAAACTGTTCAAGAACGGTAAGAAATATCCTAGAAGCATTCATAGACTAGTCGTAGAAGCTCGTGGAGATAGCAGGGGTGACTACGACATAGATCATATAGACAATAATAAGTCTAACAATAAATCAAAGAATCTCCGTCTAATAAGACATAGAGATAATGTAAAGAAAATATTCAAGTAAAAGAAATATGGAAAATATTATCAAGAAGCTCGACGAGAAAGAGCTTAGTAGGTTTGGGTTTACTAAGGGAGATCTTAACTACACACATGAAAGGTTCCCAATTAAGTTAGTCATTACCGATGTAGAGGGTCACTTCTTAGTAGATTGGGCGGATGATCGGCTATATAGCTACAATACTCCACCACCAGTAAAGAACAATTCTGATCTCCTTAACGTAATGATCTCAGTTGCTCCATTTATGGTTAGAAATATGGAGCATGAGAGCGTGACTAATAAGGAAAACATAGTATCAGAGTCTTTACTCTTCTCTAGTGAGATTTTTCTTGGGATAGAAGGTGTTCACTTGATTCCAAATATAGATTTTATGGGGATTCTTAAGTATCTCCCGGGGAACATTGAGACTGCTACGTTGATGCTTGGAGAAGAGAGTCACTTCATTGTTACGATGAAGAATGATAACAAGTTCGATCTCTATATGAACGAGACTCTTATGAACTACGAAAACGTATTTGAGGTGTCAGGTGCGTATCCGAAAATGGTTGAAGTGGAGAAGGATGGAGATACAAAACCTTTCTTTGGAGTAGGAGTTGTATTTCCAAAACTAGGAAATAAGGAGAAATAAGAAATGAGTAGTTTACTTACAGGAATCCTAACCAAACTAAAAATAAATACAGGCAAAAAAGAAGAGGACAGCAAGGTGGCTGACCCAACAAAGACGACAGTGCCTAATCAGCCGATGATCTTCAAAGACAGTGCAACCGAGGAGGAACCCAAGAAGATGTGGGAAACTCCAAGGATGGACTCAGCTTGGAATAAGAAGAGCGATTTTGACGCTAAGAAAGATTCGTTCCTAACTTATTTAACTAAGTCTAGCGTACAAAAAATGAGTGATGCTACTGACGAGATCTTAAGGTCTAAGATCGGAGATAGCTCTGGTGAAATAAATACGCCAAGAACTCCCCTCAGCAACATAGACTCGGTCAGTGGACTTTCCTCTCCTATTGAACCTAAACCGTTTGTGTTTAAGGATTCAATTAGAAAACCTGATATAGATCCGCCAAAGCCGGTGGATATTCCTAAGAGCGTATTGCTGGATAAATTGGCTAATAAGGATACGTTCAGCACTAAGAGGGATACAATAAAGAAAGATTCCTTGGAGACTCCCATCAAAGTAGAACCTCCAGTGATTCAGGAACCTCAGAAAGAACATACTATCGAAATCAAGAGGATATTTAGAGGTCCGGATTACACTATTAGTAATGTGTATCTGGATGGAGAGTATTTCTGCGATAGTCTCGAGGATACAGATCGGGATACGAATAGGAATGGAACCTTTGATCCAGACGAACAGAAAATTTGGGGTCAAACAGCTATCCCAAACGGCACTTACTGGGTTGATTGGAGAATGTCTCCAAGATTCAGTTCGAGTTTTGGTAACAAGTACATGCCTTATATCGAAGGAATTAATGGATTCAGTCAAGTTCTATTCCATCACGGTAACACTGAGAAGGATACTCATGGATGTGTACTTCTTGGACGTAATACGCAAAAGGGTAGAGTAACAGAATCTATTGCTACTACAAAGAAATTCTTAGAAAAAACTCGTCCTTGGATAAAAGACAAGACGATAGTAAAAGTTGGATAAATAAATAGGGGAAGAGTAATCTTCCCCATAATTTTTGTTGATAATCATGTTACTAAAAATAATTATATCAGCTGTATTTCTGGTATCTGTATTACTAGTTTATTTGTACATAAAGAATAGGAGAAGGATGTTAATGGCTTCTCACTCTCCTGAGATTATCTATGTAATGGACCTATCCAACCATATAGTAGAAGTAAGGTCTGTAAGGATAGACGATAAGCTACCAGAGAAAGATGGTAGAGATATGAGATGGAGAGTTACTGTACTGTCGGATGGATCAACAAAGAAGATCTACTACGATAAATCCCTCAGTAATCCATTCTTCGAAGATCAGTTAGATCTAGTAGAAGAGTTCAAAAAGAATGCTGCTTCATTCCAGAATACAGATATTCAAGGAAGAGTTAGGTCAAAGAATCTTCCTCCAGTAAAAACAGACGAAGAGGAAAAATAATTCAAGTAAACAATGATTTTTCAAGTATATGGATCTAATGGAAATGAGTATTGTGTAGACTCTGATAAAGTGACCTGTACATGTCCAGACTTCATATACAGGAGATCATTTAATAAGACATACTCTCCGAATAGACTGTGCAAGCATCTGGTAAAGATTTATTCAGATCATCAAGAAATAAAGCCATCAGAGGTACCATTCTCTAATGAAAAGTTAGAGTATGATACAGAGAAGTTTCCGATAAATAGGGACGAAATCTCATCATACGTAAAGTTGGCTAAGTATGCGTTGTCTATGTATGGAGACAAGATCTCATATAGTCAAATAGGGGATTATGTATTAGGTAAAGATGAGATAAGAGACGGTGTCAGATTCTTTATAAGTACAGAAGTCCCATTTGAAAAAGTATCTGAGAAATTCAGGTACATGACATTCTCCGAAGAGTCCTATTGTGGAGAGGATAGGTCATCCTTCTCAATAGGCAGGAGAATAAACTTCGATATTATTAATGTCCCAATTAATGAGCTATATACTAGGTCATTATTTCATAATAGTGGGAAAAAAGAGATCCTTAGGCTGATAAACTCCGCATATTGTCTGGGATATGAACTATCTTTGCACGGAATAACAGGTAAGGACGGTAATCAGATCATACCAAAATCAGAAGAAGACATATATGAACTTCTTGGAGAGCAATATAAACAACCTAAGGAAAGATTACCCTGACTTATAATACCCTTATATTATAGAAAGGAATATGGAAAAGGAAATTTTAGACAAGATTACTACTGGATTTAAGCCTACTTGGTACTATGTTGTTATTCATAAGATAACTGGGGTAGTGAGCGTAAGAAAAGGAAGTGAAATCGGTCAAGATCAAGAGGCCATAGAGTTTGGAGGAAAGTACTACGGGACATTCTCTGAGTCTGGAGCACTTGACCTTCTCCGAAACATGTTCGAGGATCCTGACATCAATGTTCAGGAAGTCCTCAGTAATGGTCGTATGAGGGAAAAGTTGGTAAACTCAATTAAGATCCAATAATGAAGATAAATCTATCTTCTATAGTTAGTAAGTTATCAAGTGGTGAGTCAGCTATTGTAGTAGAAAAGTTTATTAGTGAAGACATGGAGTCTATATATAGATTCCTATTAGATAATAAAGATCTGACTCCAAACGAACTGAAGGGATACTATAAAAAGCATCCCTCTGAATTTAACCTGTTTGAATTTATTAAAAGCTATTTCTCAGTCTACAAAGAATCCGGAAGTATTTCCGTGAAGCGTGGAAATGAGAAAAAGAATAGCTTGATTATACTTAGTTAGAATATATGGAGGAAGTAAAACCTAGTGACGAGCAAGAAAAGGACAAGGAGGTCATTACATCGTTGGACAAGGCTGCTGAGATATATAAGCAGATAGTTGAAACTGAAGATGCCGCAAGTAGAACAGCGGCCTTTCTAACCTTCCTACACCAATATAACTATTCCTTGAATATCGCAAACGAGATAAATGATCGTCAGGGAAAGAATAGGTATGCATCGTCTGATACCTATAAATTACAATTGTATTCTGCGCCAAAGTCAGTTTATGATGAGGTCATGGAGGAGAAAGTGCTTAATGTCATGGTAAGTATCGTAGAATCTTACCTTGCAGATAAGAAGGAGCTTCCAGCTAACGAAAAGCTGGCTAAGTCAAGAATGACTAAAGCAAAGGCCCTAATAATCATGCTAATCACTACCAACCAAATGGACGTGATTGCCTTGATTCAGGATCTTCCTAAGTACCTCTATAACCCAATAAGAAGGGTCAATGACTTACTCTATAGTGTAAGGGAGGATACTCTAGATAGATTCGCAGAGTACTTAAGAAAGTCCGGTAATGAGGATATGGCAGACATTGCGGAATCTGTTGGAAGCAAGGAGTTTTGGGGAACTGACGGAACCAAGTCTACAGTTATTTACGAAAGACATTTTGGTAAGATAAGGGAGAAGATTGTAAATCCGATTGAGACGTATAACGCGTTCAAGAAATTTAGGGGAGAGTACAGAAAATCTACAAGAGGAGTACTTCCATCTAAGATCCTAGAGATTTTTGATCTATCCAAGGACGCCTATCAGAAGGGGAGACGGACAGTATACAATGAGATACTGACGAATTTTCCAGAGGAAACTGCTGCTGCTAAGAAACTTATATTCGAATCATAACGATGGATAAGAAAAATATAAGAATAGAAATACTTACCGACGAGAAAATCGTTGAACTCACAAAAAATAATGTCCTTACTGAGCATAGGGACATTAATCTTAAGGTGGAGAAGCTAGACCCTTACGAAAAAGGAGTCTATGACCCCACCATCTTTGGTGCATTACAGGTAAACAGATGTAATTGTGGTAATATACGTACTCCAGGAATCAGATGTCCTAGATGTGGAACGAACGTCCTAAGTCAAGAAGAATCTTTTAAGAGATTCGGAAGGATCGAAAGTCCAGTGTATTATTACAATAAATATAAGATAACCAACTTCATCTCACTAATAAAGACTAACTTCAAGAAGATCGTAACTGACTTTGAGAGTAAGTACTTTGAAGGTAAGAGATGGTATGATCAAGCTGTTCTTGATGTCTGTCAGTTTGAATATGATAAGAGTTCAGATACTCTAACTGTAACAGATAAAATTGACGACTTTACCAAATGCTCATTTGAGGGACTAATTAGTCTTATCCATCTTAACAAGCCAGATATTCTTGAGGAGGCTAGAGCTTATCTCAACCAATACATAATTGTTCTCCCCATAGCAATGAGGAGGCCTATGCTAAGGATTAGAGATGGAAAGAGGGTCTTGGAGAATGATAAGATAACTGGGGTATATAAGAACATTATTTACTGCATTCATCAGTTCTATAAGACTACTTTTCCAAAGATAAACTCTGAGCTTGTTAAAGCATACTTTAGAGGTAGTCTTAGAGCACTTATCTCAAGAGATCTAGAATCTATCTCTGAGATTATGAGACCTTCCGATGAGAATATGGCTAGAACAATTATCTCAAACCGAGTTCCAAACTCAGGTCGAGCAGTTATTGTTCCAGATCCAACATTGAAAGCCGATGAGGTTGTAATTCCTAGACACTTGATGTATGAGACTTGTATGGATGAGTTCGTACAGTACATTGCAGACAAGAAGGGAACTACGACTAAGAAAGCTGAGGAAATCTACAAGAATGAGTATGATGATCCGGAGACTCAGAGACTGTTTGAGGAATATATCGCTGGAGATGATGATCTTGAGGCGAAGTACGTGATCATCAACCGAGCACCTACTTTGTATGAATTAAGTATGGCCGTATGTAAGGTAAAACTTACTAACGACTATGTTATGAAGATTCCTCAGGCGCTATGTCCTCCTCTTAATGCAGACTTCGATGGTGATGCTATGACTTATTATAGTATTCCTAAGAAGATGAATGAACTTATGACCTCAGCTATGAGTCCTAAGAACATTTTCCTGTATAAGAAGAATCACAAGCCTCTGTACGTACCTACTCACGAGATGATGCATGGTCTTATTCAGGCGTCTAAAGTATATGTCCCAGATAAATTGGAGACCTTCGATTCTCTTCAAGATCTTAAGGATCATAAGAAGATGAACAGGGACTTCAAGTATCAGACGATGGTTATTCTAAATGGTCAGAAGACGACTCTTGGAAGAGAGATCCTGTCTGAACTTTTCGATAAGGACGTAAATGCTTATTTGGAAGACGATTTCAAGGGGAACATAAACTCTGATAATTGCATCTTCTTGTACGAGCAGCTTAGAGGTAAGCCGGACAGACTTGAGAGAATCAGAGACATCAGTGAGTTTGCACTTAAAGTAACTACTCTTAGTGGATCAACTGCCCCTAGAATATCTGAGCTATATGTTCACATAGATAAAAAATATCTTGATGAGATTCGGGCTATAGAAGCTAACGAAAAATTAGACCAGAAAACTAAGGACAGTACGATTCGTACGATCTATGAAGAGTTCCAGAAGAAAGTTCTCAAGGAGATTCCTGATCACATTAAGACGGGTGTGACAGAGACTTCAAGAGCAAAACTTCCTCAGCTTAGGGACATGTCTGTTCAGCAGCTAAACGTAGGACCTGATGGTATATTCCACCTATCTGAAACCACTCTCGTTGGCTGTATGTCTCCTCTTGATTACAAGAACCATGCTATAGAGAACCGTGCAGTACAGGACATAAAGCAGCTCTCTGTTCCTATGTCTGGTTATGTTACAAGACAGTTCAACTACTTAGCCTCTGAATATCTCTTGATTGACGGAGAGGATGAGAAGAACGAAGGAATCTATCTGAAGGAGAGTGAGGCTGAAGGTAGGACACGAGTTAATGGAACAGTAGTGGGTAAATCAAAGTCTGATGAACCTGTAAAGGTTAGATCTATTCTTACAAGTACTCTGGGACCAAATAAGATTACTTTGGATATGTTATCTAATGTAGTTAACTATCCTAAGGGGTCTAAGGTAGGTATGTCCATGATCAGTTCTCTTACAGAGACTCTTACACAATCCGGTCTTGCTCTAAAGCATTCTGGAAACCTATTTAGATTCCCAGGGAGTGGAGGAAAAGACGATACTATGCCGGAAATAATCTTATCTCCAGAATCTGGAAAGCTCAAGATAGAGGACGGATGGGTAATTCTGACAACTAAGACTGGAAAAGAGTATAGGTGGCCAGAAGGTAATCGATTTGCTCAGAGCTTGCCTAGGAATGGAGAGACATATGACAAAGGAGATGTCCTTGGAAGGCATTATCTGATGGTGACTCCATCGTACAGGCTCGATCAGATCATCAAACTCTGCTCAGCAAATCCTGTAAGTGGTAACAAGACTTTCCAAAATAACAAGAAGATTCTTTCTGACTGTTATTCAAGAAACTCCGGAATACTTAGGTATATTAAGGGTGAAGACAACAAGTTCAAGGTTATGATTGGAGACGAAGAATATAGATATGATCCAGAAAACATGTACTATGTTCCAGATGGTACTGAGGTCAAGAAGTATCAGAGAATCTGCTCAGGAACTCTTGACTTAAAGAATCTAACAAACAAGGAGAAAGATTATATCGAAGTATATAAATACTTTAAGATACAGTTCGATGAACTTCTTCCAGTATCTCCAGAGCTTATTGAGTTCTTGTTCTCACTACTTGTTAGGAGAGGAGAGGACAAGGTCCAGGTACAGTCTCTCGTAAAGAGCGTAAAGGGATCTTCATCGTTCTTCAAGTCACTTGCATTTGGGTACGCTGGTAGAACTCTTAAGGAGATTACCTATGAAGGAAAGGACATCGGATCCGATCCTATCACGTCAGTAATTCTTCCACTAATTTTGAGCAACAAGATATGAGATTGAGAAGCTATTGCAGATCTTTCAAAACTCCTCCTCACGATCCAAGTGAGGAGGATTCCATTATCCTCGGACAAAGTATAGCTGATAGGTGCTTAGATTCGATAGATGTAATAGTAAACGAGATCGCGACTGGGTACGAGGAAAACTCTAGCTATTGGACTTACATCCTACTATCCAGAATCGATGATAACTTCACAAACCCAGACACTTTCGAAGCTGAATGGTCGGATATGGAGGAAGGAATATCATCAGATATGAGGGATTTTCTTAAGGGAACAGAAATAATCAGTGAATCTACTGTAGCCGATGGTGGTCTTATGAGCTTCTGTCTTGCAGTAGAGACTCCATTTGATGAGATAGATGAAGAAAAACTAGATAACTTAATAGACTCTATAGAGTCAAAGTACAATATAAATAAGGATAGCATACTATCTCACGAAATCGTTCAAAAAGAATTTCCTAACTTGAATTTAGTTTGGTCTTACGTGTTACTAGTAAAACCCTACAGAGAGATCAAGGAAAACTGGAAAGAAGTTACTGATGGGATTTTTACTGATATAAATGAATTCTTTAAGGATACTACTGTATACCAGATACTATTCGACGACAGGAATAAAATAGGAGGAGCAATTATAGATGGTAAATAAATTCAATGAAAATGTGGTTAGAGAGCTCGGCAAGTATGTCGAGTTCATGGTTGATAAGGTAAACTATTCTTCAGATGATAAGAATTATTGCTCCCTATTAAACTATCAAGTAGTAGAATCTAATAACTTAGATATAAGCTACCTAAGAATGACAGGTAGGACTGGTTCTATGACTGTAAGGTACAACTTCCGGACAGTTGTTGATGGGGAATCAGAGGAGTATAGCTCAGATCTTGAGATTCCGAAACTTATCAATAACGTATTCGTAGTTGGAGGTGCCTTAAGAATCCCTACAAATACTCTTGATCGAGATGATAGGTGTACAGTATATAGCAACAATATCATTATAAATGATCAAATTGACGTAAGATTCACGGAAGACAAGTCTAATCCAGATGGATACGACATCACCATCAGCTTATTCGACTCAGATGACAACGAAGTAAAGATACCTGCAACGGATGACAATCTTGCAAAGTATAAGGACAACCTAAAGTTAACTGAGTACGAGGTGGATAAGATCAAAGTTAAGTTAGACACCGACAATGTAGGTAATTACTTGACTAAGGATATTATTCTTAAGCTGATAGAGAGGGGAGAGGATAAGAAGTACGACAGTATGATCGATAAGAAGATCTGGTCTACTGAATCTAACTTCCTGAAGTATCTCTATGGAAGGGACGTAAGGCCTAGAGTAACTAGGGATATTAGGAAGAAGTACTATCAATACAAAAGAATTTTCTTACGATCCATTCAGACGTGTATTGATCAGTATTTTAAGATAGCAAACGAGAAGAACATTGATATTCCTAATACAATCAACCCACTCGTATTCGATTCGATGAAATTTAAAGTAACTATTCCTAAGAATGTTGCTGTAAATGATTCGATGACAGACCTCATTGACATCGTTAATACTCCTATCAACGGAAATACGAACCAGATCAATGAGATGAATTACTGTGCGGAGCTTAGGGACAATGAAATGTACATCAAGTGCTATACATTCCCAGATCAGAAGGAGGTAACTATTCCATATACAAAATACTGTACTAAGAAAGTTCTTATTAATCAGTATTGGGACTATGAGAATAAGAAATTTAAGTCTAAGGACATAAAGTATAAACTTAGGCTTAAGTACTATGATGGAACAAGCTCGGATAAGTTCGACCTTATTGAGCCTATGCCAGATCATAAGCTATCCATAACCTCCATGCTTATTCCTATGGGAAATGCGTCTGACTCTATTCGACTCTCTATGGGTACTGCGTCCATGTTGAAACAGGCCATAGAACTACCGAATGGTGAGCCAAACCTGATTTCTTCTGGACACGATAAAGAAGTTCTTGAGAACTCAACTCTTATTAGTAGACATGAAGGAGAGGACGCTACTGTAGTAGGGATAAGGGAGAATAAGATATTCTTCAAGAATGCCAAGGGATCTGTGTATTTCACGGACATCTCCAGCCCTATTGTAGGTGCAAATGATTCAATTATCTCATTTGATCCAGCGGTTAAGGTCGGCCAATCGGTTAAGTCAGGAGATATTGTAGTAGTTCCGAAGGTAATGAAGAGAGGATCTTTCGACATTGGAATCAATTCGAGAGTAATCTATATGAACTACCTTGGATATACTCACGAGGATGGAATTGTAATCAGCAAGTCTCACTCAGACCGATTGATGCACTTCTCTCTCATAAACTTCAGTATAGATATTTATCCTGATGACATAATCAGTTATGTTAAGAAGATCGGGTCTGCTGTAGAGAGCAAGGATATTATAGTAAATAACCTGTCTAAACTTAGAATTAATCCTAACTTAGGTAAGAACTTAACAACCGGACTTCTCAAAGGGCTTGGAATTAGCTATAATCAGGCTAACTTACTAGTTCCTAATAATGTCGATGAAGGTTTCCTTATTGATATTAGAGTAGAGATAAAGGATGGGATTAAGTTTACTAATCCAGAGACAGTAAAGATCCTTGAATCTATGAAGTATCAAGAGAAATCTTCTGATTACGATTGGATTCCTCAGAAGTATAAAGACCTGAAAGCTGATGAGGTCGAGATGGATGAGAGAGCTGCTGGGTATATCAGTGCTAAAGTTCTTAGGGTTAATAGGGCAAAGCTAGGTGATAAGGTAGTTAATAACTATGGATCAAAGGGAGTAATATCTCTGATTCTTCCTGACGAATGTATGCCACAAATAGAGAGCCCTGACGGAAAAAGAACTCCATCAGAGATCCTTCTCAATCCCGCAGCAGTAATCAGTAGAAAGAATATATCTCAGCTCTATGAGACCTCACTGAGTAAGTGTGTTCTAAAGATCTATAGCATCTTAAAGAGCAAGATGGATCTTGGAAAGGTTTCAGAGGCAAAGAAATTTACTGAGAAGTATTATGGAAAGAAGTTCACAAGCATGTCTGACGAGGAGTTCTCTGAATACTTTAAGTCAACTGACGTATTCGGATTTAAGTTAGAGGTAGGTTTTTACTCTAAGATTTCTTATGATACTCTTGTTGAATGGATGAATGAACTTGGGGTCAAGGACACTGACGTAATCTTCTGTCCAGATGTAATCATTGCTGAGACCGATAAAGGTATCCAAGGGTTCTCTCCAAAAGATTATGTTCCAAAGGCTGGAGATCGACATAGACTTCACGAGTTGGGGTACGTTGAGGGAGAGTCTGTTACAGGTCTTTCTTATATTAAGAAGCTATCACACTCTGCTGACTATACTGGTAAGGTAACTTCAAGTATAGACACTAAAGATGAAGACTCTATCTTTGGTAGAGGACGTTACAGAAAAGGTGGCGGACAAAGTATTGGAGAAATGGAGCTTGACAGCCTTCTCGCAATGGGGACAGAAAAGTTCATTGAGAACGTAGAAAAGGATGGAAGCAATGACTTGAGAATGATAAATATGGTCACTGCAACTGGATTCATATTTAGGGATCCGGAAGGAAACCTGATTCCATCTACAGACAACTCTAGAGCAAGAGCTCTAAGGGAGTTGACAGAAAATGCATAATCAAACTAGGTACGGATATTTTTCCGTACCTACTTTTTTTTGGGCAAACGGACTTATTATTGGGATTATTTGAATTTGAGTATATGAAAACTTATTTGAAGTTACTCCAAGACGTATTGGAGAACGGTGAAGAAAGAAAGGATCGTACAGGAACAGGTACATTAAGTGTTTTTGGAAGACAACTTAGATTTGATTTATCGAAAGGATTTCCGATCGTAACTACAAAGAAAATACATTTCAAATCTGTGGTTTATGAGCTTCTGTGGTTTTTACGTGGGGACACTAACATCAAGTACCTGAATGATCATGGAGTCCATATTTGGGACGAATGGGCAGACGAACGTGGAGATCTTGGACCGATTTACGGAGAACAATGGAGAAGATGTCCAAATCATTTGCCATCACATTTCTATGACTATGAATATGACGATTGTCAGACTTACATTGATCAAATTAGTTCAGTTGTAAATAGTCTTAGGAATAAACCAACCTCAAGGAGACATATAGTAAGCTCTTGGAACGTAGGGATGTTAGACATGATGGAACTTCCTCCCTGTCACATTCTATTTCAGTTTTACGTAAGCCACGGGAATAGGTTAAGTTTGCAGCTTTATCAGAGGAGTGCTGACATGTTCTTAGGGGTTCCATTTAACATCGCTTCCTACTCTCTCCTTCTAATGATGATGGCCCAGGTGACAGGTTACGAGCCTTACGAGTTCATCCATACATTTGGAGATACACATATCTATCTTAACCATGTGGATCAGGTTAGGGAGCAGCTGAGTAGAGAACCAAGGGGACTTCCAAGAGTTGAGTTGAACAAAGAAGTAGATTCGATTTTTGATTTCAAGTATGAAGATATAAAGTTGGTAGGATATTATCCACACCCGGCTATTAAAGGAGATGTATCGGTATAAAGTATAAAATATATGGAAACAAAATTTGTTCAAAAAACTAGTGAGATTACCCTCCCAAATGGGAACAAGATTGATGGGTACAAGTATGATGACGAACTTATCCTGTATAATATCGGAGATATTTGCAAGGCTATTGGTAAGATAAGGAATGTAAGTAATGTGAAGGGAGAGGACTTTCTTAGGGTACAGATGATGAGGGATACAACAAAAGGAAAGAGGATCCCTTGGTTCACAGACAAGTATGGCCTCGTAGAGATAGTTATGAAGATGAGAGGAGGAGACTCTAGGGAGCTAAAGAAATTCATTGTTGACAACGTAAATAGTATTTGAACTACGAATTAGGTAGGGAGTGTAGATTCAATCTACTTCCCCACTAAATAAGTATATAATATAGTAATTATGTAGGGGGTATAAGTACAACTTATACCCCCCACTAGATAAGTACATTATAATCATTATAAGTATAGGAATTATGGAAAATAAAATCGTAAAAGTATTTGAGAGTAGCGTATTTGGAAACTTAGGAATTAAAATTATTGGAGGAGACATATTTTTCCGATACCTGGATGTATTAAGATGTTTGGATTTAAATAGTAATCCAGCAATTGTAAGAAAAAGACTAAGTGAGTCTGGATTCCTAGATGGGGAGATTGAGCAGGACGAACATGGGGTCTTGGTTCCCGTATCCTACATCTCAGAGCCGAATCTCTATCGATGCGTAATGCAAAGCAAGAAGCCAGAAGCCGAGAAATTCCAAGATTGGGTAGTAGAAGAGGTTCTCCCATCAATCAGGAAGCATGGAGCATACATGACTAGAGAGAAGTTGGCAGAGGTTCTTAGTGACCCAGAGGAGATGATCAAAATCCTTACGGAACTGGTTAATGAAAGAAAACTTAGGGAAACTGTTCAAAAAGAACTTGAAGTAGCTAAACCAAAGGCTGAGTATTACGACAAGATCCTAGATAGTAAGTATATGCTTACTGCAACTAATGTTGCTAAGAGTTTAGACATGACAGCTCAATGTTTGAATAAGATTCTTCTAAAGTTAGGAGTAACAATGCATCTTAGCAAGAACAAGGAAAATCCGGCATACGGCCTTACATATAGATATAACAATGAGGGATATGGAAATGTAAAGGACGTTCCTGTTTACGGAAAGGATGGAAGTCTAAAGTTCAATGCGAAATGTCTAGTCTACACAGAAAAAGGGAAGGAAATGATTTGCAAACTTCTCCTCGATAAAGGATTGATCAGGACAAATGAGGACGGATCAGTTACAACTAATAAAAATAAAATATCCGAGTTCCTAAAGGAGAAAGAAGATGAGGATTAGAATAGAAAACTTAGGATACATAAAGAACCAATTGACGTAATAAATAAAAGTATGAAAAAGATAACAAAATGTGAAGATGTCCTGAATATGTTGAAGGACTTTAGTAGTAAAGGAATTAACCCAACAGACGAGGACTTGACAGTAGATTTCAACTTCACTGTCGAATATGGAATTGAAGGGAAAGTATATAAAATTCTCCCTCCAGAAGGAGAGAGCTACTTATTTATTGAGAAACTATTTGGAAATAGGGAGAATAAAGAAGATATTGAACATTGGACAGACGTTGCCAAATGTATTGACCTTTCAATAGAAAAATTCATAGATAACTTATTTGAAGATGAAGATTCAAATAGTTTAGGGAAGCTGGATAAATCTGGAACACTGAGCCGCTACTATGAGGACTTCAAGAAAACTATTCGTTTTGGAACCTATACTCTAGTTTCAAATGGTAAAGCACCGGAATACATTGGAAATAGAGTCAATACTCTCATGTGGCTCTTGAACCAGTACTCGAAGATTAGGGATTACGTTAAGCACCCATCCAGTTGGAGTCAAGAACACCTTCCACTGAAGGTAGCTAAACCTTTCGGTAAGTTGATCGGAATATCAGTATCTATCGACTCTCTACTGAAAAACCTACTTGGAAGGTTACATATGTTAGATCTAAATGGTTCAATTGGTAAAATAATAACTCCAGTATCGACTAGCCATATCGATAGAGATTACCTTCTCCACAAGATACTAATGTGTAAGAACAGTGATGATCTTGTAGATGAATACGAATCAATGTACGAGGCTTTGGATTTGATTAGTAGGTATCTTAATTATGATTCATTAAGATTCAACAAGGAAGCCCTCGCAAACGTAAAAGGAAAAAGAACCGTACATACAATCCTTAGCCTATTATCCAAAGAAATACAAGATGCATACTTCGAGAAGAATAGAATGAAGTTTAAAATAGAGGATTCAGATTTCGTAAACAAGTACACAAAGAAACCTATAGAAGTAGAAGCTATCCAGCTAACCAAGGATAATCAAGAGAGAGTTCATAACTTTGTAGGGAAATCACTCACGTTCAATAAGTACGGTGCAATCGTAAAAACCCTAGAAGGAGAAATGAGCTGCGAGTTTGGGGACTATATTATCAAAGGAGTAAAAGGAGAGTTTTATCCCTGTAAGAAAGAGATCTTTGAAGAAACATATAATTAAAGTATGAATATAATAACAATAGTTCCAGTAGATAGGGAGAGAAAAATTCTCCCTATCAATCAAGTATCAGTAAGGTTTTACAACACCTGTCTTTATCTATCAAAAAGGAGTGTTACTGTTGTTCCAAAGGGTCTTTTAAAAGAGGAAGATGAGAGAGGAAGTAAGGTTGTCCTCCCAAGAACAGATTCTACTGATATGCCCGTAGAAGAGGTAGGAGACATACTTAGTAAGGTCGACTATTTCTCGGAAGACGTTTATGTATTTGCAGATTCTTTGTTATTTGATAGATTTTCAAGGATATCCAATTCAATTATTGTATATAAACACGATATTTATTGTAGTGACTCAGATCTTAGGAGATTAGATATTGACGTGGAAAAATTTGAAGAACTGGCCCGTCACGACAAAAATCTTACAGCAGATAGGAGGGAGTTAGAGTACCATAGGAGAGTTAAATACTCCCAACTGGAGTATGACTTGGCAATCGCTCTTTCTGGAAATAATATTGAAATGGGGAGATTCATCCATGAGATTAATAGATTAGATCTCTGCAAGGCTATATGCGGGGACTGTAGTGATATAGACTATATTATTAAATCTGCTGGGGAAATGGTATTGCGAGAGATATCCGGTAATGGAGGTATGACGACCGACCCATCAATGGTCACTAAAGAGCTCGATCTAGTACCGAGCTTTGGATATAAAGATGTAGTACTAAATAAGGAGGACTATGTAGATCTAGATAGACAAGACGCAGAAATCATAGGAGATACTCTTTATATAAGATGCAATCACACCATACCTCTCCAATACACCTCGGAGTGTGGAGGATTAGTCTGGAAAAAATCTCATCTTATTGATTTTCTGTGTAAGAAGAATAGAGAGAAAATTGATAAAGTTTAGTTAATATGAGGATATATGGAATAATGGCCGCAGACGAGAACTGGGGCATCGGATACAAAGGCGGTCTCCCTTGGGAGAGAGTAAAGGAGGATATGAATTTCTTCCGGAAGAAAACTATGGGTCATCCAGTTATCATGGGAAGAAAGACTATGGAATCCATAGGGGACAAGTTCCCGTTAGAGGGAAGGGTCAATATCGTTCTATCAAAAACCTTAAAAGATCCGGGTGATGGAAGTTACTTTGTAGAAAAAAGCGTGATTGATGCAGTAAGCACAGCCGGGAATAGATCCGGAGTTGAGTTTGATAATACCGAGGTATACGTAATAGGTGGAGGTGAGATCTTCAAAGAATTCGTCCCAATGATGTCTGGAATGTTCGTAACTATTGTTAAGGGGAATTTCAAACCAGACACATTCTTCAACCCATTCAGTAATGCGAGACTTATTGAAGAAGTCTCTTCTAAAACCCTTAGAGAGAATGATAAGTTCGAGATAATCTATCTGGACTTTAGGTGTGATGAGTTGACTAAGATATACTATTTTGATCGAAGTGATTTTATAGCTTTACAGGACAAGGATGGACTAGTAAAAACCATAAAATACGGTGAAGAGAGTGTAGGTAAGACTCCAAAGGACTATAATAAAGTTGCTTTAAGAGGGATACAAGGTATGACGGCCCCAGATATTCTGTCTGAAAGACAAAGGAAGGGGGAGACAAACAAAGATGAAATCTCAGTTAAAGAGCTGAAGGAATACTTCCAAACTCAATCAGTTATAAATAAGTATCTCGACGAGTACGACAGTAAAACTGTATTTGATATAGATGAATCGTACTTCTACAATGTCGGGAGCACTGTAGAGAATGCCGTACTGGTCAACGATTATGAATTGCCTGAGGGGTATTCAGAGATTGATAGGGAGGATATTAGGAACATCCTAAAGAATAATAAGAAGTTGAAAGATAACAAGCAAAAGACTAAGAACCATACTTACGTAGGTGGAAAAGTTTCCGTAAGGGAATTGAAAAAGTACTTTGGGGTAAATTTAGTCTCATATGGGACTTGTGGGGATCCTCTAAAAAATACAGAAGTAATTTATATAGCTACAGACAATCATTTTTACCTCCTTGGAAATTTCCTTGTAATAAGTAGAGAGAAGCTCCCTTACCATGATTCGGAAGAAATTAGTAAGGATGAAATATTAAAATCTATAGTGAAGGATCTCCATAGGAGTACCTACTTTGCAGATGAGATTATGGATGCATATGGTCTAGATGAACTCCTTGATAGTAATGGATATAAAATTGGGAGATATGACAAAATAGACCTAACTGAAAATACCATAATCAAAGAATATTCTAATAGATACTCCTGTACGATGATAAATAGGAATGATCATATTCCAGAAGATTACTTTGAGTTAAATAGTGTTGACGAATTAATGGAGAAGTTTCTTATAGAGAAATGGGACGGATATTCAGGACAAGAGGTCCGAACAGTTTCCGAAGAGAATAAGGAGGAAGAGATGGTTGAGGAGAACAATCCAATGTCTCCTTCATACTATGAATCGGATAAGATTAAATTGAGAGATGTTCTCGATCAAAATTTGTCTAGAGTTAAGGATGGAACACTAGCCTTCTATCTTGGAAATACTTGGAAATATCTCTGGAGATGGGATAGAAAAGAAAATCCTATCCAAGACCTTAACAAGGCTAAAAAGTATATTGAGTTTGCAGTTGATAGGTTGAAGGAAATTAATTCTGAGGAGAAGAGTACAGATAACGAAACACCTGATCGGATCCCTCCAGTTGATATAAAAGATCTGTGGAAGATGTATAGATAATTGAATAGTGGAGACTCAGTTCTCCACTTTTCTTCGTACCTTTGTAGTATGGAAAAGATAAGTAACATACTCTTCCCGATACTAAATCACAACGATAAGGTTGAATTCACTTTTGGGGAAGGAGAAGTTCTATCCGGAAGAATAGTAAAGAGACTGTTCCCTGGATATAATTGTAAGTATACAGGAACTGGAAGGATGAGATACGTTATACAAGATCCAAAGGACAGAAAACATAATTGGATAATTTACGAAAACCAAATACTAAAAGAGAATGGAAGAGAATTCAAAAGAAAGAGTAGAAGTTCATATAGAGAATGAGGGAGAGTATACTGTAGACCTCAGTGATAAGAGGGTAATTATATTCTCTGGGGATACTTATAAACTAGCAAATATTATTCCTCAGTTTATAATGGACTGTAGAAGCAGAAAGTGTAGTGATAATGAGGAAATATCTCCATTCAAGCTAAAGTATTTCTTACCGGGGAAGGATATTAAAGAAGAGGGTTCAGGAGATGAAATAATTCAATTCCCAGATACAAGATCAAAAGTAAATAGATCAATATTGTCAGGCAAAACTTCCTACAGTTTCTTTAGAGATATTGAATATGGGAGATCAGCATATGAACAAATAGATTATATAGATTATATAATAGGAAAGTTTAACTGGTGGAATATTTACTCGGATAAAATTCTTGTATCAACTCATAGTCCGTATGTACTAAACTATATGAATGTGATTATGGCCAGGGATCAAGGACTTGCTAAGAAAATATCTGGATACTACGTATCTGATGATATTGTCCAGTGCCTAGACAGTACCTGCAATGTAACCGAAAGGAGGATACTAAATACTCTTGATCTATCTGAACCTATGGAAGATATTTGGGAACTTTATGATGAGATAAAAGTATGAAATACAACATGGAAAACGAAGTGGAAATCTATGATAAGATTATGGAGAGACTTTTCAAGGACGAAACTGAATTTCACATCCTTGGAGAGGATTCTATAATTAAGAAATTCTACCTCTGTATCAGAAATAATGAAAAGGTGGCCACAATAAGCGAGATGTTCGGTGAATGTACACATCAGTATTCTGGATTATTGGACACTAATCACTATGATAAGAGTAGGTTAGATATATGTTACTACAAAAACAACGTAGGAGATTCACTGTATGGAAAAATAGGCGACGGATTATCAATCCCAAGGGAGCTGATACTTTGCGATGACTGTACGGCTGAGGTTTTCCGGCAGGTAGGTAATGTGAATGATAGATTTACATTATTCCTTAGTGTTTTAGAATCCGATGAAGAGGAGAAATCAATAGTAAGATTTATTGTAAAAGATGTAGGTTCATTTTATTTAACAAATACAGTAGAAGTATGGATGAGAAGTTGATTCTTAGGAATGTAGTAGAAGGATGTGATGAATACGAGATAGATCTCAGCAAAAGGATCTATATGTTCTCCAGCCTACGTGAATATAGGTTATGCGACTTTGTAATGGATAAGTTGGATAGGATTCGTAGGAGTACGTCCAGGCTACTTATTGATGATCTGAAAGATGAAGAGAATTTAGATTACTTTGGAAACAGTGAGTTTACATATATAAATGGAGACGATGTTATTACCTTAAACAAGGATGGAAGATCTATAAAGAGGAATGGTGAGGATCTTTCCTGTTACTCTAATGGAACTGACATTAAATTATCGGGGTCATATAGGGTAGATTATCTTGGAAAGGGAAATATGATAGTTAGTTACCTGGATTGGGATGGTTGTGTTGGAGGTGATATAAAAAACTCTTACCTATACCTAAGTAATATAGAATCAATGAAGTCCCCGTACGAACAGATGGATCAGTTGGACGCAATCTTCAAGATAGTCATTGACAATCCGAACTGTAAGGTATTATTTTCGACAGTTAGTCCTTATGTAGTAAACTACTTCAACGTTAATTTACTGAGATATTATGAGGAGCTAGGCGATAAATTCTCCTACTACGAGTTCCAGAGTTCAAGTGAGAACCCTGGAAAGATTATTATGGAGAATTTAACGTCCACCTGCAACAAATCAGGTAGAAAATTTGCCAATACAATGGACTTTAGTGATATTATGGAAGATGTCATATACGGAGAATACAGGGAAGAAAGAGAGAAGTATAACAAAAGAAATAATATAGAACAGGAATGATACGAGAATCAAAAGATTTTTTAGCTTTAAGGGATAAATATATTAAGGAAAATCTTTCAATTCTATCTGATAAGAGCTTTGAAGAGATTCCAATTCCAATAGTTAGGGGAGAGTCAGGGAAAGCGATTGAAATAAGCTACTCGTTTATAGACCAAGTAGCAAAATACTTCTCCGACCTTAAGGAACATATGGACATTCCTCTTTACAGGATTATCTCTAAGTCTGTAGATGAGTCATACGAGAAATTCGTAAGAGAGGAGCTGAATCCAGAAGATATTAAATACCTAAGTATGTACATAAGTCCATATGATTGTGATGATAAAGATCTTGAGGATGACCTATGGGATAAGGACGAGTTGGTAGGAAAAATAAAAGGGATCATGGCAAGAGAAGTTTTTCTAAACAATGATTACCTTAAGTATTACTACAGAGAAGGGAAATTTGAATTTGATTATGAAACTCTTCCAGAATACATATCGAAAGATGGGGATGAACTGTGGGAACTCTGTAGTAAGATGAACGATCTATCTAGAGAGTTTGACTATTGGGGAGAAACAATGGAATATCTCGACAATAGGCCGAAGAGTAGGGATGAGTGTATGAAAGAATCCTTACTCTACCATTACTTTCCAGAAGACGGGATAATTGAACAAGCTAAAGAAGTACTGCCATCTATGGTAAAAGCAGTTGGTATTATAAATAAAATCGCAAACAGTCCTCACTGGGTTCTTGGATTCAAGATGGACTACCATAAAAATATGTCAGAGTTTGACTATTACATTTTCCTAGATTTACTAGAGAGCATATTATCGGATTATAAAAAGGCAAAATACCAATTCTACAATGAAAAGTAAGAATCTTTACGGAGGACTAATATCTGTCCAGACTATAATGTATAAGTTCAAGGACGACCCTAATAGAGGAGATGCGATGAGGAATGCATTAGAAACTCTGGATGGGTGTAACAGTCTATACAAAGACTCTATAGGTATCCTAACAAATAAAGATAGAAATGTTTGTGTAACGGAAAGAGAAATTAGGACGAATAATGGGACTGAGTTAGTCCTTACACAAAGGATAACAATAAAAGGTCATGGAGAGGGAACTGTAATAAAGATAACCTCAGTTAGAGATGGAAATATTCTAGTTTCAGAGGTACTATCCAGAGAGGTAAGTCGTAACTTTCTACTTCTATGTAGTGTATATTATCTAAATCTCCTAATAGACCCATTTATAGTCGACCATTGCAAAAACGTTCTAGAAAAAATTGGGTACGACTTCAATTTTGATTATTTAAAGTCAAAATTAGGAGAAATAATGAGGACAAAAGTAGATTTTAAAGTAGGTAAGGAAATAATATCCTTATTGAATACTATAGAAATGATGAATAGAACATTAATTATGATACATTTGTCAGGAGGAAATATGAGATACAGGAGAAACCTGTTCGATAAGATAAGTAATGGTAGGCAGTTGAGCATGTCATTTGATAGTGACAAGAGATACTTCTTCCTCAACGAGAGTGACCGAGATGTCTCGGGATTTATAGAGAACCTTGACTTCTCACCAATGTACAACAACGAATATGGAGTAAACTGGATTCACTCGGATGGAAAGGACCTAGTTCTCGACTTTAGTTATGGAATGGGAGAGGCCAGGTTCAAGCCATTAGGATACAATCCAGAGTATAATATCTACGTATATGTATGTGAGGATATTTATCTTAATGGAAGGAGGAGACTTCTTTCTCTGTCTATTGGAGAGTCTGGAGTAATCTTCTACTTTAATTTTCCTAGATTCATAATCGACAAGAGCGAAGACAGAAATTCAATCCTAAGAACGGGTGATCTAGAAATCTTCGGAAATAAGAGGGATGGGTATCTTATAGGAAAACTAAAAGAAAAGACAGGATTCATAGAGTATGAAGCAACAAATCCGAAGATGAATTTCTATGTAATGGAGAGTACTGAGATGGATTTTGGTGAGTATGTCAATGCATTCGGAAACATTATGAATGTTGGAGGAAAATACTGTGATCCGGAGTACCTCAAGGATCTACACTTAGAGGGAATTATTCCTTATATGAGGAGTATATTTTACGTAGTTACTCATGGGAATGAAGAAGAGGAGACAGTTATAGAGTATAATCCATCAAAATTAGAAAGTAAGGTTATAGCAAGAGATTATGTAGGAGGACTATTTACTAGCCTTCTTTGTGGAGAGTATACTGGAAAGGAGTCTACCCGTCCACCAAGACCTGTTTTAATTGGCGGATACTACAGTCACATAAATCACCCTATCTTTGGATAATTAATAGTAGAGTAAGAAAATGGAAAAAGAAAAGATTGAATTAACTGCTATATATGACAGTAGTAATATACTACTGGAGAAACATGCCAAGCCATTCAGTAGGGAAATTTCCCCATACGATTTTCCAGACTTCACTGACAAGGGGTTAGTTGTAAAAAGTAAGTCAGAGGATGGGAAGATCGAAGATCTAGAGTTCTTAAGTGGGGACGGAAAGAACATTATCGCAAAACTTGACTTCGGACTAGGGGAAGCCGTATTTAAGCCATATGGAACTCACGAGAGTTTGGGTGGACTTCTATATTACTGTCGCGATATTTCAATAAATGGAAGTAATGGACTATTCATCTGCATACTACTTAATGGTCTAAATGAGATCTGGATAGGAATAGACAAACTTCTGTTTGAGGAGTATCCATACTACTTTGATGATCCAGAGTGGAACGAGAGGTGCAGCAACAACTGGGATGATGATGATGATGATGATTATGATGATGATGAGGAAGGCTACTACGACGATGATGGGAATTACATAATAAATCCTTGGAGAAATGATAGAGGCAGGATAGACATAATACTGGACTGTGAAGAATTCCAAGTATTAGACATGAGAAATCACGACTGTGCAGTAGTCGTATATGAGAACGATCTAAGAGTAGATATTATACCTCGAAAGTCTATACGAAATATATCAGGATTGGAGATTACTCAGGAAGAGGCAAAAGACATAATAATTGACATATTATCAGTAGATGAAGTAGATATATCTTCAGATAATGAGTTTGTTTGCGGGGAATCGAATTATAAGCTATATTATGTAGTTAAATTTTGTGATAGGAAATATTACGTTCTATATGGTATTGATGATAAGTCCGACCAACTGATAATAGAGTCTGGAATTCCATCTAGACCAAGAATAGTAAACTAAATAATAGGGGCCAAAAGAGGGCCTTTTCAGGCCCCAATTTGGAGGTATAAAGGAATACAGTTCCAACCCTCCCCCCAATTTGGGGAGTCAAAGTAGTACAGATAAAAATTTATACCTAAGAACTATAGCACAAGATCCACGGCTAAAACCCTTTATTAATGATGACACTAAGAAAATAATAACAATAATAAAAGAATATAATGAACTTAGAAGTAACATTAGTAAAGGTAAAAGCTATCCAAGATACGAGCATAGCAGATTTTTTGTCAAGAGCACGTTTTGTCGATGTGGAGGATGATTCAAAGGCGATGGCCTATCTAACAAAGTTCTTGAAGGACAATTTAGATACGATCTCCATTGCGGTATCTGATAAGGTATTTGTAAACAAACTTAGGAATAAGGACACATTTACTCTAACTGAGTTCTTGTGCACTAAATACCTCTTGGCTGTGGCTGGAATCGATATTTGGTACTATCAAGTATCTGACAACGAAGAGAATGGTTTCGATCTTCCGAATGGAATGGTTGAATACATCCTACAAGATACGACATCATTCAGTAAGTCTTTCGTACCTTTTGCAACCAAGATGACAAGGTCTATCGATGATGCAAGGTCTTGGACGATCTACGATACGATAAAAGGAGATTATGACTTCTTCGAGGGAGATCTTTTCAATGGAATAGATAATCCAATGTCCAGGATGATCCAGTTGGCTAAGGATTCTGAGGAAATGGGAAACAGATCCCCAGAACTTGGAGTGACGGAGTATCTGTACCAGATGGTAAAGTTCCTCGGTAAGGACATTAAGATCCTAACAAATAAGTAAAATACGTCACCCATTCACACAGTTTTGTGGGTGGGTGACTATCTTTTTTATCTAAAATCTATTCTTATGACATTAAAAGAAATACTGATAAGGTTGAACAATGACCTTACAAAACTAAATAAGAATGAACCGACCGTAGTAACTTATAATAATGGGTTAGAGTTTAGGCAAGTTGGGCTAACTCTTATGCTTGACTATTTGAATCCATACTTCTTAGTAAAGAAAGGATTTAAGTTTGGGATACTGACTCAGCAAGGTCTCAATTCCCTCATGTATAATGCTCAGCAATTGATTGTTGACAGCATGATAAATAGTGGAGATATTAACTTGAGCCTGACGGAGATGTCCATCACATTCTACAAGTACTTCGGTATATCTAATCCAAACCTAATTGGTCCACAGAAATTTAAGGAGCTTGTTTTGGTCAATGTAACTTCTAGTTGGATAGCTAAGTTGTACTGCAAGTTCTACAACAACAACACTAAGATATTATATAAGTCCCTGTTTGGGAAGAAGGGTAAATAAAATGAACCTGGAAACTGATGATCTAGATAGTATAAGAAATATAGAGATAGATGAGAAGATTTATTTCAATGTAAAAGACTTATCAAGAATAATAGGTAACAAGAAACCCAGTAACTTAGTTAGTGGGGTAGACAAAGACAGTATAGTAAAGGATACGATTGATAAGCATAGGAAATTGTTTGTAGACAGCTTCGGGCTGATGTCTATATTTGTTAGGTCAAGATCTGAAGAAATATCTAGGAAGTCGGACCAAGTATTCCGGTATATATGTAGTAAAGGCTTCCTTAAGGGAGGGGTTTTAAATTATACACTAGACCCCCCCCTAAAGGCAGTACTTAGGAATAGTAGCAAATATAACTTGAACTTTTACGGTAGGGACTGTATCCCGACTCTTTCCGGACTTATAGAGATTAATGATGATAATGAAGTACTTATATATAAGACGGACAAACTTTTTCCGTTATTTAGTATAACAGATATATCAAGATCGTTTTATGTACCCACAGAGAAACTGCTATGTAAGGTAAGTATTTGGAACAGGGAAAAGATGGTAAAGATGGACTCAGTCACTGGAGACAGACTTTCTTGGTTTACTGGGCCCGTTGGAATACTTGAAATTATTATGAAAGTCAGAAATAACAGGGAAAATGAGATAAATAGGAAATTATTCAACACACTAATAAATATAGTAAAAAATGGATATAATTGAAAAATCATTTTCTAGCGATGAATTTTCCAAGCTAGAAACAGCTGTACTAGGTGACGGAACCATAGTTTTCTTTCTTAGTGATTTAGTGAGAATACTTGAATTATCTAATCAAACCTCAGTAATGAACAGGTTGTCTAATTCGGGTATATATAAACTACCAAACAAAGGAGAAATAGGAACCTACGTAGATGAAGGAAATATGTACTCTTGCATATTTCAGAGTAGAAAGCCTGAGGCAGAAAGATTCCAAAATTGGGTAACTAGAGAAGTTCTTCCATCTATTCGTAAACATGGTGCATACATGACAGATAATGTTCTCGAAAGCATGCTAAATGATCCAAGAAAAGTTGCAGAGCTCTTGATAAACCTTGCTGATGAAAGAGATGCTAGGATTGAAGCCCAAAAGAAATTAGAAGATTCAAAGCCTAAGATAGATCATTACGACAGGATACTCAGTAAAAACGAGATGATGACTGCTACTGTACTGTCAAGGAGCTTTGGAATGACTACCCAGAAGTTGAACAAAGTCCTCTTGAAACTTGGAATCATCAGAAAGCTGTCAAGAGGAGGAAGTTCCTATGGATTTACGTACAAATATGAAAATGAGGGATACGGAAACTTAAAGGACATCCCAGTGTACAATCCTGATGGAACTTTACGATTTTATGCCAAATCACTAGTGTTTACTGAGAAGGGGAGGGAATTTATAAGCAATCTCCTATTCGATAAAGAACTTATACTGTCAGATGGCAATGGTTCAGTAGTTCAGAACGACAAGAAAATAAAGGAACTCCTAAAGTAATCACCAAACCAAGGGTACATTCGCCCTTGGTTATATTTTTTTTACCTACTTTAGAACGTTGTTCTGGTTAACACTTGATTATTTCGGTAACTACAAGACTATCAATTACTTACGTTGAAAAACGCATGCAATACCCGGGCTAAAACCCTTAACTATAAAAACGCGTTTAGTATAATATAGTATACGATTAGTATGCTATACAAAACTCAAAACCAACGGATAGAGTCAAACGTTGATATACTCGTATAGTTAAGACCCGTGGGGATGTTTTCCCAAACATTAAAAACGCGTTACACTCTTGTCTACTTGGGCTTACTCCCTCTATATTGGAAACATTCCAAATAGAAATATGAGTGGAAAAGAGATTTTAGACAGTACGGAGGAAATTAGACTTAAGAAATTCTTTGAATTACTTGATGAAAATCAAGAGAAGTTCAAGGATTTCTTTATTGATAAGGTCAAGTATTTTATTCCAATGAGAACTTCCTGTAAGGAGAGGTCATATCCATTGTTCATGGTAAAGCCTCCACTAGTTTTCCTTACTAGCAAGAAGTATCTAGTTAAGCTGAATGATTATTACTATCAGTTATATAGACTAAGAGATACACTATCTTTCATTAAGATCCAAAATGGATTCATTCTTCGGGACAGTGATATATCTAGTTTCTACAACAGTTATAATTTTTCATATGTGTTCTATTTATTCTATAGGATATTGTCAGAATTAACTGATCAGGGAATAAAGATTAGATTGATGGATACAGTCTTTGGAAACTTGACTAAGAAATTCAATTACACTGGAGAAGATAAGGAGGATGTAAAAATTCTTCTTACATTGCGGCCTAACAAAACAATCAAGAAAGGAGAGAATATAATGAAGTTATCTATATTTAGCTAAATAAGAATAATGAGAATACTAAACGCAATGAGCGGGACGATAAACATCCCGATGGACAATGAGAGTATTATCGTACTTCCTGGAAAGGTATGTGACAAAGCGCTGACAGCTACACAAGACCTTGTTCAGAAAGTTATGAGTATTGGAAACAATGATCAGATTGGTCTTATCATCGAAGGACCGTATGATCTTCAGATTGTTGAGAGAGTGCCTGGTGCATCTGAATACTGTTTCTCTACAGTTGAACAAGCTACGAAGAAGTTGATTGATCCAGATAAGGATTACAATGAGATCATAGTTAAAGATGTAGAGACTATGAAGCTAAGAGCTACTATCGCAGATCTGGAAAAGAATCTTAAGAAGAAGACCAAGGAACTCGAAAAGGCTAAGGCTGATTACCAAGAAGAACTCAATAAGAGAACGAGTGATCTTGAGAGCGTAAAGATCATCAATGCTAAGGAAGAGGAGATCAATTCTCTTAAGACTCGACTCAGTATCATTGACAATCAGAGTAAGGAGACTAGAGATAGTCTTGCAGAACTTGAGAAGGAGAACACTGAGTACAAGAAGACTATTGGAGATAACGATCAGTTGATTAAGAGTCTTACAGCTAAGAACAGTAAGCTGACTGAAGACAATAAGAGACTGAAGGAAAGCCTAGAAAAGCTAATCGCTGAAGTTGAGAAGAGTAAGTCAGAACCAAAAAGCGAGGAGGGTAAATAACCCTCCTCTTTTTTAATTTAATATAAGTAATCAAGTTTCATGGATGGAATAGTAAGTGCTGGTAAGACTGGAAAAGGAAATTCCTTATATATCCTAGATCTTGAGTCGTACGTAGACTCTATGAAGGATGAAAATCTCTTTCAGGAGAAGAAGGATGACTATGCAGTGATGTGTCCTATATGTAGGGAAGAAAAACAGAAAGAAGATCCTAACTATAAGAACCTAAAGTTCTGGATAGATAAAAGTCTAGAATTTGGAAGATGCTTTGTATGCAATAGCGTATTTATATCCAATAATGATAGAATAAAAACTGTTATAAGACCTATAGGTCCTCCGGATATGAGTAATATGAAAGTCTCTCACCTAAACCATCCATATTGGACATACGAGCTATTCAATTCATTTCCTGAGTATGATAAGGAAGGAGTAGACTATCTGTGTAAGAAGAGACATTATCTCCTTGAAAGTCTGTATCGACCTCTTGGGATCAGATTCTCAGGACATAATCCGGTAATCCCATTTTTCTTTAAAGGAGAGATGATCTACTATCAAATAAGACTGATAGATGGTGAGAGCAGAATAAAATACTTCTCTCCTCCAATAGATCATAAGCCAGCTTACATCATAGAAAAGAAAGAGAACAAAAATATAATTATATGCGAAGGGGTATTCGATGCTATTGCATGTCTTATTTTATACCCGAACTATACTCCTTTTGCAGTACTCGGATCATCCATAACTGATTATCAGATTTGGATGTTAAGATCATACATACCGGATAAGATAAAAATATTTATGGATAAGACTGAATTATCTGTAGGTATAAAAGAGAGAATAAGAAATTTCGTTAACTATGCGGATATTGGGATAGTTCCTTCTGATGGTAGGGACCCTGAGGAGACGCTTATAAATAAACTTTTATTAGGTAACATACATGGCTCCTAACGAAGATGAGAGGACTGAAGTTGAGAAGGATATAATTCCTGAAGTCCTAGAAAACAGACATGAATTTGACAAGGAGAGTCGTATTCAGGTATCTGCATTGGTAAGAACTAGATTCAAAGAGATACTTTTTGAATTTGCAACTAATGGTGGAGATGCTAAGAAATTAGCTGATGACTTCTCAACTTTGATGTCTAGATATACAAATAAGAAGTTAAGGTATCAGTTTGCAGTTGATGGATCATCAGCGACTCTAGTTCCACTAGATCAAAAGACAAAAGAATTTTTTGATAGGCTAAGAATATGAAAGTAAAGGATTTTCTTAGAGACGCTACAGTAAACCTAGTCAGTGTTCTAACAGTAGCGCTAATTTTTGGATTGATTAAGAATGGTATTGACTCCATCACTAGACGAGAAGTTCAAGTACCTAGTTGACAACTACAACAAGTACTTCATAAACAAGGATGATCCCGATGCTAAGGGGTCTTTCATTCCAGCAAGTACAGTCAAGATGAACTCGTCAGGTAAATTTGCTGATGTTACGATTTTCGATACGAGCATCGTACAGCTCAGCAAATACATGGTTTACCTTGCCCTAAGGATGGAGAACCTTAAGGCTAATAATGACGAGAATTTTCAACAATATGAGGGGTGGCTTATAGACTCACTTAAGGCTATTAGAAGGCTCTCTAAGAGCGCCTATGAGATCTATAGTGGAGTAGATACAGCTCTAAAATTAGAGCCAGGATTCCTCTTAAAAGACGATGTAGGGAAGGATCTTAAGGATATGTTCTTTACTAATAGAATAGTAAGCAATTACTCATCTAATGTAGAGAAGGTTGATGAAGATCCTAATAGATCTGAATTCGTTGGATTGATGCAGTACAGAGTACTCATCTGTCCACTTACTTATCTTTACATGAAATACCCTCAATATAGAGAGTATACAAAGGTAGTACTTGACATACTCTACTTTATTGTTGGGAACCACTGTTCAGTTTATAATCCGTATCTAAGTAAGATCCTCTATAATAGCCAGAAGACGGTCAAAGAAGACGTTGAGCCTGAAATAGGTGAGACGATGAATATGGCTAAGAGAAATCTAAGGGACAAGGGATTCAGGATGAAAGTTCCTGTAAAGCTGAACTCATCTAATATCTTCTACTCAGCTGGGATGATATATACACTGAAGAGACTGACAGGACTTACTCACGTAAATTCATTCTCAGCCTTCTTCAGGAAAATACTCTTCAAGATGTCAGCCTTCTACATTAAGTCGACATCTTTTCCTAACTTTACACCGATTTTGAGCGCAGGATTCTCTAGTCACGTAACCATCTATGGTGGATACGATGGGTTCAGGGAATACGTAATAAATAGATTGAACGATAACGTTGGAAATAGGAAGATCGTATTTTATGCAGCACTTCTTGTACTAGAAAACAGTGACAAGACATTGAACCTAATCAATAAAAATAGATTAACTAATTTCATAGCTAACTATAGGGGGTTCTCTACTAACTCGGATAAGCCACAATTCTCAGATATTGAAGCATTGATACTGATGGAGATATATAGGAGGATGGAGGATTCAGAGAAGACTAAGGGAATCCAATAAAAATAATCAATAATGGAGTTTTATCAAGTAGAGAAGATTAGTCAGTGGAGGTTCGTAATAAAACTTCCACTGCACGAAAAAGGTAGATTCAAATTCTTCAAGGAATCAGTTAAGTATCAGTTTTGGGCTAAGAAGTTCGTGTCTGAGAAGACTGAAGATTACTTATTTGAAAGGATAAGGTCAGACAATGAGTTTGTATTTAGGTCTGGCTTTGCCCCTTTTATATTGGAGGTATTTCGGAATGGTATGAATAAAGAGTCTGTGGAAATAATTGAGAGTTATTTCAAAACAGACTTCCCAAGATTCTTCTTTAATAACCTAACGAAGACTCAGAACAATGACTTGAACGATCTTCTTAAGAGTAAGAGGGGATTGTTTCAGTGTTATACATCTTATGGAAAGACAGAGATAATTTCTACGATTAGTGACTGGATAGCTAATAAAAGAGAAGAAAACATACTAATTGTGACTGCTAGTGACTTGTCTAAGAATACAGTTATTAGTAGAATAAGATCTCTGTTTGGAAAAGACATCAAGAAGTTCGACTATGATTCGAATATAAACATATTAAATATCAATGGATTCCTAAGGTCTAAGAAATATGACAAGAGTAACGACTATTGGAAGAACGTAAAGTGGATACTTGCAGATGAGGTAGAGAATTGTGTGACGGAAACCTTCAAGACTCATCTTACACAATGTATGACTGGAGTAGAGTATATTTATGGATTCTCTGCAACTACCGATAAGAAAGAAGCTCTTCCCTTAAGAGTAGATGATGGCATGATTGCCATGAGAAATAACAAAGAATGGAAAAAGTACATTGATCTTATTGGAAGAAATAAAGACTTAATTGGATTCTACTCATTCACATCAGTATACTCTAAGCCAGATAAGTTCTCAGTAAAGATGGTACATGTAAAGTCTACTCTAAATTTCGACTGGTTAGATGATACTGAAGGGTACTATGACTACTCTGAAATAGTCTATGACTTGTTTACTGATAAAGGACTTTGTACTCTATTACAGAGTATATGCTTTAGTAAGGATCTCATATACATTCCAATGCCTAGGCTTACCGTCATAGACCATTGGATAAAGAATTACTTTCGTAAGTCCGGATATACAGTAATGTGTATTAGTAGTAGAGGATTTGAGGTGTTCGAGAATGGAGAGAAACTTAGAGAAATGAAGTTAGATGAGGCTAGAGAAGAGATTGAGTCTGGAAAAATAAGACTTATAATTGGAACGAAGTCTTCCTATAACTCTCTAGATTTTCCATCCCTCAATAAGATCATAACCTTATACTCAAAGTCTGCAAATGTGGTCTTTCAAGCAATTGGTCGAGCCACTAGATCTAAAGAATTTGAAGTTTACAATATCTTCCCTGCTAGAAAAGCTCCGATTTACTCAGCGGATCTCTTTAAGAGGATCAAGCTGATAAAAGAATACTACGGAGACAGCGATTTAAAAGTAATTGAGGAAGATGAAAGAATCTATACCTGGAAAGATTCGTCTAATAACCTACACACCAATACAAACTAATGTTTTGCATAAAGTAAAGAATGGAGATAAACTGACTGAATACGGACTAGATGCAGTCTTTGGTGATGCAGCCTCCTATTTTAATTCAGTAGGTGGAAGTGACGACGAAAAAATAAATGAAGTAAAGAAATACATCAAGGCAAAATATGGGATCAATGAGATCCAAAATAATCAAGTGGAAAAAATCAAGAACATAGCTAAACTATCAGTATAGTATGGAGTTTACAAACACTACTCTTTTGTACGGAATGTTTAATAGGTTCGTCTTTAGTGAGGCTAAGATGAATATCTCCTTAGTAAAGATGTACTATAGATCTAAGTTCCTGTATGGAAAGAATACCTTAATTACAAGACTAATCAATCTAATTGAAGAGTATCCTTATAAAGACCTAACAGAGGCTAGATTCTTACTAACTCTACAGAGCGATGGTAAGACTTTAGACGAGGCTATAGAAATATACTCTAAAATAAAGGAATTTCAGGATTATGACATCACCCAGTCAAAGCCATTCGTAGAGAATTTAAAAGAGATTTGTTATTTGGGAATAGATAGTTATTGTAGATCAAAACATCCTGACAGTATGATCAAGTATCTAGAAGAAGCGAAGAAGTTTGAGTACAAAACGAGTTACGCAGATAACTTTGTTATTCTAAAGGGATCTGAGGTGGATTTGACGGACATTGTTGCCCGTAAACTTCTATCTAGCGCAAAGAGTAGGTATGATGTAATAAATAATTCATTTACTGGTGGAGGGTATCCAGGTGGAGCAGTAGTTGTTGTAGCTGGGGCCCCTGCCACTGGTAAAAGCCTCTTTCTTATGTCTGAGGCTACTAATTTTATAACTCAAGGGAAGAGAGTTCACTATCTAGTCCTAGGAGACCTCCAAGAGGATGACATCATGGTAAGAGCCATGTGTCAGTTGGAAAGGAAGTCAAAGAGGGAGATAGAGAATGATGTCTTGGGGAATCTGGAAAAGTATAGGAGCCACTATAGCAACCTAAACATAACCATACTTCCGGCCAATTCCATAACCTCTGAACAATACATTGAGGCGATTATGAGTAGGGTTGATGAGTTTGACATATTCATGGTCGACTATGACAGTAACTTCCAAGGAGCTAGTGATGAGGAGTCTATGTACAATAAGGGAGGACTCATTTATGACAATATGACAAAAATCTCCAATAAGGGCAAGTTAGTATTCATTGCTTCACAGATTAAGACTAGTTATGCAAGCTCTGAGCTTATTCCAATGGAAGCCCTTGCAGAGAGTGGAAGAAAGTATCAGGTAGCTGACTTAGTTATTACCCTTGGTAAGAAACCTGATAAAGATGCTTCTTTCTCCAGAGTTCCCTGCGGTACTATTAACATAGCAAAGAGCCGTAGAGGAGAGCCTGGAAGATGCTACTGGATTAGGACGAATGAGGGACTCTTCTACGTGCCTTCAAAAGATTTCTATGACAGATATAGTAATGTCGAAAGATCTTATGTATATTCGTACGCTGAATACGAGGAGAAGGAAGGAAGAGCCGGTACAGAGATAGTAAACAAATTCAAGGACACACTAATAGAAAACAAAAAATAATGGAACAATACACTGAAGCGATGCCTATTTTCGGAGAGATTGATAAATCTAGTCTTGAAGACTACGTAAATGGGTGGAAAGTTATAATGGAATAATGGAAAAGAATATGGAAAGAAATGAGTATGAGAATGTGGGCAATCCAGTAGTTGCGTATGAAGTTGCTCCTCCAACGATAGGACAATTTTTGAATGGGGAGGAGTATTTAAAGAGAATTTTCTACGAGCATCTGTTCCCGTTCTGGGTAGATAAACTCAAGGAGATTTTTCCTAATCAAATTGAAACTAGGTATCCAGTAGTTGTCTTGAAGGGAGGATATGGAACTGGAAAGACCACTGTTGCTAGGATAATAGCAGAGTATAACAAGTGTAGAATACTGTCCTTGTCTGACCCTAATAAGGTCCTAGGAATTACTTCCGGAGATAGTATTAAGTTTAAATATATAAACAGACTATCTAGTCTCGCAAAAGAGTGTTTTGAGGACGTGATCAATGAGTGGGAGGAGACTTCACCATTCTTCAATAAAATGAAGGAAAGTGGAAAGGAAAATCTCATTAAGCAGATTACCGGAGGAATGTACGTTGGAGAATTGAATTCTGATCCTTCTCTGTTCTACAGTTTCTCTGAAATGGACTTTTCGAAGGATAAAACTGCATGTGAAAGGCTGCTTAGTGAGGTGAATAAATGGAAATCGAAATTCGGATCAATTAGTAATTACTTTGGTGGTTTTGTGATTGATGCTACATCGTCTGAGTGTGATTGTATAGTAGAAAAGATTCAGGAGATTTTTGGAGATAAGGTTCTCGTAATAAACACTAGTCAATGGGGAGTTACAGAGGGGTACTCAGATCTTTATGGTAAGAAAGGGTGGTTTGAGGTATATACTGGAGACGAGTTTAATCCTCCGTTCATAGTTGACGACAATCACCCAATCACCGATGAAATGAGCAGAGAGAAGGTTATAGAGGTACCAGAGGAACTAAGACCGAATTTTGAGGATAATCTGGAAAAATCTCTCAAATATTTGGCTGGAGTAAGCCTGAGCTAAAATTACTGGAGATCTAATGATATGAGTAATGTTAGCGACTGGATATCAACAGCGTCCTTCAATTTCGATAACGATGAGAAGTGGTTAGAGATGGTGATTAAGTGCGATGAGTTGGTATCTATTAATACGGCTCATGGCATGAATACAAGAACTAAAACTGTTTACGATAATCCGTGGACAGTAAGGTTCAAGAGTCAGTTGAAGCAGCAGCTCATATTTGCAGATCCTGTAAAGAATTGTCCTTGGATAACGTATGGTGAGATATATTATCTCACCATATATTATTTATTCAAGAATAACTACTGGAGTAGAGATTTGGACAATGTTCACAAGATTACTCAGGACGTTATATCGGATGCATGCAAGATAAATGACTCTCACATATTAGAGATAAATTTGAAGAAGTTTTATAAGCCGGGGGATTACGACTATGCTATAATTAAATTTGGAGTGTCGTCCCTTGACTACAATAGATTTAAGTAAACTATGATTAGTAAGAAAGACGTTAAAGAGGCGATAGATGGACTAGGATTCGAGAAGTTCCTGGAGTTAGTTATTGTACTCGGCGGATCTAAGAGAGACATTGAAAACAGATTCCGTGTCCTCGTGGAGACAGTATCTATTGGATACAAGAAATTGAAGGGAGTACAGGATGAGTGTTCTCGTTAATACAAACTCTCCCACAGAGGTCCCCGATACAAAAACTCCATTGACCCTTAATTGGTATTATACTACTACGAATTCCCCGGCATTTAGTTATTCTAGCGGAATCTTCCTTAATGGGAACCACTATATTCAACACGGAGCTGATAATCTATGGAAATATCACGCAAAGGATAAAAGATATGAGAGGCTAAATACTGGGGGATTTGGACTTCATGGAAATTATTCCAAATTAATTATTGATGTCCAAAATGACTCTGCATATTCAATTTCCTGCGACGAATCTAGACTTGTTTATATGTATTTCCTAAGTGGGGGATTATCTAATATAGAAGTACCTGGAAAATTCGCAAGTGCGGCTCTCCTTGACGGATTTAGGCTCGGACAATTCTATCCAGTAGTTTGGAATTCTAAGATATATACTTTTGGTGGAACAACAAACACTTCTCCTACAAATGTTGTATATGAGATAGACCCAAATACTATGAAGTTCTTATCGTATTCAACACTTCCAGTCCCTCTTAGATACCCCAACGTAACTTTTGATGGGGTAGAAAATGTCTACATTACTTGCGGAGCTCTTAATGTAGGAACTAATTTTTCTGATAAGTTTATAAGGTTCAATCTGAGGACTAAAGAGTCAGTGGAGCTGCCAAAACCGGGGCATGGAGCAACAGGGTTTGGTGGATACCTCAACTATGTTGGAAAAGGAAAAATACACTATGCCTGTGGACAAGGCACTGCATATCGAGAAATGTTCTACATTGAGAAAAATAAGTGGGTAAGACTCGAAGATGGACATCCAACATGTTTTGCCGCAAGCATCTATGATCCAAACGAAGATTCTGTTCATACACATGGTGGATACATAGGTGGATGGAATACCTATCATAATGTATACAAAATGTAGTTATGGTACATGTATATAATCAATCATCAAAAACTGATGATGGAGTAGTATTAGACATAAGGGTGGTAGATGGGAGGATAGTTGATACTACCGGAAACTTTAATCCTACCATTCTTGATAGTATTCCTATCTATTATGATGGGACTTATGGGGACTGCATGGACATGAGGAATGGATGTATTGATCTAAATGACTTTAAGCCTTGGTGGAAGGATCACTGGGATAATAGAAAGCCATGTACGGTGGAGCTGTTCTTTAAGTCGATTTCCCCATCACTAAACTCAATACTTTTTGGGTGTAATAGTGGGAGTGGAAATAATTGTCCGGGAAATCTACACTGGTCAGTGAACGACCTAGTCACAAAAACAATAAATACAAATAATTGGAATACACAAACTGCTCAAACAGCCGCACATCCTGTAAATAAGTGGAGTTATGTAATATACTCCATTGAGGGGGAATACGCCATAACGATGAGAGGAGAGTATGTTCATATGGACTATGTATTCGATGGAAGAAATAACTTCACCAAGATTGAAGGCCAAATAGTTAACAGCTCTCCACTAAGAGTCGGAGGACGAACTTATGAATTTAATTCACCAACTAGACCCGCTGGAATAAGGTGGCCAGCATATTTACATCACGTACGAGTATATGACTATGCACTAACAAAAACAAGAAATAATACATAAAATTATGGTACTGATACACGGAGAACTTGGAAAAAGAGAAGGAATCTTACTTGATAGAAATGAGTCGACGGATATTTATTTACTGCTAATGAAAATAAAGGATACATATCCACAAGACAAGACATTGAACGAGTTCGTTAGGAACTACAAGATGCTATTCAATTGATATGAAATTAGCAAGCATCAATGTAAACGGGATAAAAGCATTCTGTGAGAAAGGGGGATTAGGAGTTCTTATGGGGACTCTTAATCCCGATCTTTTATGCTTTCAAGAGACGAAGGCTAATAGAGATAGATTCGGTAAGTATACGGACGAATATACTCCTGAGTATGTAAGGTATCACTGTGAGAACAAGTTCAAAAAGGGATATGCTGGAGTAGGTATTTTACTAAGGAGAGAACTATTAAGTCGTGTAGTTAAGTCAGATACTCCAACTCTTGAAGATACTTATGGAAGTGGGAGGATAATCCACCTTGAGTTTGATGCGTTTCATTTTATAACAGTATACACACTTAATTCTGGAAATAAGGACGTACTGAGACAGTTCTGGAACGGACAGTTCAAGGAACTAACTGATAGTATGGACAGTAAGCCACTAGTCATAATGGGGGATCTCAATGTAGTCAGAACACAGTTGGACTACTGTTACAACTTGGACTTAGATAGGAATACTATGCCGGGGCTAAAGGACTATGAGAGAAATGATATGGAGTCTTACTTGTCTAGTGGAAAACTGATAGATAGCTTCAGACACCTTCATCCAGAGCAGAGGACATTCAGTTGGTTCAGTTATAGCAATGACTCGTACTCGAACAACAGAGGGTGGAGAATAGATTACTCATTAGTCTCAGAGAACATAATAGATAAAGTAGTTAGGTCAGAGATAAGAGATGATATAAGATACTCGGACCATGTTCCGATAGAGCTAGAAATAGATATTTAATAGAGGTTAGAATGAAAAACACAGTAAGAAGATGCGATAGATGTGGATATATCGTAGAGCTCGACGATGGTTTGGGACGTAGGTTATCCCGAGGAAGTACCATAGAAAAAACAAATCCAAATGCAAGATGTACTTGCGGAGGTAAACTATTCAATACTGAAGTTATGGGGATGTAAAAGTCCTCATAGCTTCTTTTTTTTTTGTCTCTAATTAGTAGTTCATATACTTAATCCGAACTGACACAATTGGACTATTGTTAGGGATCGTAATTAACAGTCATTAAATTTTCAAGTGTATTGATAATAATCCGGTTAAATCATAAGACTCAGGGCACACACCCTTGTTAGTGTAGAATTTTTTCAAACTTTTTTGAGAGATTTTATGTATGGAATGTAAGTGATGAACATTATTTTGTTTATGAGCAATGAGAAAGATTAATAGAACATACAAGTTTAGATTGTATCCAAACAAGGCACAAACCGATTTACTGTCAAGACATTTCGGTTGCGTAAGGTTTGTTTACAATTACTTTCTCAATCAACGAATAGAGCAGTATAGGCTTACGGGTAAAATCGATAATTACTACGCACAAGCTAAAGCTCTTACAGAATTAAAGAAGCAGGAAGAAAAAGAATGGCTTAAAGAAGTAAATTCTCAATCCTTGCAATTTGCTATCAAATGCCTAGAAGTAGCCTATACTAATTTCTTTAAGAAACGTACAAAATTCCCTAAATTTAAATCCAAGCATTCTAAGAACAGTTTTACTGCTCCTCAATTCTCTTCTATCTCCGATAACAAACTCTTCATACCCAAGTTCAGAGAAGGTATCAAGTGCCGTGTACATCGGGAAATAAAAGGAAAAATAGGGAATGTAACTATTTCCAAAACTCCGAGTGGAAAGTATTTTGCTTCCGTATTTACAGAAGAAGAATGCATCACTCCGATTGAAAAATCTGGAAAGTCCGTAGGTGTTGATTTGGGATTGAAGGACTTTCTTATTACTTCTGAAGGAGAAATTTTCAAGAATAATAAATATACAAGAAAATACGAGAGAAAACTTTCAATAGCACAGAAACACCTTTCCCGTAAAAAGAAGGATAGCAAAGGGTTCGAAAACCAAAGACTCAAAGTTGCTAAGATTCACGAAAAGATTTCCAATAGCCGTGCCGACTATCTTCATAAGTGCTCTATTTCTCTTGTAAGGAGATATGATACAATTTGTATCGAAGATCTAAATGTCAAGGGTATGATGAGAAATCATCGCCTTGCTAAGTCCATAGCTGATGTAAGTTGGAGCAGTTTCGTTAATATGCTCACATATAAGGCTGATTGGAATGGCAAGAAGGTTATAAAGATAGACAGATACTTCCCGTCCTCACAGACTTGTAACATCTGTGGATATGTTAACAAGGAGACAAAAGATTTGTCTATTCGTGAATGGGAATGCCCTGTTTGTCATACTAATCATAATCGTGATGTTAATGCAGCGATAAATATTCTCCGTTTAGGATTAAATAAAAATACATCGGCAGGAACTGTCGATTACACGGATGGAGAGGATGTAAGAGCTAATCTTTTGAAAGGCCAATCTTCTATGAAGTCCGAAGCTCGTGAGGAAACTCGTGGGTAGTTCACTTCTCCCTTTTTTCTCTTATAAAATCCATCTTAACAAATTTTTAAAATAAATTTGGTCAAGTTATGAGGAAATGACGAGAATAACCTAACTATAATCAAATAAAATATACAATAAATTGAACTATATATGGAGTATTTCTGTGTAATTAGAGTCTATCCTGAAGATGCGAATGGAAATTTTGACTTTAATACTAAAACGATAGAGTTTCAATCTATGGATGGATACTATGGATGGAAAACTACCAGAGAAAAAGGTCAACTTAGAGAGTTCCTATCAGTCTACACAAAGAAGAATCTTACTGAGAAAGATACTTGGGAGATAAAGGATAAACTAGATAAATTATCTCAGGAGAGAGTTGAACTAGTAAATAAAGCTAGGACGAAGTATCACTTCTCCCCTGCATTTGATGAAGACTACAAGACGTTAGTCAAGGAAATAGAGGAAGCTGATAAGAAGAGAGATAAGACTTTCAGTGATTATGTGAAAGCTGAATTTACCAAAGAAGTATTTTAAATGGGGACTAAAAACAAAATTCTGCGAAGATTCTCAGGAGTAAATGAAATCAACGCAGGTACAAGTGAATATATGAATGCAAATTTTGACGATATACTAAGGAGGAGAAGAAAGACTCTTAGAACGAGAGCCTTTGCTGATAACCAAGTAGTAAGAGAAGATACGATTCCTCTTTCAAAAGATACTTCTATCATTTCAGGAATAGATGGAAAACCAGCCCCTGGAAGGAGACAGTCTAACAACGGAAGTTTGAATCCAAGTGCTCCACTGGTGGTTGAGAGAGATGACTTTATTCAAGGATGGAGCGATAATCCTTTCTACTTCTCAGTAGATCCTTGGGTTTCTTCTCCAATCATGTCAGATACTAAGGATGGTATCTACGTTGGAACACTGAGTGGAGATAAGGTGGAATATAAGGAAGGAGAAATACGCATAGGCGTTAGTGTATCTACTTCTTATCCTACTCCTGTAGTAGTAATAATAAAAGGTAAGAAAGCCCATGTTTTCAAGCAGACTCAACTTACTGAGCAGGTAAATAGGACTTTCAGTGCTGGAGACATTGAAAATGATCAGCAGTTCAGAAGCTATGCTCATAACATTATGATGCAAGCTCATGGAGATGACTATTCAGAGGAAGAGACTAATAAGGTAGTAGATGGAATCCTTAGAGATCACAAGAGAGGAAGAAATTACGGAGAGCTTATTGGCATTCTCAAGAAGAGTCTTGCAGGAGATAGAAGATTCTCTGATGAAGACGGTGGTTCAAGTGCCCCTATCGTACCTCAAGACCAAATGCAACAAATGCAGGCTCAAGCAGGACCTCAAGGACCTGTTCAGCCTGATATGATGGGAGGAGATCCTCAACAGCAAGGAATGCCTGAAGGGATGTCTCCAGATCAAATGCCACAGCCAAGTCCCTATAACTTTGCTTTTAATGTAGTAAACAACGTTCCATCAATGGATACGTTGATAGGAACTCTTGCTTATGCACCTGCTATCTGCAATCTCTATCAGATTTTCTCATCTGACTATACAGATCATCTTGTACTGAAGGAATTTTACGATAAGTTACCTGAACAAGTCTACAAACTTGCTTCAGTATATCTTAAGGACAATCCTCAAGCTAGATTTGAGTCTATTGTAAATCCTGAAGGGATGGATCCTCAGAACTATTTGAGTAATCTTCTGGAACTTTGCAGTTCTGTAAAAGCTACTCAAGAGAACTCCATGTATGGATCAATCATAGATGAGATAGCTACTGACATTCAGGGAACGATCTTCAAGCTACAAAGAGTATCAGAGGGTAAGAAGCTATTCTCAATCAAAACCTTCAGTGATCAGTCTCTTATGAAGGAGATCTCTTCATCCGCTGAAGAAGCTGCTGTTCAAAAGTTCAATAATGGTGAACAACCAATTCCTGATGAACACTTCAAGACTTCTAGGGAAGTTAGAGTATATGTTAGGAATAAGTCTAGAAATATTTTTGATTTCAAACAACTTCTTGAGGATCTAATGGGAGCTGGAGAGAAGTCAGTTCAATCAGGAATGAAAGAATACCTGAAGATTGGTATCAAGGGATCTGGTTCGAATAACAACAACCAGAATCAAAACCAAAATTCAGGAGACAACAAATAAAAATAACGATCACTTAAAAGTATGGCTACAACTGAAATACATATTTTAAGTGACCTAAACCTACACAACAACCAAATTAAAAATGCCTATCTTCAGGGAGTAGCTAAGAGAGTTAACTCAGAACTTGTAGTAAAACTGAAGAAAGGTGGATCTTCGGTAGAGAAAAGGTATTCAGGCCTAAGTGAAACGTTGGTGGAGATCGGTCCGGAAACGATCGGTCTCCCCGCTATTTTTGAGATGGATACTGGTGAGACTCTATCGATAGATCCAGCAACAAACAAACTAATTATTCCTACGGTAAGAGGACTACAAGGGGTTCAGGGTCCACAGGGATTACAAGGACTTCAAGGTAAGGTAGGGCCTCAAGGAACTCAAGGAACTCAAGGCTTACAGGGCTTACAAGGCATTCAAGGAACCCAAGGTACTCAGGGTACGCAAGGAGAAATTGGATGGACTGGAGCTCAAGGATTGCAAGGAATTCAGGGAGTACAGGGAATTCAAGGATTACAAGGTCTACAGGGATTACAAGGACTTCAAGGAGTTCAAGGAGTTCAAGGAACAAAGGGAGAAAAAGGTGATCAAGGGATTCAGGGGCCTGCAAATGGCCCACAAGGTATCCAAGGTACAAAAGGAGAGAAAGGATCTCAAGGAGCTTCAGGACAAAAGGGAGATCCAGGAGGAGTAGGGCCCGTTGGTATGGCTGGACCTACAGGACCAATCGGACCTCAAGGAGTCCAAGGACCAAAAGGAGAAACTCCAGACTTGAATACGACTACAGTTAACTTTACTAAGGCTACTGACAACAGTAACATTATCTCAGGTGAAACTCTACCAACTCTTTTTGGTAAGATAGAGAATTACTTTGGAAAACTTAGTAGACTAGCTTATAAGGATCAAGCTAACTGGGACACGGACATAGTGAATAAGCCGACTGACTTAGCTACTACTGGAGATATATCGAATAGCTTCAATGGTCATAATTCAGACGCATCTGCACACCCATACATACAAAATCTTATATCAACTCTATCTAATGTTACGGTAAAACTGAATAAGTTGGTAGCAAAAGACGGAATAAATATAGATATTAAAGGTGATGGTACTGTAGAGATAAAGAGTACGATTGAAGCTAATCCGTTTATATTGACTAAGTCTCTCCCAAGTGGATCAGATATAAAGAAAGATAAGATATACCTACTCTATGATAATGGAGAAATCTCTGGATCTAGTCAAATTTATGTTAGGTCAGCTTGGTATTGGGGGTATGATCTTGGATGGAGAAAGATAGGATCTGATATTACAGACATACAGTCCTTCCTCAATACGAACTATTACAATAAGACTGAGATAGATCAGAATAAGATAAAACCAATAGCTGACGATCTTGCTTCTCACAAGAACGATCCAAAGGCACACCCAAATCTTATCTCGAATCAGTCAATAGCTTTGAATGTTTCCAACTGGACAGATCACACTGATCAGACTTACAAGTTCAAGTACAGCATAACTATCAATGGAATGACTCCTGATGGTACTGTATGGGTAAGTTGTTCTTCTGACAGTGTTTCAGAGTGGAATAAGATAGAACCTTCTCCTAGTGGAGATACTACAGTCAATACTGTTACTATATACGCTAAGAAGAAGCCAACAAAAGACATAAATCTATTAGTATCATATCAACTATGAGCAAAGGAGTTCATGTGACAGGGGGGGGGCAGGAAGTAAACGCTTCCTCTCCCTCTAAACTCATTTTAGATGTTGGAGTAGACTCTGACGGAGTAGTAAGAGACAGGTCAAATACGAGTCCAGTGTCTTTTCTCAGAACTGTTAGCCAGGATACCTATGATGGAGTAAGGTGCGTAAATATCCATGAAGGAGCTATAAAAATAGACAAACCACATGAGATTAGAAAAGCATGGATAGGAGGAAATTTGAGGGTACAATGCAGATTCGCTATCTATCAACCTACTACACAAAACATCATCTTTGGATCATGTTATGGAGGGGACAAGAATTGTCCGATGACCATTTACTCATACTTCCCAGGAGGATCTAGTAACATGTATTTCATATATAATACGAATTGGGATACTATGACGACCATAAAAACTGGGGTAGTTAATGGAAAATGGAACTCACTTGAAATCATAATGAGAAATTTCAATATTGACATCTATTTCAATGGTTCCTTAGTTACTAGCGGACTAGATAACTCTTCAAATCACGGTGTAGTTAGGGACTATGATGTACTGATCGGGGATCAGTCTTCAAACCTGGGACCAGCTGGACATAAGTTCGGATATTTAGATTATTTTAGAATATATAATGATTCATATTATTAATATAGGGGGGGGGGCAAACCCACAATCTGACGATGATGGTATGATATTTCATCTCGGGATAGTAAACAATGAGATAAAAGATCTTACTGGAAACCATAATCTGACTAAGATAAGAAATCCACAAGTTGTAGATAAGTTTGGAGTTAAGTGCATAGATCTTAATTCTGGAGCTTTCAATATAGAGAGGCCACATAGAATAAGGAAGGCATGGATAGATGGAAACCTTAGAATAGAAACTAAGGTTAATCTAAATAATGTTACCGGACAATCATTTTTCTTTGGATCTTGTAGGGCTTCTGACCATAACGTTCCGGCAACACTTTTCTCCGACAATGGTCAAGTGTGTTTTACTACAAACAACACTTGGACAACTTATTCTATATTGGGAGTCATTCCTAATGACAATAAGTTCCATGAAATAGTAATTGACATGTCTGATTTTAGCATAAATACTTTTTTGGATGGTACAAATTCCAATAAGAATGTGGATAATTATTCGAATCATGGTGAGATAAGAGAGTACGAAGTACTTATTGGAGAACAGACGGCTCATAGTGGATCAGGGTACATTGGTCGTAGGTCCGGATATATGGAGTACCTTAAGGTATACAATAAATCTTTACTTTAGAAAAAAAATCAATTAGAAAAATGGCCGAAACTGATACCGAAAACAAACCATTGTCAGATATAGAAGAGTTCAAGAGGGTTCAGGCGATGAACGAAATTGAAAACATGTCTGATGATTCTAAAATAGAAATACTAGCAAAATTTATAGGATACAAGAGTATTCCTCCAACGATAGATCAATTCTTGGATGACGATTACTATCTTGGTAAGATCGGAAAGACTTTGTTTCCATTCTGGAGAGAAAAACTTAGGCTAATATATCCTACAGCCATCCATACCAGGTACCCTATCGTAGTATTCAAGGGTGGTGTTGGAACTGGAAAATCTACCATAGCCAAAGTTATGGCTGAGTATATGAAGTGTAGGATTCTATTTCTAGACGACATTGATAAAACGTTTGGTAGAACTCCAGGTAAGAATATTAAGTTCGCATTCTTTCATAAGAAAGCAGACCTAGCAGAGACTGACTTCCTACTCACCTTGAGAGAGTGGGAATCTGAACTATCACCATTCTTTCGTGAATGTAAGGAGTCTGGGAGGATGAAATGGATAGAGCAGGTTGCTGATAGTACAAGAACGAATGCGACAATCGGTTCTGACGTGCTATTTTATAACTTTTCTGAGATTAACTTCGTAGAGAAGAAAGCAGCTTATGAAAAACTGGATAGTGGATTCAAAAGATGGGACTCTCGATTCAGATTCGTAAGACCTTACTTTGGAAACATAATTCTCGATACTTCTTCAAGAGAGGATGATAGTATAGCGGAGGAATTCATAGAGAACAATCCGTTTGGTGATCAAGTCATCACCATAAGCACTAATCAGTGGAAAGTAAGGGAGGGGCTTAATCAGTATGGACGTGAGGGATGGTTCAAAGTATATACTGGGGACAGTATACACTCCCCTTTCATTGTAGATAGCTATAATGTTTTAACTGATGAGATGGATCCTGACAGGGTCATAGATGTTCCTAAAGAACTTGAGAGTAACTTTAGATTCGGTCTAGAGAAGGCTCTCCAAGATCTTGCAGGTATAAGTACTACTTCGTCAGACAAGCTCTTCCTCAATACAACGAACCTGGAGAGATGTTTCAATCTTCCTCAAAATAGTCCAGATGTAGTTAAGTTCGACTTCTACGATAAGATGGATAAACTTATCTATAGGTTCAGTAGGACGATAGATTCTATCCCAGAAGATAAGATAATCTACATTAGGTATGACGTCGGAATAACTGGAGATAACACTGGATTGGCAATAGCTTATTTTGACTCTTGGAAAACTTACAATTTTAGCAAGAACCTGAAGCAGCCAAGACTGATCATACCACTTGCAGTTGGAATAAATAGATACGAGGGATCAGAGACTCCAATCTATCACCTGTATGAGTTTGTAATGGATCTAAACGAGAGATTTCAGATTGGAGGATTCTCAGCTGACCAATTTGGGTCCGCACAACTCATTCAGGACCTAAAAAGAGAAGGAATTACTGCCAAAAAGATTTCTGTTGATAAGACAGATGAGGCATACATATACTTCAAGATGTTAGCCAATAATGGGCTAATATCACTACCTAACAATAAACTACTACTAAAAGAACTTAAGGAATTGAAAAGACAAAATAATAAGGTAGATCACCCAAAGAATGGATGCTTTGTAGGTAACACCTTAGTACTTGTAATAGATAAGTACAACAAGGAGAGGCTTGTCAAGATAAAAGACCTGGTAGACTCATACTCAGACTACGAGATAATTACCTACAATGAGTCTACAAAAGAGTTTGAGAGATCTAAGATCAAAAAAGTATGGAAGACTAAAGAAGAGTCTGAACTGATAACTCTTAGGTTTGGAAGCGGATTCGAAGTTACCTGTACTCGTGACCATCAGATACTAACAAGTGATGGGTATCTTAATGCAGATAAGTTTAAGCTGAGATCTACAGCTGTATGCAGAGGGTTCGGAGAGAAGGCTTTTGATACGGAAGTTACCGGCAGAGATGTTTTCTCCCTAAGATTCAAAGTCCCTGTGTATGATATTGAGGTAGAGTCAGAGAACCATAATTTCTGTGTATCTGGAACTAACATAGTAGTACATAACTCTAAGGACATCGCTGATGCTGTTTCTGGAGCAGTATTCCACTTATATCAGAATATAGATAAGGCAGGACAGTTATCTACTAAAAATATATCAAAGTTGTACTCAGATATGGGAAGTCTATCTGGAGCAGCGTATAATCCGCAGAACACCATACAGGAGATGTACAACAAACTTTTCTGATTTGGAATGATTTCCCTTAAATTTGACGAATATTATTAATTCATTGAAAGGCAGCTTGTCTTTACTGGCTGCCCTTCTTCTATATAAGAATATATGACAGATACTATAGACATAACCTTTAAACTAAAGGATGTTAATAAGACGGATGAAGAAGGTGCAGTTCTTCAGATGATAAAGGGAATTAGAAGGCTTGTTTCTCTTGGTGGACTTAAAGGTGACCCTGACGAATTTATCTATAACTATCGAGTTGATCCAAGTTCAGGATATGCTACTGCAACTATAGACAAGGATGCTCTTCTTGATACATCTTATCTAACTTCTGTTGGAGCAGGATACTCCTATGATGATAATCTACCTGATGAACCAGTAGTTATTGAAGACAAAGGATTTAGTGCTGCATCTATAAAAGAGCGTGTCCGGATAAGCGGAATGCCTATCAAACAAAGATTCAGATATATTATCCTTGATTATAGGAGATTTTATACTCAAAACAGAAGAAAGATACTTTCTAATCGTACTCAGGCTATTAACCTAAGAAATATGTTCCTGAACGATCTCATGGCAGTATTTAACGATATTATGCCAGAGCTTAAGAGTGGTAAGCAGCTTATTGCACTTACTGGACTGGGAACTGTATCCAAGGATATGGCTACTGTATCAAAAGATCTTTCTTTGGCCTATAAGAGATCCCTATCACAACTTGGAAGTGGTGGACAGATCTCAAGGGTAAACATACAGAACCTACAGAAGTACTACAATCAGTTCATGGATACCTTGATTCCACAAGTGTTTCCTGGACTTGTAGAGGCTATCTCTGAAACAAAGACTCATTCAGATACGGAATCTGGAACTAGACTAATTCAGCTTGAACAGCCATCTGGATCAAGTGACATTCTTGTTAGTATTCTTAACTCTATAAGAGAGAATCTTGGAAGAGAGGATGACGTTAAGGTTATAGTAAAGTCCGGAGGATCCACTTCTGAGTTCAAGCTAACAAAAGAAGATAAAATAGAAAATCTTACTCAAACTAGAGTAAACTCCGTCTTTTCGTATAATTATTGCGAGGACGGTAGAATAAAGCTATTCTAATATATAATCATGTTCAATTCACTAATCGAATCACTAAAATCATTCTCATTTCAGTCTTCAGTATCCGGAGGGGTTATAGGTGGAGGACTCTTTCCATCCTATAGCAATGTAATGGGCGGCTCTTTTGGTCAGTCAGGATTACCAGGAGGAGATAAATCAATAAACTCTATAGACGGTAATTCTAAAACCCTGAGTGCGTATTATGGTAAGATCGGGGAGTTGACCATGTATGAAAACAACGAGATTACTAAGTCTATAATTAGTATCTATAGTGACTATCTCGTAGGATATTTCAATACGACTGATGACTTGATAGCTATAGAGGAGTCTGTTGCTGACAGAGAACTTTTGCAGACAGGAGTAAATGAGATATTTAGGTACCTTGACATAATTTCTGAGGTAAAGGCAAACTTAAGTTCCATAATATATAATGGATCTTATTGCATTAAGATAGTCAGGAATGAATCAGACGGTACTTTCAAGAAGTATGATCTTGAGAATCCAAACAGTGTAGTCACTAAGTTTAGGGGGAGGGATGAAGAATCCCACATTGTAATAGGAACTAACGGAAAGCCGTATGTAGTTAATCCAGATTCAATCTTTAGGATAGGTCAGGCAGACTTGCCACTCATAGATGACGTATCTAAGAAGAACGATAACATCTTTGGATCTGATAAAGATTATTCATTGATTAAGACAAGCTCCTTATACGCAGGAACCCCCCTATACTACAATATAATGGCTAAGATTAAGGAGTATCTTTTAAAGGAACAACTTATATCTCTTATTTCTATAAAAGATCTCATCCAGCCATATATTATGTCCATAAGTCTCGACAATAATACTCCTAAAGATGAAGGTATTAAGTTTGCTATAAATGTCGAGAACATGATAAATAAGAGCACTGATCTCTCTATGGTGCTCGGAGCTAATTTCGACATAAACTCCATAATGAATTCAATCTCTAATAACATAAAAGTTATTCCTGATTATCATGGGGGAGTCGGAAACATGTCTGACATAGATCTCAGCAGAATATCTCAAAAGATAATTGAAGCTGAGAATATGCAAGACTTGAAGAGAGAGAACATCTTTACTTATAATGGAATCCCTAGAGCATTGTATAATGGTGATACAACTAAGTGGGAAGCCATTAAGTCAAGTCAAAGGCTTAATAGTAAGATTCATAGCATAAAGATGAACATTACTGAAAGCCTTAAATATGAAGCAAAGAAAATAATTCGCCAAACTTATAATAGAGACATTGACCTCGACGAGATCAAAGTGAATCTATTTACTAAGACTGACATTGACTATAACGTCTCTCTGGTCAACCTTGACATCCTAACCCAGCTGATGAATGGGATTCAGCAAGCTCTTATGATAGCTCAGCAATCTGCAACTGAAGTCAGATTCATAGATGCTAAGAAGCTACTAGAATATACCAGGGATCAGATAAAGACTATTGACCCGGACTTGAGAGACCTCATTACCGAGGAAACTATAAATGGTTTCATGTCTGGACAAGGGTCTGGTGAATCTGAAGGTTATAATGGGGGGTAATAAAGTATGGATGTAGTTCCAATTCTAATACAGTCTATCATCTCTTTCGTAGTCGGTGGAGGTATAGTAGGTATATTAGGCCAAAGATATGTCAATCAAAAGCTGAAGGCGGAGGCCAGAAGGGAAGAGTCTACTGCTAATTCTGTAGATGCTGACATTGCTCAGAAGGTATCTCAACTATATGGAATGTACACTGAGGAACATGAAAGATTCTTTAAGAAAAAGGAAGAAGATTTCATGGCAAAGATCGAAGAGTACGATGCAAGGTTAAGTCAGTATAGGGAAGAGCTGGAAGAGCAGAAGAGAATACATGATGAGCAGAAAAAGAGCTATGAAGATCAGATAAATCAGTATAAGACTGAACTCGCTAACCAGAAGAAGGAGTATGAGCTTCAGATTCAAGGATACCGTGAGGAGCTTGCATCTCTTAGAAAAGATCTATCTGATAAGATTAAAACAATAGAGAATCTTACTACTAAGCTCTATGAACTCTCTCAGAAGATAGAAAAAGAAGATACTAAGAGATAATTCCTCTGGTTGAAGTTACGATAAAAATAAAATAGATATACTAATGAATAGACTAATTCAGAGGATATACTCTGCTATGGAGAATCAAGAGACTCCAGTCCTTGATCAAATAGCAAACGACATACAAGAAGCAAGAGAGAAAGGTTCAATCGAAACTTCTCAGTATAGGATAGACAATCTCGGAAATGGTAAGGTAGTTATTACTGATTCTGAGAATGGAGAAAAGACACTTGCGGAGGATGCTGGTTCTCGGATAAAGTTAGACAAATATGAAGGAGACGGAAATGTTTACATAAGTAACAAGAAGTTCTACCTCATAGATGACGAAGGGAAAGTTCGTGCGATAAACTCTATCCGAATGATAAGACCACTATTGAAGATCAATCCAAACTGGACAATGCTATCCAGAGAAGATTTCAATAGCAAATTCCTTAATAGTGAAGGGAATTCTGGAGATTTAAAGGTATTTTCGAAATTCCATCGGAAGTACGCTGTATCTGACGGAACAGGAAAGTTTCTGGGATACTTCAATAAATTTATGGCCAAGAATATGACGGATGAGAATCCAGACTATTCTATGACAAAGGCTGTAGAGTATGGGGAGAAGAATCAAGCTGAACCCAAAGTACAAAGAAGTAAGTTTAAAATTGTAAATTAACATAAAATATCTAAAATATGAATGATACTCTGTTGATGACCCGCATATTTAGTGATGAGACTTCAGACAGCGAAAGAAAAGAGCTGATGGATGCCATTGAAGAAGCTAGAGAGAACGGTCAGAGCGAAATAAATGACGGCGACAATCATCTAGTACTTGCACATGCTGGTGACGGAAAGGTCGCTATTGAAGATATTAACAACGATGGTGAGGTTACTATCGCTGATCCTGATGGAAGCGGTAATAACATCCTTACCAACTACGATGATGAACCTGATGCAGCTGTAGAGGACGAAGGTGAGGATGAAGACGGTAACGAAACCTTCTCTCTTAAGTACGGTCCTTTCGACTCTCCTGAGGAGGCAGCCGCATACGATAATAGCCTTCAATTCGGACAGTATACATTCTCTGACGAGGAAGTAGCTTCTATCGAAGATAAGGCTAACGAATTGGAGGGAGACTACAATAAGATGATCAACAATCCTTCAGAGGATCTTGCTGATCAGGTTAAGAGTACGGCTGAATATTTGAAGTCATATTCGCACCTCGCTGAGGTTCACGGTGGACATGACATGTCTGATCTAATTGAGATGTGCCAGATCTACTCTGACGAGGCAGATGCTGTGAAGGAAGCTATCGAGGATCAGGAGATCTCTGAGACTCCCGTAAGAGACTACTTGGAGGCAGCTGATCCTGAAGAGATTGAAGAGCTTGATGATGATACGAAAGAGGCTATGCAGAAGGCTCTTGAGGATGAGGAGGAGACCGGTGAGACGGCTACGTTCTCGGATGTTATCGCTTATCTAAACACTCCAGAGTCTCCTTATGATCGTTCGTTTACGGACTATCTGGCTAGCCTGGATGAGGGTGAACTTACAGAGATGATGTCTCAGTTTAGCGACGTTGAGACTGAAATTATCCAGAATGCAGTCGATATGGCTGATGCTGGTTACTACGATGCTTCATTCTCAGACGTAAACGACGCTATCTTCTATGCCAATACGGCCACCGTTACGAGGACTTTCTCGGATGATATGACCGATGAGGAGAAGGAAGATTGGGAAGAGAATGCTACTCCTAACCAGAAGGAGCTTCGTGACGCAATCATGGAAGCAGAGGCTAATGGAGATACTGTAAACTACTCTGACGCTATGGCTGTCCTTATGTACTCGGAAGATGAGTTGGACGAGGCTGAGAACAATGCTGATGAAGTAGCTAAGGCTGCTCAGGATTTGGAAGAGAATCCGGATGAGGAACTTGCTAAGAAGGTTAAGGTTCTCGCTGATCATACGTCTGACGAACTCGGAGTTGCAAATGCAGCTGGATTTGACACTACGGAAGGTGATAGCAAGGTAGACTATGCAAATAGTGTAGCTAACAGCGTCCTAGGTGGAGATTCAGACGACGACGATGACGATTATGAGGGCGACGATGATGACGATGACGACGATTCAGTTACGGTTTCTCACGAAGAGTCTATGGTGAAGAACTCTATCACGACTCCGATGGGATCAGTAGAGTTCACGAACGGTAATCCTACGGCTGTAGAAACTTATGGTAGAGGTGGGGAAGATGACGATGATGATGACGATGAGAGTGAAGGCGAACAGCTGTACTCTGACGTTGACACAAGATCGTTCAGCAGTCCCTCTAGCAACATTGAGTATCTGAACACGGTTAGATTGGACTAACAATATAATCATACTATAGAAAAACACAAACCCCCTACTATTTCTACTGTGAAGTAGTAGGGGAACCTTAAAACATATTAACATGGCTAGAATTAATAAATTCTCTGAAACTAGAGCATTCAGCGAATGGGCTAATAGCAAGTCTTGGAAAAAGAACTTGGTAGACTCTTCGTCCAGCGTTGAGGATGCTATGAGCAGACTACAAACATATTCTGATGTATTCAGAAGGTGTGAAGACTTTAATGATTATTCGAAGAACTTCTCTGGCGTAAACAACATCCTTGTTAACGCTAACCAGTACTTCGAAGCATCTATGGTAAGTAACGTAAGGTCGTTCTCTGGATACCTTTCAATTGAAAGATCTTGCGAGCATCCACATTCATTGATTGGTGTTGACGATATTCTTGGTGTAAGCGATAATCGGGTAGTTTCTCCGAATATCGGTAAGGAAAACCTTGATGGAATTATAGCTAAGTTCACTACGACTAGTTCTCTTAACCCTGGTGGTGTTCAGGAGTACAGCGTAGCTACGAATAAGAAGTTGATCATGGGCTCTGTTGAGCTTCATTTGATCCACGCTTCTGCTCCTAACAATCCTGTGGTTATCAAGGATGACGGTCAGGGAACGCTTCTTGCACCCGCTGGCGTACTTGCACCTAACTCTGATGGATCTGTTAACGTTAAGTATGGAACTGGCGCTATCAAGTTTACGCTTGGAAATGGATTCACTCCTGTAACCGGTGATACTTATGTATTGACGGCTAGCGAAGATGTATCTGGAAATCCTGAGTATGGTACGCTGAACAACCCTGGAAACAACAGGTTCAAGCTGAACCATCGGGATATTGAAGTATACGCTGAGCCTGACATGCTGGTTGCTGAAGGTGATCTTATGTCGTATGCTTCTGCGAAGAAGTCTTACAACTACGATCCTAGGCAGGTAATCAGCCAGAAGCTGACTGAGCTTTATACGAAGCTGATCAATAAGAAGCAGGTTGGAGAGATCGTTCGTGGTTACCGTGGAAATACGTATCAGATCGATATGTCAAGCACGAACCCGATCATCGGTACGTTCAATGACTTGGATTCAAGGTTGATGTACTTCTCGAACGAGTTCAACCAGATTGACTCTAATCTTGCATACAGTACGACTAAGGCCGTAGAGGCTACTGCATATATTGTAGGTAAGAATGTAGCTAACAACTTCAAGGATCTTAGTGCAATTGGAAAGTGGACGAGCACTCTCGGAGACTCTCACTACGTATCGGATCTTGTAGGTTTCTTCAATGGTCGTCCTGTACTTCGTCATACGGATATTCCTGATAACGAAGGTTACGCTATTCACAAAACCTCTGGTGGTGAGATGGCTCCAGTTGTCCGTGGTATCTACATGCCTCTGGTATGGACTCCACCTACGTCTAACTATAATAACCCAACTCAGTTCGCCGTTGGTGCGTACTACTGGGAGAGTAATAAGTGTATCTTCCCTGAACTTATCCAAAAGTTCACGGTTAAGCAAGCTCACTAATTACTATTTTGTCTATGGGAAGTTAAAGTGTCTTCCCATAGATACTTTCACAATTTTGTTTTCTATTTTTCATACGCAACTGGTGGCAAAACCTTTTCAGTTTCCATTTTTCTAAGGTATGTAGGGACTAATCTCCCTACATATCACTAAAATTTTTATTTACATGGGAAGACAATTGGAATTTTCTGTCAAATTATTTGATACTACATCATTTGCGGCTGACGGAAGTAATATACCAAGAAGATCTTGTGAGGAATACCTTAAATCTGATGACTATAGAACAGTCATAGAGAATAAATTAGGTATTGGAGGTGAATCACACAAAGATAGGAGATTGAAGCCTGAACTCAAGGGACTTGTAGGGATGGATGATCAGGTCCTAATTCACAATAATGCCCTCCACTATTATACGAAATTATATTTCAAGCCATTTGACGAATTTCTATATGCCGATGCAACTACCTTTGATCCAGATCTTTTTGCTGGAGAGAGAAAGGACAGGATAATAAATGAGATAGGAATGCTATCCTCAGGAGTAAGACTCCCAGTATCTGTAGTGATACAGGCCATGTGGTCTAAAAGAGGAACTGCTGAGAGGATAGTTAGAATAAAGGGTTTTGACTTTACACTGAATCCGTCCTTTAAGGGTGCAGGTGATGTCGAACTATACTCGGAAGTTGCAGAGGATCTGAAGCCAACAGACGATCAGATAAAGCAATTCAGCGATTATAATTCCCAATATGGCGGTGACTTAGAGTTTCAGACTAAGATCTTCAGTTGTACAGGAGAAGTAATCTCCTTTGATCAGTCAAACAATATCGTAAGTAGGGAATACAGTAGAAAATCTAGTATTCCTGACGTAATAGATCTTTACTCTGCCGTAAAAATATACGGAATAGGGAGTAAGGAGGTAAAAATAATCTCTGCTGAGGAAGGACAAAGGATAGAGAAGGAAGATCTTGAGAAAAAGCTAAAAGAGAGGGTGGCTGACGAAGATAGTTCTGATGGAAACATTGTACTTGACATCCACGACAGACTTAATGAACATTCAGATGAGGATGACTCACATGACATTAGAGGTCTTATAAGTGGGGGAGATAACCAAAGACCGATCTCAGACATAATAGACTCAGTTCCAGACAATGAACCTACTAAGAAAGAGATAGTAGATAGGGAGGTAGATCAATCTATTGGTGACGATAGGGAGGACGTAGGTTATTTCAGTGAATCAACTTCAATAGGAGATAGACTAATAACAGCAGATCAGCCTAGGTATTCGAAAATAGTTAGGTTAATAAATGGGTATAAGACACTCATAAGATCAAGAGAACTTAGAGATAGTCAACTTCTTAGACTAAAACTCCTATTTATTCAAGATCTTAACTTACTCATAAAGGATGTACTTCCTGAAGTAAAGAAGGGGAGATCATTCAATACAATCTACTTTCTCTCTAGATTTGGAGACGATGTTAAGAATACATCGGAAGAACTCTCTATAACGTATAGAAAAGTCCTAGTCGCTGAGTCTGTCATGGGATTTATACCAAAGACTTTATATGGGGTATGGCTGGTAGATATGCAAAAGTTCTACAAGGCCATTCTTCAGTACGTTTTCGGTGAGTCTTTGAAGGAGTTTCAAATGAACCTAATAGATTATAAGGTACTATGATTTCATTTGAACAGAAAAGTAAGCTCTCAGATAGGGAGAGAATACTTGGAGACAGGTACCATAGGGACGGAATAGGTATTGGGGATAAAATAAGGCTTGCAGGAGCTGGCCTTAGTGCTACCAGTGGATTGATGGGAGCCTACAAAGGCGCTCTCGGACTAAGAGGAACTCAAGGTGACTATAATGATGCTGGAATCCCGAAAGCAAAGCCATTGGCCGATCACATGATCAACTCCGACTTCGCATCTGATCTAGGTAGAACAGCTGCTAGCTCATACATACTTGGGAGCACTATCAGGAATCGAATGAGGATTCAGGATAGGGAGTTCAAAGAGGGCCTTTCTAGTAAAGATGGAGATAGGTTAAGAGCTATAGAGAAGGAAAACTTTGCAAGGAATTCTGTTAAAGCTATAATGCTCGGAGCGTCTGCTAATCTTGGTCTCCACCTATCAAACCAGATTGCCAAGAATAACTATAAAAAGGCTGTTCTGTCTGGAGAAGGTTCCTCAAGTGCAAACCGTAAGCAAGGTATATCTAATACCGCTGCACTCCTTCTAGGTTTAGGTGGAGGATTAGCTGCCGGAGCTGGAGCTATATATGCTTATGACAGGAACAATAAGATCAAGGACGAAAGGTACCTAAAGGAAGCTCTAAGCAGAGAAAAGAGTATGGGTAGAAGGGATTCAGGACGGAAATCCCTATGAAATAAGAAATATAGATTATGGGTTTTTTGTTTAAAAGTAGAGTAGAAAAGGATCCCTATGCACCTCAATATAAGAATAAGAGAATAAAGGGTCTTAGACGCGCAGGAATAGGTGCCGGTGCTATTATTGGAGGGATTGTTGCAAACTCCAACGGAAAAAGTAAAGCCGGACAACTATGGGGAGCTGCCTCTGGAGCTGCATTCGGTGGAGCGTTAGGTCATTTAGCAGGAAAGTACGGAGATAAAGTCTTCAAGGAGAATGCTAAGGATAAGATAGATGAATACAAGTATAATTATGAAGGAGGTCCTCAGGGAACCATGTCACGAAGGGAAGCTAGGCTTCTTGGTATGGGTGCCGGAGCTGCTGCTGGAGCCGCACTCCTTCATAATCACCTAAAGAACGGTAAGTGGAAGACCTACGGAAAATGGGGAGGACTTGCTCTTGGCGGTGCGGCACTTGGAACGGCCTTTGCTGGAGGAAAGATTGGTACGATCATGCATAGATCATATAGAAGAAATATGGACGATAGGTATCAACACGAGGACAGGCTAAGAAAGGATGCCGAAAGAAAAGCCAGAGAGCGTGAGAGAATGGAAAGATATCAACAAGGAGTATAAATTTACATAACGTTATGTCATATTACACTTATATTCCGGAAACTAGATCGTTTTCGGACCACGAGCTTACAGAAGCTGAGAAGAGAGCTCGGAGAAAGAAGAGACTGAAGAGAGCTGCACTTGCTGCGGCTGGAGTAGGTCTAGCTGGCGGTGCATATCTAACGCTAGCTAAGCATAAAGATAAGGCTACTGGTAAGGAGATTGCTATGGGCAGACACCTGTACAGACTAGCAAAGAACTCTAAGATTGCAAAGAGTTTGGGAAATCTATTCAAGAAAAAGGCTGAGAAAGTAGCAGCTAAAAAGTAAGTAAAAAGTAAAATAACCTAATTAAATAAGAAAATAAATATCATGGAATATAGATTTGATCCGTATACGAGAAGTTTTTCTGCTGTTTACCCTGAATATGATGAGTATGACGCATACGATGCATACTACTCTGCTGCCGATGAGGAAGAGGCTGCCCGTAGAGCCCGGAGACGCAGGAGAATGAGAAACCTTGCCATTGGTGCTGGTGCTGCTGCTGCTCTTACTGGAGGTGGTCTTCTTTATCTGAGACATAAAGGTAATGGAAACATCGGGAAAGGTTTTATGTTGACAAAGCATAAGATAGCCGATAAGTTGACCGGAGGAAAATTCACTGCATACAGAGATAAGGCTAGGAGCGCTACTCGTGAAGCAGCTAAGGCCAATTCCGTAAAGGAAAGAGCTATGGCTATGTTGAAGAAGAAAGCCGGTGCGCTTGATAGAGCTAATTATGAGAAGTTCTGGCAGGAAGCCAAGTTGAAGGGATAAATCCCAATCAAATGAATATAGGAGATTCGTTTCTCCTATATTTACATAATTATTTTATCTATGGAAAGGATTACTAATGCTAAGATGGCTGCCTTCAAGGCTTTATCTCAACAAGCCGATTTTGATGCATTCAAAGGAGCTCTCAAAAATAAGGATAGGAATAGGAATAGCAAGTACGGAAGGATAAATGATGGAGTAATCTACGAAACAAATCCGAGAAGAATCCTAGAAGCCAATGGAATTCGAAATGAGACGGATAAGTACAATAAGATTTTCAAAGAAAACGTAGCTTACAACAAGGACTTCGAAGAAAAGTTACAAAAGGCAAAGAGTGGGATAGTAACTGTAGATAGAAACAAGTGGGCTTCAGGGGCATTAGGATTAGGTACAGCAGCTGCCCTCGGTGGATATTATATAGCTAATCGGGACAAAAGGTGGAGAGATAAGGACGGAAAAATAGACAAGACAAAAGCTGCAAAAGACTTAGGAAAGGCTGGTTTGGCAGGAGCAGGTGCTTATCTGGCTGGAAGGGCATTAGAAACCTCAATAATGAATAATACTAATGCAAAACTAGCAAATTTCCACAACTCAAATAGGATATCTACTGGGCCTGTTAGAAAAGACCTGTATGAGGGATTCCACAAAATTTATAAGGATCACGGGAAGAATCTGGCCCTTGGTTTTGGAGGACTAGCCGCTGCCGGAATCGGAGGATATGCTCTTCATAGATACTTGAAGAGGAAGAAGGAAGAATCCGACAACAAGAAATCTAAAGACAAATAACTTAGAATAATGAAGAAAAAAAAAATAGGTCCTGAACTTAGATCTATAATATTTTCAGAACCTAATTATCATACGGACGCAGCGAATGCCGCATTTAACCTAGTATCTAATAAATTAGATTGGGATGCAGCTAATGTGGTTGCAGCTGAGGGGAAGAAAAGAGGACTTTCTGGAGAAGAGCTCAAGCAATTCGTTAATGATAATCAAGGGAGGGTACTTAAGGCCAATGGATTTGGTACAGAGCTTGATAAGTTAAATAGAGTTACTGGAGGAAGGAGCCTTCCAAATACCCCTCAAACGAGTGATTTCTTGAAAAATCATAAAAACATGGCAATATCTACCAAGAAAAGTTGGGCACCAGGAGCGTTAGGACTTGGTACTGCTGCTGCACTCGGAGGATATTACATAGCAAATAGGGATAAGAGGTGGAGGGATAAGGATGGAAACATCGATAAGAGAAAAGCCGCCAAAGATCTCGGAAAAGCTGGGTTAGCCGGTATAGGGATGTACGGAGCGGGTAAGATAACCGAAGATCTGATAAGAGGTAATACTCAAGGTAAGATCAACGGATACGTAGACAATGTACTTAACCAAAAGGGAGGCGTAAATTATGATAAGGTTGCTGGTGGATTCAGCAAGATATATAAGAACCATAACAGAAACCTTGCTCTCGGTATGGGTGGCCTTGCATTAGCAGGTGTTGGGGGGTATGCCCTACACAGGTACCTAAAGAATAAAAGAGAAAATAGACAGAGGGAAGGTGAAGGTCGCCAAAACATGAATAGGTGATCTGCCCCCCCCTCCACAAAATATATAGTATATGATTAAAGTATATTTCGACGAAGAATTAAGACAATATACCTCATTCTACAGTGAAGGAGATGGGAACCTTGAAATGTATCAGCCTACTGAAAAAGAGAAGGAGGAAGCAAGAAGAAGGAGGATGATACGAAGTGCTGCCATCGGAGCCGGAGCTGCCGCACTAGTTACTGGAGCTGGTATTATGTACCTAAGGGGAAAAGGAAAAGGAAGCATAAGTAAGGGGTGGAGGAATGTCAAGACTGGATGGGCGGACAAATTGTCTGGAGGAAGGATTTCCAAGCTAGAATCTGCAAACAGGGATGCCCAAAAAGTGATAAAAGAGAATACCTCTAAAGTAAAAAATCTCAACAATGCAGTTAATAATGTACTTGCAGATAGTGCCAATAAGTCGGCAGAGATCTCCAGGTACAGGGGAGTAATCGCCGAGAAGACTAAGGATATAAAGAACTTGTCTGGAGCCAATGGATTGAAGAACCTTGCCAAGGGAGTTGCTAAAGCTGGTGCTGGAAAGGTCAAGTCATTCTTTGGAAGACTGACGGGATCCAAAAATAAGAATTTCGAATAAACTATGTACGACGGAATAAGTAAGGAAGAGGTAGACGAGTACATACTCTCTCACGATCGAGACGACTACGAGAAGAGAATAGTCAGAAACCAGAGAAGAGGGCTTGTTGGAGCTATGAGTGCCCTTACTTTGGCCGGAACAGGTGCAGCTGCTCTTGGCGGAGGAGATATTGGGATACCTCTAGTTGTTGGTGGGGCATCTATGGGAGGAGCAGCTCTTTACGGGAACAAGCTAGGTAAAGAAAGGGTTAGGAGGATAAGGTCACTTGCTGATAATAAACCTCTCTACCAGCAGGTGTTTAACTCTAAATATCCTCTAGAAAAGGCTCCGAACGGCAAATACAAGTATATTTTTAGGGCCAGAAAGGAGCCTAAAAATCAACAAAACATCAATATAAACATAGATCGTGACGATTATCTCTGGTGATTGGTATGGGAGGAGTAATACTAAAAGAGATTAAGAGCAACCACTGGTTTCCTAGGAAGGAAGAAGTTGACGAATACATCGGTTCAAGGGATAAGGACGAATACAAAAAAAAATCAATCCTTAGACGGTCCTTGGTGACTTCTGGAGCTGGAGCTACTGGTGCTTTATTAGGCGGTGGACTAATAGTGGCACAAGACCCTAAAGTTTTGAAGGATAAGAGATTCTACAAATTTCTTGCAGCAGGTACTGGGGCAGTTGCTCTTGGCGCAGGAATTGGAGGAGCAGTGTCTGGACACATACGGAACAAGAGAGTGGAAAGACTCGCTAGGGACAAACAAAAGTATGAGGAAGAGTTCCGATCAAAATATCCCACCTCTGATGAAATAAGTAGGTATTTATATAGACATAGGTAATGTTAGGATACTTCGGAAAAGAAGTAGTTAGTTCTCCATACCGTCCGAGCAAGGAAGACGTAGATAACTATATTCTTGCTAAGGATAAGGAAGAATTTAAGAGGAAACTTATCCGAAGGAGAATGGCTGCAAACGCTACTGGTGCGCTTGTTGGGTCCGGAGTTGGTATCGGGGCAGTAACTCTCAAGTTTGGTTATGATAAGAATATAGATCCGTATCTAATTGCTGCTGGGGGTGCAGGATCTCTAGTTGCAGCTGCGGCAGGTAGGCATGGAGCTAAAAAGAGAAATGTCCTTATAGAGAAAATAGCCAATAGCCCATCCCTATATAGAAGGTACTACGGAGGCAAAAATAAACATAAGTGATATGGATTCAAAGAAACTAAGTGCACTAGATAGAGACTATCTTGACTACTATAAGTTAGAAGAAAATCAAGATGATCCACTTGCAAGTTTTCTCAATAAGGCTGCAAATTCTGGAGTAAGGGACGATATTCTTAAGAAAATAAAAGGAAATAGAAATTCCGGAAGAGCTAAGAACATTGCTAGTAGGTCCGCACTAATAGGAACTCTTGGTGCAGGAACTGGACTTGGAATGTACCAATTACTTGCTAGAGATAAATCCTTAAAGGGGAAATTAATTGCAGGAGGTACAGGTGCCCTGGTTGGTGGACTCGGAGGAGCATACTTAGGAAACAGATATGACAGAAAGGTTGCTGAGTATGCTGATGAGCCTGAAGAGTTCCTAAGAAGAGATGCAAGACTCAAGAGACTCAACGAAACTTACAGGCACATAGGAAGTAAGATAAACGCCTTTACATAAAGAAGGGATATGGGAGATTATGGGATTGATCCTAAGTATGCTAAGTTTCTGTACGATAAGAAAGTAGGAAACTCTAACTTACTTAGAGAAAAATTAAAAGACAGATATTCTAGGGAAATGAAAAAGGCTCTTGATGACGAAGAGGGCCAGAGACTTAACAATCTCATAAGGTATCCAAATAACCCAGAGAAGTGGGAATATAACAAGCACTCAACTAGGCTCGTTGGTCTCACAGCATCACGAGCTGCTGCTGAATTAGAGTACCAAAAGAAATTAGAATATCTTATTAAGTTAGGATTAATTAATCAAGAAGAAGAAAGTAAAAAAGGTGGTAGGATAGTTCTGTAAATCTATCGGATTATCCTTCAAAAGTAAATTTATATTTAAGATGGGTAAACTTACCGATAAAGTATATAAAGGAATGGGCTATACCGGACAGGCAGCCGCTAAGTTCCTTAATAAGACAGGTCTTACTAACACACAACTAAAGAAGATACAGGGACACCTTGGAATCATAGCTACTGGAGCAACGATTGCTGCAACGGGATATGGCCTTGCTAAGGGACTAAGTCCTTGGTCTAAGTACATAGTTGTATATAAGAGCTCAACCGGTACTCCTAAACATCAGACGGTACTTGCGGAGAGCCCAATGAAGGCAATTGATAAAGTTAAGAGAGATGCTCCTAATATGACCGGAGCAAGGGCTTTCAAGAAAGGTGAGGGAGACTATGACGCACAGGAGTACATGTCAAGCATTGGAAACACAAATTATTCTGATTACTCAGAGCTGAGCGACAGAATATTCAGTCTTAAGTTCTCTATACCAAAAAGGGTTCAAGATGCTATACTAATCTCATTCGGTACTGCACTTGGAATATCCCTTCTCAGAAATCTAAAGAAGTCTTACATGGACTATAACATGGAGAAGGGGCATGACAGAACTCTTAACGAGATGAATTCTGAGCTAAATAGGCTAACAGATAATCATAAGGCAGGAATATCAGCTGGAAGTTCAACCCCAGATGAGTATTTTGATGCACTATCTCACCTGATGAGTCTTGTCCTCAAGCACTCAAAGTACAATAAGGACGAATTTGGAAAATCAGACATACTAGCTACAGTAATCTATCCATTTATGACCCTACTGAGATCGGTTCTCATATCAGGAGTTCATATATTGGCTGGGGACGACACTGGAGCAGATAGAAGTGACTTTGAATTAGTATTTGCCCCTGATGTAAGAAATCCAGAGGAACTTAAAGCCGATCCGACGTATAAAAGAAACGTTATCTTTAGTCACAAGTGGCCGGATCATGGATTCAAGACAACAACCTTAGGAGCTGAGGAAGCTAACCTTCTTATTGATGATACGTTCAGGTTCCTGTCTAAGAATCCAAAATTCCTATCAATAAGACTATAATGGAAAAAGTAGAGCTAACGACCCTATACAAAGACCTCACTAGGAGAAGCACATTGATAGCTATTCCTAGTGTAGTCGACATCCTTGAAGTCCCAAATGGAGAACACTCAAAGTGGGAGATAATGTACTCTATAATAAGAGACTCCCTCCAGACTTTCGAGAGATACTACCCGATGTTTCTCATGCAGAAACTTCACATTGTAGTTGACCCTATTACTTCAAGAAGTAGAAGAATAGTAAACAACTTCAATCAGTACCTGAAGGGAGAAATCACTGAGGATGAGATACAAATAACTCCTGAGGCGGTTCTCACTATAGGAAATACAAATGGATTCTCAGGATACGACTCTCCTTCTTATGAGGGAGGATACTTCTTCAATTCATATATTCAAACAGGGGTTTATTATGCAGAGACTATCTGCAAGAGACCATTTCCGGAGGACTTTGATGAAGTAACAAAAGAGCCGACCGAAAAATGTGCGGTTTACTATATGTCTAGGGATCTCGATAGCGTATACTCCATATTTAATGATGAGATATATCTCAACTTTTGTAGGTATATTATAAGCATCAAGAAGAACATCTATCTTCAAGGACTACCTATTGAACTATTTCAGGGTCTTGAAGAGGATTATAATAGATTAGACAATCAACAACAAAATATATACATGAGTGCACTTACTTCTAGCTACTGGCTAAGGTAAGTACACTTTTTACCGTCATGGCATCATCATTCGAAATAGATACAGATAAATATAAAGATCTCCTAAGACTTGATGGAGATTATGATAAGTATGGTGGAGAAGTTGTTGATGCTGAAATCATAGAGGATGATCACCATAGTAAGGAAGAGGTAATACTTCCTGCTAAGGCGCTTAAAGATCTAGGTAAGATACAAAAAGACGTAGGAGAGCCAAGCGAGAAAGTTAGGGGAGAGGTATCCAAAGCATATACTGAACTCGTATCTCACTTGAACAAAGAATATGGACTTAACGTATCTCTAGATTTCGATTCATTCACTAACAGTATTACCAACCTAACGTCCGACAAAAGTGAGAAGGCTGCTGAATACTACCTAAGCAAGGTGTACGGAAAATTCAGAGTCGTTATGTATCAGCAGTACCTCAGAGCAATTTCTCTTCTCGCATCCCAGATTCTCGATCCAAACTATATGATGAGTGAGTCAATGACTTATGCAGATAAGATGGATATGATGACGAGAGTTCTAGATATGATGAGCAAGATGAATGAGATTTACGGTCAGGTCAAGATACCAGATACTGAGGAGAAACTCAAGAAATTATCAGAAGATACCTCTAATGACAATAAGATGAGTTTCAGGAATCCAAAATACATGGATCTGGTAGATAAATTGAATGACTCTTTGTTAAAAGAAAAGAAGGACGAAAAACCACTCGACAAGTGAAACTGAATATCATTACGGAACTCAAAGAGAGTGACCTAAAAAATATAAAGATTCATCAGACAGAATCTCAGTTGAGGATTGCCCTTGGAACAGGTAGAAAAATTATTCCAGGGGAACCTACAGATAAAGTTCCTCAGCTATACTACTTGAAAATGACCTCAGATCCGGGTCTGGATGATTGGACTATTCATGCACTCTCTACCGACATGATATACTTCCTTGGTAAGAAGTCATTAAGTCTAAATGACATAAATATAGACTCAGACCTAGATCCAGATAACTCATCCGGAGGGAAGGATTATAATACTTTACCAAGGATTCTCCAGTCAAAAATCTCTAGAGACCCATTGAATGTGGGAGGAGATGATCTGAGGATTTACGGTGAAGGAAATATAATTGAGTTTAGTGGGAAGATAAAGTGGTATCGGGATAACCCATCCACTAAAAAGGTAGATCCGGGGAACTATGTAGGGGTAGAAATAACTCCTGATATAGGAATGATCGACAAATTCCCAGATGTAGAAATATCTCTAGACGGAAGGAAGTTCGGTAAGGAGATTTTTACTGTACACGATGACTTCGATCTACCGAAGGCCCTTTACTTCTACCCAAAGATACTCTCATTGAATGAGGCTCACATAGTAGACATAAGGTGGGACATGAATTTCAGGGAGAGATTCATAATATCTATAAGTAAGGACTCTCACTTACAGATGAGAGGAGAAGTTATAAAGGAGACTTATGGATACACCCCAACAGGAGAGTCTAAGTTAGAAAATAAGATTCTAATCTGTAATGGAAACCCTACTACTATAATGACCGATCTGGACGATAACTATACAATTCTTACAGAAGGTGAAAATAGTAGGAAAGTCGCAAAATTCACATTTGATTCGGTGATCCAAGGGTCTTCATCGGATACCAAGATGAACCATACTTGGCTAAGAGGCTCCGGAATAACTGCTTTCGAACTTATAACGGGAAGTAAGAATATCGAGGGAGACGATTCAACTAAGTACGTATCAACAAGCCTTGTATCTAGTAAGGTGGATAATCTTATTATAGGAAATGTTGGTGGCGGATATAAGTTGAACTCCTATTGTCTACTTAGAGATTGCGAGATAAATAAACTTAAGGTCTCTAAGGCAAGCAATCAGGATCATAAAGACTCTTTTGATGAGCTTCTCGTAAACTCAATGAACTCTAAGTTCCAAGAGACTGGGGTAGTAGAGTCTGATATCAATGAGATTAAGTCCCTATACATAAATTATTACGGGAATACATTCATTTCGTCAGACTCGTTAATAGACATTGGGAGTGGATACATAGAATCTGGTAGAATACTGTTCTCCGGATGTAAGTTCTCTAAGGACTGTAGATCTCTCGACCTATTCAAATCTGGTACCCTTAAGAATGGAGAGTTGAAGATAGTATTCTACAACTGTGTATTCCCGAAAGACTTCCAATTTAACCTAGGATATAGAAAGTTGACTAGGACTCATGGTCTGAATAGTGGGGATCTTGTGGTTGAGTTCATAGATTGCGTGAATACTCCATGTACATACATACATGAAGGAATATCTGGGGTCAATTTGACAGTAATTGGATCTAAAGTCCACTTTAGTAAGTATGACTCTGTGAACTCTACTGTCGATGAGTTTACGATAAATAATGGAATAGTCTGGAATTTGTATAATGGTTACTCTGTCGATAGAGGTACCTACTTAAACAAGTTCGGAAAAATACGTAAGAGCTAGGGGAATTAGTTTTCCCTTAGCTTACTTTTAGATTTTATTTTTTTTTTATGGAGAGAATTGAGTGTCCTTGCAGGCCTCAAATAGTAGAGCCTGTCAAGTTTGATGTTGGGGATAGCATCAAGATAATATATTCTTTCAGGAATCTCAATTACTATCCTGAATATCTTATCCCACTTAAAAGAGTTAATTTCACTATAAAGTTCTACATAAAAGGAAAGTCAGAGGAATTCTTAGTAAAGAAGGTAGGATCTGATCTTACTAATTGTAAGTTAGGAGATCGAAGCGACGTCATCTGCCTACTCAAGGATCATGGCTTAGGTTCTGGTAAGTTAATATCAGAGATAAAACTTACTTGGGGAGATGAAGACTTTTCTGATGGAGTTAACGTAGAAAACTATTTACACGACTTAAATATAATACTAACAGATAACGGCAAGTAATTATGTTTTTTAGAAGAGAAAGAGATATGATTGTCCCAGGGTTGGTAGGTGGGGCAGTCGGTGCCTTAGCTGCCGGATATATTGTTAGTAGGGATGGAAGAAAGATACCTGTGGATAAGAACGGTAATCCTGTACAGGGTCAAGCACAGGGACAGGCTCAAGCTCAAGGAGGAGAACATCAAGCTGCCAATCAGAATCAGAATCAGCAGCAACAAGCCCCAGCTAACCAACAAGGTCAGCAACAACAGGCTCAAGCAGGCGGTCAGCAAGGAGGAGCTGATAGTGGAGGCAATGCTAAAGCAGAGAAACCACAAGCTCAGGCTACTACCCAACAGCCAGCAGCTACTCAGAACAATACAACGACTCAGAAATCCCCTGTTCAAAACACTCCGACACCAGCGCAAGCACCCGCTACGCCTCCACCTGCACAGACTCAGACTCCACCACCGGCTCAGAATACGCAACCTAAACCTACAACTACTACACAGCCATCAGGAAATACTGCCACTACCACAAGTCAGACTACAACTCCTCCTAAGCCGAATACAACTACTACATCTACTGGAGGAAATACAACCCAGACTACTCAGAAGCCTGCGAACAATACTACAAAGACTCAGCCAACTGCACCCAAGACGACCACACAGAGCACTCCTACTACTCAAAATAAGAATACACAAGGTCAATTCAAAAGGCCTGAGAATTTTGATAGGAATGCTGCTAGACAGCAAAAGTGGCAAGCTAACAGGGATAGGAAAGATGCTGGAATAGCTAGAAGAAATTCCCTCCAAAAACAACAGGCAGCTCCTACTGCTACTACCCAACCAAAACCTGCTGGTAATACTGGAGGATTTATAAGAAATACTGCTGGGGACACGGATACTCGAAGGCTTAATGCGATGTATCGAGGTCCAATAGTTAAACAGAAAGCACCACAGCAGGCAGGAAAGATAAGTTCAAACGGACTGAGATATACTCCAAATGGGGCCACTACAGCTGCACAAACAGTAACGAACAATGCTACGCAAACAGCTGCTAATGCTGCAAAACAGACTGGACAACATATTAGGGACAGGAGAGCGGCAGACCCATTAAAGGATAGGATAGTTAGGGCAAGGGCAAATATTCAGAAAGATCTCCGGAAGGAAAGATTAAGAACTGAAGCGTATAAGACCAACGCAACTTCTACATTAGGTAGGGCAGGTGATAGAACCTCTACCTTCTTTAAGAGACGTGGTCAGGATATAAAGACTGGAGTCAAGACAGTCGGATCTGGAATTAAAACTGGAGCCAGTGCAGTAGGATCTGGATTTAAGAGGGCTGCCGGTACGTTCAGGAAGGGAGGAGCCGTAAACGGATTCGTTAGAAACACTGGAAAGGCCATAAGAAATATGCCTGCAAGAGCTGGTTCTGCATATTTAGGTGGAGTATCCAGAGTATTGGGAGGAATGTCAAGAGGACTTGGAAGGGCGTCTGCAAGATCTAGAGTTGCCTCCGGATTCTTAAAGAGCGCTATAAAGAAATAGTTATGGTAGCAGAAAGAAGATTTCACGTAAATAATGTCGTCGGATACACTCTTAACATAACTTCCATAACTAAATCTGGAATATGTGACGAATGTAATCCACCTGCATACGAAGAGACGGATGAAAAGACACAGTACATACAGATAACTGAAAGGGAGTTCAGTTCAATGCAAGAAATTGCAGAGTATCTAAAATCTAATCCTTCAGTTGGAGAGGTCTTAGTATGTACGGGCCCTGATAAGTCTAAGTGGATTGTGTCTCCTGACAAGACTCTGGAAAGAGTCGATCTTAATACTAAGGTAAGGTCAATTAAGGCCATATCGTCTCCAGTAATATCTAAGTACAATGGAAGTTCCGTACCTAAAGTTTGGCTGGTAGAGAAGCAGTCCGGAAAGACGATAGAAGTAGACGTTCAATTACTCGAGAATAATTTCGTTGCAATCTATTGGGACGAAGATATTCAAGGTACTTTATTTATATTCTAATTTATCATGGAAGTAGTAGTTCAAGATCTTTTAATTAAAACTAATTGCAGGTACCTAAAAGTGACTTTCAGTAAGTTTCTTGAGATCGTAGAGGACTATGATTCTTCCTGCATTCGGATAAACGTTCCAGAAGGATTCTGTAAGTCCGACATAATAGACAAAAGGATAGAGGTTTTGGGATATGACGATAGTCCCCTACAGGAGACCGACTATATCAAGCTAACAAATAGCTGTCCGATACTAAATGGTTTCAAGTTCAAGAAACTTATTCAAACGGACTACGTCATAAACCAATACCTTATAAATGATTCAAACCAGACAAACTTTGTAATTAGGTTTGATGATACCAGGTGTGAGATAATTATTCCAAAGATAAAGACTCACGATGTTGATGGGTACCTGAGAACACTGTGCAAAAATCCGTATCTACGAGTTAGTGTGGATGAAGACAGTGATCAGGTACTATCAAACATATACTCATATAACATAACCGAGAGCAGTAGGGATATTACTTCAAATAACTTTTTTGAATTTAATACAAGAAAGTCATACAGTAAATACCTTCTTACCTCAGCTATGATATATGACTCATTCTTAATGAGAGTTAAGGGATTATTTGTAGATAAAGGGATTGATTTTATCAAATATCCAAAGACAGATAATCTTAAATCTACTAACTACGTAATATATAGGCTTATTGACTCTGGAAGACAAATGTCTAGGAGGACCTATCAAGAGCCATTAAGGTACGCAGTTCAGAAGAGCTCCATTTTTAATTTTGAATTTTCATGCACGGACATACCAGTGTTAGATGACTTCAGGACTAAGTACCAAAACTTAGACTTCCTGACAAACCTAACCATGTTCAATACGAACGATACTCTAGGTAGGCCGTGGCTTTCAAATATAGTGTGGAGTCCCATACCAACTGACTTTAATCAAGAGTATGATCAGGACTCAATGGCCAATATAGCGCATAGAGTAGAATTTTCAGCTACACTTAACTATTATGAAGTGTATGATGAGAAGTATCACTCCATCAGCAAAGTCATTACGAATATATTGGCTGGAGACGTTAATGTATCTAAAAATAATAGTGACTAGATATGTCTTTAGTATACCATGAAAATATAAGCCCAATAGAAAGTGTCTTTGAGACAACTACTAAATGTAAGTACCTATTGGGAATTTCATCAAGTCAAGAGTCAGCTATTATAGATATAGATATGGCTATCCGCCAGAAGATGCCAGTAGTAGACATTGACGAAAGTACTCCAGACGATCTCTTTGTTCCAGTTGGTAAATTGGATAGATTCCTAGCAAGTAATCCTTGGGTATTCACTGGACTTCAAGGAGTTCAGGGTGCCAGAGGGCCTATGGGAGACACTGGAGATACTGGTAGAGGTCTACAAGGACCACAAGGACCAAAAGGAAGCAAAGGACAGATAGGCCTTCAAGGAGGAGATGGTGTCCAAGGAAGAGATGGTCTTGATGTAACTGGTGACAGAGGAGATAAAGGAGAGGATGGCCAGACAGGTCCTGATGGAGATCCCGGAGATGATGGTCCACAAGGTTATCCCGGAGATAACGTTCCGGGATATGTAGGTCCTACTGGAGATCCAGGACCAATCGGAATAAAAGGTCTGATGGGTTATCAAGGAGTTCGTGGGGACATCGGTCTTCAAGGTCCAGAAGGCAATCGTGGACCACAGGGAACGCAAGGACCTCAAGGACCTGCTGGAGACTCTGTAGACGGCCTTCAAGGAACTCAAGGTCCTAAGGGACTGACAGGAGCACAGGGACAACAGGGAGCCCAAGGAAAGAAGGGAACTCAAGGACCTCAGGGCCAAAAGAAGTATGGGTCCACTGGACCAACTGGATTTCAAGGATATGCTGGACAAGACGCATATGGAAACCAAGGACAGAAAGGAAACAAGGGACCTACAGGAATCGGATCAAGAGGACCACAAGGAGATAGAGGAGATCAGGGGCCAGATGGAGCTCCGGGACCTGCTGGACCTCAAGGTCCGACTGGTCCAAAAGGTAAAGACCAAATCCTAGCTTCTACTCCACAAGACATAATAGCTGCAATAAATAGAATCCTATTCGGTGGAAAGAATGTTTTTCAATATGGAGGTACGATAGATGCCTCTCAGGCAGGACTTACTGTACAGATTGGAAACCTAAGAACAGATACACTTAAGAATAGGATGAGTAATAAAATAATAGTGGTCCCGTAAGTTATGCTAAGATATTCTGATTCAATAAAGGTAATAACCAGCCTCTTAAATACACAATTTAATTGCAGGTACCTTCTTGCGATAGACAAATCAGGAGATCCAGCTCAAATAGACCTATTCGAATCCATATCAAAAGACATATATACCAAAGACTCAGAGAACGTACCGGCAGTAGGTATACTTACTGTAGGTGGAATGAGAAAGTATATAAAAGATAACTATAAGACCATCCAAGGGGCACAGGGAGCAGATGGTGAATATGGAATCAAGGGTGAAAAAGGAGTTCATGGAGACACTATCGGACAGCAGGGAGTAACTGGTGTACAGGGGCCGACTGGACAATTCGGTGAGGATGGTCCAGACGGTGATCAAGGAGAACCTGGTATAAATGCCCTTAATATAAAAGGAACTCAGGGGCCAGTTGGTCCTAAGGGAATAAAGGGATACAAAGGTCCTACGGGATCACAGGGTACGAAAGGAAGGTCCGGATCGCTCATTGTAGGAAGTCCTCCTACAAGAGGAGATAAGGGATACATTGGACCATCAGGCGCTCAAGGACCACAAGGTCCAGATGGACCAAAAGGAGAGATTGGATTAACTGGAGATCAGGGATCACCGAACTTCACACAAGGTCCACAAGGTCCGAGAGGATATGGTGGAGCTATCATTGGTGGTACAAAAGGTCCAGATGGTGATAGAGGCACTACAGGACTACAAGGAACAAGGGGAGAGACTGGAGAAGACGGAGATGAAGGTCCAGAAGGATACGAAGGAAAAGATATTCCGGGAGACAGAGGTATTCAAGGGCCAATGGGTCAGAATGCTTACTACGGAATAGATGGAGACCAAGGACCGGATGGAGATCGTGGACCAAGTCTACCCGGACCAAAGGGAGAGAAAGGTCCAAGGGGTCAGTCTGGACTAAGTATTCAAGGTGATCCAGGTGATAGAGGAGATCCCGGAGAATCCAAACAGCCCTATCGATTCACTGATGATGATGTAAGAAAATTTCTGACTCACATGGGAATCTCTGTGTCTGGTGGAGTCCTTAAGTTCGAGGGATCCATAAATGGAGGATTAGTAGAGTTTGGAAACGTCAAAAGACCTTAAAATCTATGGCAAAAACATTAATATATTCAAATGAGCTGAGTCCAATATCAACACTGGACGCATATAGCTCGGCCAGTAGAATAATAGGGCTAACCGAGGATTGTAAGCCTGCTATGTTGACCCCAACCTCTATATCCAACATATTCAGGCTATATCCCTATTCATTGTACGCTAACGAGGATATAGTATCTTCGGTAAAGGATTTCAAAACTAAGGTAACTGGAAAAGGAATCCAAGGGCCTCAAGGAATACGAGGCCTTCAGGGACCACAAGGTAAGCCAGGAATTGGACATCCCGGACTTCAAGGTATCCAAGGTCCACAAGGAGATCGTGGAGATACCGGACCCAAAGGTAAAAATGGACCTAAGGGAAGAGATGGAGTAGCTACAAAGGGACCAAATGGTCCTGTTGGAGACCAAGGACTTCAAGGTAGAACCGGAGTTCCCGGACTTCAGGGCATTCAGGGAGTAGATGGAAGTAGCACTAAAGGTGCTCAGGGACCTACTGGACCCGTTGGAGAGACTGGACCTACCGGATATATGGGTCTACAAGGACCAAAGGGACCAAAAGGACCAAAGGGAGCTGATGGACCGATAGGTTTTGCAGGAATACAAGGTATTCAGGGAGCAGACGGTCATGGAGGTACCGGATCAAAAGGTCTTCAGGGATACATGGGAGATACCGGAGCTCAGGGAGCAAAAGGTGACAAAGGGGAAACTGGAGCGAGAGGTAGACAAGGTGAATCCGAGAAAGGTCCTCAAGGATCTCCCGGACCAATGGGAGAGACTGGAAGGTCCCTCAAAGGAAAAAGAGGTGAGAAAGGAGATCCCGGTGATCCCGGAGAAGGCTCACAAGGACCTACAGGCCCCCCAGGTATACCAGGAAGAAATGTGAAAGGTCCAAAGGGGCCTAAGGGAAGAAGAGGAGATCCCGGAAAAGCATTCACTGATCCCGGAAAGGAGTATTGGTCCATACCAAATGTACTTAAACAAGCAGGATTTTACGCTAATATGAGTAATAGGTCCCTTGGTATAGGAACTAAGCTCTATGCATGGCAAGGAATCCTGACTGGATGGGCTAGAGAGTATATAAGCCCATATTCATAATGACATATCAAGAATAAAACCAACCAACACACACAAACCAAAATGGAACTCAACAAAGAAATTTATGAGAAAGGTCTCGCTAAGTTTTGCGTAGATCAAGGTCTTAGGATATTTCCCCTTCTTATGAAGTGGGATCTGTCCAAAGGAGTATCTCTGATGAATCCATCAATCTACAATGACGATGGAAAGCTCAAGTGTAATATACGAATAGTTAATTACAACATGAGCCATTCAGAGTTTTCTAAGTACCCTCATTGGAGTGGACCTCTACAATACATTCATCCTGAAGACGATGTAACACTAAAGACGGAAAATATTTTAGTTAATCTTGATGATGACTTTAATATCGTCGATGGTAATTACATCAACATGCAAGATCTACACGAACCTATCTGGCACTTTATTGGGCTAGAGGATGGTAGACTTGTAAGATGGGATAATAAATTATATCTCATTGGAGTACGTAGAGATACCACTAAAAATGGTCAAGGAAGAATGGAATTATCTGAGATAGATGAGTCCACTGGTAATGAGATAAGTAGGGTCAGGATCCCTACCACAGGAAACGACGATTCGTACTGTGAGAAGAACTGGATGCCTATCTTAGACCGTCCATATACATTCGTTAAGTGGTCTTCACCTACAGAAGTTGCATACTATGACCATCAAAGTGACTCCACTCAGAGTATAATTACAAAGAGATTTCCTACTAAAGTAGATGTTAGGGGAGGATCTCAAGTAGTTAAGTGGGGAGATTATTACGTAGCTTTTGGACATAGCGTAAAACTGTGGAAACCATATTCAGGGGAAAAGGCATCAAGGTACTATCACCATATTATAGTTTGGAATAGTAACTTCGATCCGATATACATCTCTGAACCTTTCTCATTTGCTGATGTTCACATTGAGTTCTGTTGTGGTTTGTGTGAGTACAATGGTTTGTATTATGCATCATTCTCCACAAGGGACAACTCTGCATACATCTTAGAGCTTGACTTTGATTCTATTTTAGGGGGAGAGGTTAAGAAGTTTGATAAGAATAAGGATCATAGAGAAAAATATAAAGATCTCTATGGATGGATAGATGACCTAAATGGAATCCAATCCAACATAAATATTGCAAACTTCTTATACAAGTCTGGACAGATTAGTTCATCAATAACTCATTACCTGAAAGTTGCTGAAATAGCAAAAGATAATGAATTTGAGTTAAAATATCACTGTCTTGAGATGGTTTCCCTTGGATATGAGAAACTTGGAAGAAGATGGAAGGGGGCTCTCCAATATGCTACCTATGCAATGACTGAACAGCCTGACAGGCCCGAAGCATATGCATCAATGTGTAGGATCTGGACTAATAAGCTCTTCTATGAGGGAACTTATGAGCAGTTCGATTGGATAGAAGTCTTCAAAAACTCTAAGATAGGTCTCATATGGGCTGGAGTCAAGGATTATCCAAAAACCCCATTCTATAATGGAATCAATGAGTTAGAGACTCATTACGTAAGATCTTTAGATAGAATTGGAAGAGTAGAAGAACTTAAGAAATATCTATCAGAGAACAATTTCGATGAGTTCGATCCTGAGTATAGGGACATCATAATCGATGTATGTAACTCGCTAGAGATTATGAATCCGTTCAATGACTACTCAAAGGTTAAGAATAAGATAGGTCTCAATTCTAAGTTTATATCTGAGAATGTAAGGGAGAATAAGTCTCAAATCTTCCAAGACATCTTCGCAGTAATAAATAAGGAGTCAAAGGATGGGACATACTTGGAGCTAGGTGCCAGTGTACCAGTCCACCATAACAATACATGGCTACTTGAAAAGCTAGGATGGGATGGAGTGTCAATAGAGATTGAAGGTAGCTTAGTATCAGAGTTCTCTAAGGAGAGGAAGAATAAGATTATCTTAGATAACGCATACTGGCATGACTACGACAAGACCATAAGCGATCTATGCAGTGGAAGAGAGATGTCTGATGGAAAGTATGTAGTAGACTACCTATCCGTTGATGTTTGTGGATACAATATAGATGTTTTGTATAAGATTCCTTTCAAGCTAGCTAAATTCAGATGTATTACATTTGAACATGATTGCTATAGAGACGGTAACTATACAAAAGAACAGTCTAGGGAGTATATGAAGTCTCTTGGATATAAGTTAGTAGGGGAAGACATAAAGTACAACTCTAAGAACTCATTCGAGGACTGGTATATACACCCAGATCTTGTTAAGGATAAGAGGATCCAATCTAATATATATAAATTGACGAAGTACGTACAGTCAATTTAGCCCTCTACGATTGCCTGAGGATCGTTACCTCGGGTAATCGCTTTAAGATTTTATTTTGAATACTAAAAGAGAAACATAAATGGCAAGTGTACCTATTAAAGAACCCTATGTAAAAGTTAGGGAACAGATAATGAGTAGGCCAACCGTACTCAATATCGATGGGACCTCAAATATTGGGGTCGTTATAGTGGCTCCGGCGGGGCCTAGACTGGCCTATGTAGACGGTCCGAATACGTTCCTTAAGCTGTATACAGTTGATGGAACTATTCCTAGAAATGCCCATAGGTCTCTTATCAATGCTTTCCTATTATCACACTCAGCAGGGTTGGTAGTAGTTCGTTCGATGAATACTACTGCTGTGTCAGGACTATTCTTTACTCATGAGGATAAGAATGAGTCAAAGCTGTTTATCAATTCTGACAATAACTCGCTTTGGGGAATAGCTTTTGATGACAAGTATTACTTCTGCAATAATGGAAACGATTCTTGGGATGACTTCTTGAACGTTATCAAGAATCAGGTTAACGATAATGGAGATCCTGTTTACGATGCAGCTACTCTAGGAAAGATAAAGACTGCCGGACAAGGTAAGAGTGTATCGTGCAAGAACTTTACGGAGCTGGCAGAGAAGCTACAATCGTCTTTGACTACTAGTCAGTCTAAACCGTATTCGGCCATATATTCACCTAAGGTTGGTGGAATAGTATTTACTCCGGATATTGAAGCTGCATACACGCTTGACGCTGCCGCTAAAGAGAGTCTAGTCGGTTTGAAGTTAGACCTTAAGCACAATAAGACAGGACTAAGCTCGCTAAAGGCTACTCCTATTAAGTATAAAGATAACGTAGCTCTTACGGAATCTGAAGTACTCGAGTTTACGTTTGCAAATGGCGTAGATTCCAACTGGGCATTCGTATATGGAACTATGGCTTACTATCATGGAGCTATAGATAAGTCAAAATACGATGACTATAGTCTTGTATCTTGCAAGACTCTTGATGACGTGATCACTTCGATCAGTGGTATAAAGGGTATGGCCTGCGAAGAGGTTGAAAAGGATAAGAAGATAAAAGTTACTTATAGCAAAGGAAATAGGATATACATCGCCGCAGATGATACAGGACTGAATGAGGGTGTTACGGTAAAACAGCCAGAGACTCCTACTTCAGTAGATATGAGCAATATGCTGTTTAGTATCTATCCGAATGATCCTCAGGGAAGTGATGTATACAAAATGGTAGTTCAGCCTGATAGTGGAAACATCTTCTCTCTTAGTCTAACTGATGTTAAGAGTACGAAGAATTATCTCGTATCGCTTCTTCCGGATGAGACAGACGACTCTGGAAACAACGTATTTATAGAGAATCTGAATGCTCTTGGAACTGGATTCACTATCGTAACTAATCCAGATTATGATGAGAACAATCTCAGGACTCACTCTCCTAAGTTGACTCAGGTATTTAGCTTCGGAAACTCTGGACTTGACCTGTCTTCAAGTAAGAAGGTATCTTGTCTTGTTCAAGCCCTTTATAGTCTGGAAGATCAAGGACTTTATGACATAGAGTACTTGGCTACGGCTGGTATTGTAGACCTACAGTTCTTGAGACAGTTCCAGTTTATTGGAAAGAGAAACGACTGGTTCACCCCTGTGGATCTTCCACATGACAAGACTAATGTGAACTCTATCAAGGGATTCATCTTGAACCTTGCTCAGGATAGCAATACGATCGTAATGGGTCCGTTTGACAAGGACACTTCACTGACCGGTTGGATGACTTACATAGCAGCTTCTTCAAGATACTATAGGAAAGTCATGCAGAACAAGTCGGTTAGATCTGAGTTTGCTCCTACGTTCGATCAGACGAATGGTACGCTAGAATATAAGAATCCTGTATACATGCTGGATAAGGGAGATAGAGAGAAGCTATTGAACTTCGCTGCTCCTGTTAACTTCCTAGTTTACAATCAGAGAACTGATTCTTACTACCTGAACAACAATGAGACATTCCAGCCTAATAAAGATATTCTATCTGAAGAGCAGAACCGAAGAATGGTCAACAAGATCAAGAAGGACTGCAATAGGTTGATGCAGAGATTCAAGGGTAGAGTAAATACAGTATCTACTAGACAAGATGTAGAGTCACTCCTAAGGCACTACTTTGAAACAAATATTCAGAATCAACTCTATAAGCTAGATGACTACGAGGTTGTCTGCGATAGAGCTGACGTAAATACAACTGAGATGATCACGGCCAACCAGCTTGGCGTACATGTAAGTGTAAGATTGACTAACTCAGTTAAATACATCGATGTTCTTGTTAAAGTTTACCAGATCGGTACAGACTTTAACAGTTAATATAATTGGTTTGGTGTTAGGTTAGGTCGGAGGAGGTGTGCAGGCATTTTATAGTGCCAGTGCATCTCCTTCTTTTTCTTCCAATGTTATGAAAGGAAATGGATTTGTAAATGAATTATTAGACAACACTAATCACTTTTACTCAGCCTCTCTCAAGATGTTCGATTGGTGGAGGAAGATAATAGGAGTAAAGTGTCAGGTGGTTAGATTATCTGATGATTATGTGTACAGAAAAGTATACGGGTCAATAGCTACATCTACTCTTGTTGATGATGAGAATGCAAATAGGTTCAATTACACTGCCCTATTTGGAACTAACGATATGTTAAGACTCTATAGTAAGTCTACTGACCCAATACAAATGTATGATAATAGAGACATACTAAAGGCAGGAGATCTTCTAATCTTCTCAAGAGGAGATCAAGAGTTTAAATGGAAGGTAACTGACCTATTTACATTTAGTGAAGCAGGGGGAGTCCTAAACCAATACACAATCAGTGGATTAACTGAAGTCGATTCTACCAGAAACTTAGAATTCTAAGAGATGAAAAAAGAAGACGTAAAGAGCAATAGGGTCGTTGGTATGCCCAATGGGGGGCATAATCCAAGCGGTAATTCCAAGATAGTAGATATTCCAAATGGAAGTCATACTCCTGAAGGGACTCCGAAAGTAGTCGATATTCCTAAGGGAGATAAGGATCCAAAAGGAAAGCCTAAGATAGTTAATATATACGATAGTGGATTTAGGCCAGAAGGTCATCCAAAAATAACAAGACTTCCCGGATCAGGATATGAGCCGTCAGGACATCCAAAGAGAGTAGAGATACCAAACACTGGGTTCCAGCCATCTGGAAAAGCAAAGGTAGTCGATGTTCCAAAAGGTGGTCATACTCCGGAAGGAAAAGCAAAGACTGTGAATATTCCCGGAGGGATGATGAATCCTGCTGGGGCACCTAAGAGAGTTGGACTTCCAGAATCAGGATCAGCTCCTAAATCAACAGACAAAATAGTCAACATACCAAAGACTGAGGCTCCAAAATCTACAGATAAAGTAGTTGGATTGCCGAATATAGAACACATACCGACCGCAATAGCTAAGTCAATCTATATACCAGACAACGTAGAAATGTAATCTGTAAAGAATATGAGTAAGTCCCTTGCAGAAGTATTTAAGATAGAAAATAAGGTAGTAAAGATCCCAAAACATATGGGACAAAATTACGTCCTTAACAATGTCGCCTCTAACGCAATAGATAAAATAAAGGATAGTCCTGTAAGGGATGTTATAAAGAAGGCTACTGGAATAGACATAAAGAAATTACCGTCAGGGAAAGATATTCTTAAGTCTATTGAAAATGTTAGAAAAAATCCTGTACAAGCACTCTGGAACATTGCCAACGATGTACTGAATCCGAAAGAAGAGAAAAACAAGGACGCTCAGGAGAAAGTAGTCGAAAAGGTAGATAAGAAGGCTGTAGAGATACCAGTAAACCACAACGAAGGAAGACCTACCGGTGGAGAAGTCAATGGAAGAGAACGTCCGGACTATGGTAAAATTCTCGGAGGAGTCAATGGCAAGGTAAATGATCAGGACGCTGATACAAGTAAGCTCATCTCCGGGATAATAAACGGAGTCTCAGATAAGAAGGAGAAAGAGAAGGGAGTAGAGGGAAACCCTGACAAGAAGGAGTTCGAAAAAGGAAGAACACCATTCTCACTTCCAAAGTCGAACGAGGGAGATAAGATAATGAAGATCTACGAGTCCCTTGGAAGCTCAGACGTTGGAAAGAAGAATATCGGGAACCTTGCAGACTATGCAAAAGATAATGTAAGTAGGACGTCTTCTATTGGTAGTAAGGGAGTCTTAGATCGTACTGCTCCTGTAGACAAAAAATCAAAACAATGGAAGAGAGTAGCTAGCGACTACTTTGCATATAATGACCCATACAGCTCATCAAGCGTTGTCCATGAGTTCAGTACCTTCAATGAGGCCGTACAAGACTTGAGAAGTAGAGGATTGTTATCGTCCTATAGGGATATAGCTGGATTTGAAATGGGGTCAGATCATATGTGGAAGATAAGACTACTCCCATATCCATATGAGGAAGACGACGTTGAGGTATTCAAGAGTCTCGGAAGGACGTCGGTCGTTCCCCCACTACCTGTATATAGACTACCAAATTACTGGAAAGAGACGGACAAGACATCGTCCGGAGGTACTGTAAAGGAACAATTGACCAGTGAAGCATCCGGAATCCTTGGAAGTGATGGTAAAGCTAAAAAGTTATCTATAAATATTCCTAGCTTGTTGGATGGAGTCCCTCTAATAGGGGATATTAAAGAAGGTGGACTAATATCTGGACTGACAAACGCTGCAAGCAGTGAGGGTAAGTCGGGTGAAATTAAGAACGGTAAAATATTCAGCTTTTCTCATAATCCTCCAGTTCTTTCTTATGATATAACTCTTGGAACTATTAGGGCAGATTCTCTTAGACTCTTTAATGGAAGCTCTTCAGAGGTAATGGCCGGAATGAGTTACAATGCTATGATGTCTATGTCAATTCTTGATGATGTATATGGAAGCATGAAGAAGTACATGGCATCTTTCATAAATGCTGCATACGACATCAATACAAACTCTATGGCCCCTTACTATTCGATAGCGTTTCAGATAGAACTTATGATTCTCAGAGCAGGAGGTCAAATAAACTACCACCACAAATTTATTGGAGTTCCAATAGAATATACAGTACGACATAGTGGATCTCAAGAGACGACCGAAGAGAGTAGGGTAGACCTTAACTTCGGAATAATTGGCTATAAGACACCGAAGTCTGGTAAAAAGAGAGAAGTTTATACTGGAAATATGGGTGGAAGGGCTGTAGCAAAGACAAAAAATGGACTAGAAAAATCATTTAGTCTAAGTAATTTAAGATGGGGAGATATTCAGGTTAAGATGGGACAGGAAGGATCATCTATGGGTAGGGCCAGTATCAAAGGAGAGGATGGAAAAACGGAAATAATTGATTTGTAATATATGTCAGTAATAAGTCTCCAATCAATACGTAACTCGGGTAAGACAGAGTCAACTGATTTTTATGTAGGATCAGTTATAGATTCTGAGTCTGGATTTTTATACCCAAAATTAGTAAATAATATATCTGTCCTAGACTCCATGTTTGGGGACTTTCCATATAAGCAGATGTACAGGGATCTTATCAATAACGACATCCCTGTATGTCTTCTTCCTACAATAACTAGGGAGAGCGAATATAATCTGTGTTCTCTTAGATTAAGTAATGGAATAGTGACTGTATGTCACCCTAAAATAGGAAAGAAGTATACTTACATGTCAATGAGTAACTTGTTTCATTTCGAGTTTTCTAAGAGAGAACTTATTAGTAGCCAGTATGGATATTCATATACTGTTACTCACAATCTTGACTTTTATCCAAGGATCGTTGTAGAAAGTGATGGAGAAGAGATCAAACCGATAATCTTCTATAACGATAAGGACATAACAATTACCTTAAGTGAGAAGAGAAATGGATCTGTATGGATAGAGTCCATTCCCCAAGTAGAGTCAGACCCTAATTTCATAATAGTAGATAGGTTTGGTAAACTTGGTGGAGGAGTGACTCCAACATATGAGTTTGAAGTCCCAAATAAGGTTATTCCAGAAGTAGTTGTTACTATAGATGAGGGACCTAATAAAGGACAGAAGGTAGAGACAAATGTCCACATAGATGATTCTAGTGGGAAGAATACGGTGACAGTATCTCCTAAGCTCCCACAATTTGATGTTAGGTATAGGATAGATGTCAGAATAGTTCCATCTGGAGCTCTTATAACAAAGAATGCCTACTCTGAGACAAATATCTACCACAATGGAAATAGATTTCCTCTATTTAAGTTTGAGAAGGGTGGGGACGAGTCTTGGGCCCACGTAGAGTATAAGACCATAAACTATGCAGTTATTAAAGTATCTGATGTAGATGATACTGTCATAAGGTACAACATAATCAGTGCTAAAGGAGACTTTAACATAAATCTCTTGAACACTCACCAGACTATGTTTAACCTTATACTTGACTTCACTGACGTTCCCTACAATGAATTAGTAAGACGTGGGTCTTTAACAGACCCAAGCAATTACTTAATAATAGATACAGTAAACGAACAGTGCTTAGTTGCATCTGGGGAGTGGCATGGAGTTACTTCAAACTACTATAATACTAATGCTGTACACTATTTCGAAGAAGGGGTTGGAGCTGATGATAGGGAGAAAAAGAACTATACTTTAACTAAGTTTAAGGAATGGTTTAATGACCGATACTCAAACTCTTGTAGTAACTACGAGGACCAGCTAGTATCTTTCATAAAACATTTCATACAGTCAAACGGTCTTCCACATCTCGATCAGTTTGGTGAGCAGGTATTCATAGATGATTGGAAAAAAGCTCTAATAGATGAGGCATACAAGTGGGATTTCTGGCTTGAAACGAATGAGTATTCCGTAAAAATCCTGAATCATATTATTGAGAAGTACGATAAGTATACTCTAGTGTCCTTATCAGATTTCATATCAGAAATAAAAGCACTTAACCTAAGGAATGAGAAGTTGCTGATAGAATATGCTAATCCAATCCACAATCTCAATCACTATAGGTTCGATGGGATAAGAGTCAGCGATCTATATAACCTTACCCAGGACAAGTTATGCGATCTTACTGAGAGGAATAAGGTGGTGGATATATTCTCAGTGTCCAAGGGAAGCGTTGGAAAAAATACTTGTGTAGAGATAAATGAAGTACGTGACGTAGAAGGTGTCTATGATATAACAGTATCGAATGGATCAATTACGGAGAACTATACGGTAAGGCTTTATGGATCTGAAGAAGACTATGTTATAGATACCATATTTATATCGGAAATAAATCAATTATCTGAATTAATAAGAATATATTTCTATAACTATTGGGCAAATAATCGTCTCATTGATAGTATCTACTACGATGAAGAACTGTACGGAGAGCCGTATAACGAAGCAAACCTAAGGAAAATAAAGGAGTTAAAATTACCCACTGGAAAATTCTATCTCGATAGGAACGTAGATGAGGTAATTACTGAGGAATCCAGAAAAAACAGCTTAAAAATCTATGCTGAGTCTGGATGGTATCCTGACCTTTTCTTAGTTGACTCTCTCCCCAATGACTTTAGTCACTGTAGGGCCGTTTTGGATTTAGTCAAGTATAATGACGATACTGATAAATCCATATACTCTCAAGCTCTCATCAAACTAAATTCCCATCAATTAGGAAATAGGTGGTTTGGTCAAGACGGGTATCCAATAAGCGAAAAGAATAGGGTTCTTTACTTCTATGATGACATAAGTATAGGGGGAATTGCTTACCCATCTTACTACCCATATATACTTAACATAATTGGCCAGACATACCTGAATCTCCCAAAGAGAGATATACTGTACGAACCCTTCAGACTTGTACCCGGAAATAGTATCCACATAAAGAGGTATGAAGACATTGAGATTTCTGGAATTATAGAGAAGAGAGTAGGTAACTACGTAAAAGTAAATTACTTAGAAACTAACAGGAAAGGTGAGTCTACACTGAAGGTACTTCATGGGGAGATTGAGGGTGATAAGATAAATATTCTACAATCATCTAATTCCAACATAGTTACAGAAACCTTAAATATAGAGAATGACGTAAAAGGATTTCTCAACAAAAAACACATAAACTACCTAAACCTAGATAATCTTAAGTATTTCTATAAAACACTTTCTGAAACGCCTGGACAACGATCTATCTTCATTGTTCAATTTATACTTTCAAAGTATACGAGAGAGATACTTCAGATAAGGAACGAGTTAATTGGTCTTACCCGATTAATGGTTGTGAGAAAATTGGAATATATTAATTCTAAGTGTATGAGACTAATACCTCTCATAGTATCCTCAGAGTTAGAGTCCAACTTCTCGGGTAATTCTATTCAAGTGACCTATACCGTATTATTAAGCACCATAATCAATAAGGAATATAAATTAAACTTTGTATTAGATACTTAAGAATTATGGCTAAACAATTTCTAGAGAGTAAGGAGCTACGGTCTCAAAACGACCTCCTTAACTACATAAATTATCAGAATATTAATCAGGAGCATAGGGAGTTCTTACGTTCTGATACGTGGGACTTTGAGTGGACTCAGCCTGCTGCTGCTGTATATTTTCCTGGAAATGACCTACTAAAGTCTAGAATGCAAGCTATCAATACCCAATTCCCAGTTCAAATTGGTCAGATGATGGCTCAAATTCGTAACTTTACTCTATTCCAAAATACGATTAGTGGTACGACTGCTGGAAACTTCTCCTTGGATTACATGGACTTCGAGGATCAGGCTATCAAAGCATGGCTGGATGACTGGAGGGACAAGCTCGGTGGAAGAAGTGATAGGTATGCCTTCAGAAAAGAAGATACTTTTGCTCAGGCTAAACTGACACTTATGAACAGCTCTCGTAAACCAATCTACGTATATGAGATATTTACGATACAGCCTGTAGACTCAGGTAACTTGCTTAATCCAATGCTTACCAGTGATGACCCACAGAACGTTGGTCAGGTGAGTGCGTCATTCTCTTTTGAACATTTCGAGGGAAGATTTCTCAATATATAATAATTACGGGCAGGAGAATGTACATATATGTATATTTTCTTGCCTATTATTTTTATCTTTTATGATCATACCTACTCATACCTTACCAAGTGGATATAATTATCCATTTTCATCTATCAATGTAAAGCCAATGACCTTTGCACAGATTCTAGAGTATATGGAGAATACTCCTAAGAATCAAATAGACAAGTTTTACTTTGATTACTGTTTAATAAGCAATGAAGATCCGAACGTGAAGAACCTTCTCGTAATAGACATGGAATATGTGATATACATGAAGAAGGCTATAACGGTATCGGAAGACCTTGAATTTAAGTCGTCAATAAACTGTCCCAGATGCAACGCTGAACTCAAGTACCAAATAACTCTATCAGGAATAAACTGGAATAAGATGGATCCAGAAGCACTTAATGGATTTACTCTCAATTTCGGCGGAGAAGATCTGAAAGTTAGGATGCCAACTACTGAGCAATTCATCAACATCTACAGCAAGTATCGAATGTATAAGAGGAATACTGACATTAGGATTATTAAGTTAGTAGCTCTATTCGAACAGGCTGAGGTATACCATAACAAGATTGAGAGGATGGTTGTAAATGCAACCTATGGAGATATAACCAAGCTGTTCATGCTCGATGGAGTCTTCTATGATTTCGTTGAACACCTCCATCTGCACTGCGATGAATGCGAAAAGATGTATAATCCAACTGCAAGTGATTTGTTTAATCTAAAGTTGGAAAAAGGAATTAAAGAAGACGAAGAAATCCCTGAGGATCTTATCAGAGAACTAAAATATAAGCATGGAGGCATTGAGATAGGGGTAGAACCCTTAGTCTCTAACTTTTTTCGAGACATCAGTATCAACAACCCAATTACTTAGTAGAAAGTATTACTTAGAGAGATTTGCTAAGATGCAAAATATAGAGAACTATACTCTAGGATATATATCTGACTACTGGAAAATGTACTGTAAAGAACTTGAGTCTTCAAAGGGGAAAGATATAGATTATCCGAATCTTAAGCTAAATTTCAAAGAAAAGTAATTGTTTGTAGGTAATGGGAGGAATATCAAAATCATTAGGCGAAGGGGCTGGAAGATTAGCTACCTGGGTGAATAAGGCTGGTAGAGGACAAAATGCTAGCTGGTTTGGAAAGATGCTCAGAGGACCACTGACTCCAATAAAAAAGTCCCTAAGAAAAATATCTGAGCTTCTAACCCCCGGACTAAGCCTTAAAAATACTTGGAGAGTTGTAAAGGACTATGGAAAAGCTCACCTTGTAAATATAAGAAGAAATATTCTAAAACATCCTTGGAGGTTCACAAAGACTGTAGTTAAGAAGGCTGTTGTAGGAGGGCTTATGGCTATGGCCTTCAAGGTGGTGACTGGATCTCTATTTGGAGGGAACAAGAGTAAACTTGAAGATCAGCCGGCTCCAGAGCCAGTACCGGTTGGACAGGATTTTAGGCCGGGACAAGCTCAAGCAGAATCAGACGGAGGCAGAAAAGCTGTTGAGGGAATAGCCAAAAACATGGCCAAGAACTCGAAAGAGCAGCGTAAACAAGACATTGACTCTAAAATAGCTGAGGTTAAGTCTCAGCAAATGGCTGATTCGAGCCTAAAAAGTCACCTAACTCCTATAAATTCGAGCCTTCCAACCAACTTAGAGCATATTTATGCTAGATCTGAGGAAGTAGGTGAACAAAATAAGTCAATAATAGAGCTCCTAAACAGAGCAAATGACATTGCCTTAGATAATAATAAGGTAGGAAAGAAAGCATTTGATCTCGAAAAGGCTCAAGTAGAGTCAAGACTCAGAAAATCGTCTGACCTATATCAGATCCTTCAGAAGATGAAGTCAGAATCGGAGTCAGCAAATGCAGAGCTAAACAACATAAAGAGCGAGATTGGCGGATCTGAGAAGAGGATCGCCATGAGGAATGCTGCTGACATAGCTAGGGCAATGAGAGATAAGTTTAAGGCTAGGGGAGGAAAGAGCGTTGGAATGCTTACCCTCCTATCTCTTGGATTCATCGCCTCAGTTCTCAACAATACTTTCGACATAATTGACGATGTTAGGAAGAAGATCGTAGAAGGATTTGAGGGTGTATCTGAATTTCTTAGGGGTATCGGTCAGAGCATTGGATTCATCAAAGATGATACTTCTGCTGTAGCTACGATGCAGGCAAATACCGGTCAGGACGCAGCGAAGAACGTTAAAAATGCCGGACTAGATAGGGACATAGACGATAAGGACATAGACGCAGATCCGGGATCCACTCCCCAAGTAGATAATGAGGGGAAAAAGATAGTAACTCAAGAAGACTATCGTGACGAAGACGGAGACATTGACAAAGAAAAAGCTAGGAAAGATAATGTAAACGTCAAGTACGAGAAGAAATCTGGACTCGAACATGCAGGGAATATCGCCAGTACAGTAGGACTTGAAGGGAAGAGGCTCTGGGGAGCCATGAGGTATGCAACTTCTAAGAAATTTCGGCTAAGAAAGAAGATTGAGTTCGAGGAAGCCTTAGAAGAAATAAAGAACCAGGCAGAGAAAAGGGCAGCGGCTGCAAAAAGAGCTGTCATGGATGGAGCTGACGATGTTGCAAAAGGAGCTAAGAAGGTTACTGAGAAGGCTGCTGGGGCTGCATCTAAGGCCGGAGAGGCAGCTAGAAAGGGCGTAATCAACAAGGCGCTGAAGCTACTAAAAGACTTTGCAAATGGTCCAGCTCTTAAGGGATTATCAAAGACCATCGGTAAGAAGAATGCTGACATTATCATCCGAATGGTCAAGGGTATTGTCGGAGACATTGGAAAAGGTATCGCAGTATCCAGATTTACCAAGTCAATCCCTATAGTTACCCAAATTCTTCACTTAACTGAAGCTATTGATAGGGGCTTTGAAAAGGGGGACTGGTTAGGATCTTTCATTGAGGTGGCCTCTGCTATAACCTATTTTATTCCTGGTGCAGGCCCCTATGTATCAGCCGCCCTTGATGCATTCCAAGTCGGAAGGGATGTTTACAGGAACATTACTCTCGGGGATCTTGCTGATAATGCAGATAAGTATCTACAAGAAAAAGCAAAGAAGGGAGAGTATACTCGAAACAAAAAGGGAGATCTCCTGAATGAAATCATCCGAAAATACAATACTGGAAAAGAGTCCGACAGTGAGATAAAGGATAAGTCTATTCTTGGAGTAAAGAAGGTAGATGAAGAAGTAAAGGCTGGAAAGTACAAGGAGGGATCCGCCGAGTACTACAAAAGGATAAACGAAGAGCTAAAGTCAGCCGGGGCAGACATTCAGTATGACAATAAAGGACAGCTTAAAAATACCCGCAAATATGCTGAGGACATAACACTTAGTGGGTTTGATAAGAGAAGTAACTTTATAAGAAGGGTAGGATTCAGCGCACTAAGGGCAGCTTTCGGACCCATTGGTATGATAGCCCCAGGAGCCTTAAAGCCAATAGATAACTTTATTAACGGAGCCAGAAAAGCTGATTGGGGAGATCCAAAAAAGGTCAATAAAGACAAGAGGATCAATAAGACTGAGAAATCTGTTGGTAAGCTAGAGACCCCAGTAGATCTTGAGCACTCACCTTTTGGGGTCCCTGCCAAACTAACCACAAACTACAAAGAAGGTGGGTTTATGTTCGGACTGGGTGGTCACAAGGGTATCGATGTCGTAATTCCCGAAGGAGCAGATTTCACTCATCCATTCTATGGAGAAGTCGTTGATGTTAAGAAAGACGAGGTCTCCATTAGGGACACTACTGGATTCGAAAGTAGGTATGCTCACATAAAGCCAAAGGTAAGAAAGGGAGAGAAAATTAAGGCCGGAACTACGAAGATCGGTACTCTTCTTAAGAGTGAAGAAATGCCTAAGGGAATGGCCCCACACTTGCACTATGAAACCTATGACCTACAAGGTAATGACGTAAACCCATTCAGATATATCGAGGGAGATGAGTCATTAAGGGCTAAGGGATCTCCTAAGGACATGGTAACTAATAAGCCAGGTTACAGTGGCCCTATGAGTGCAAATGCAGACTCAGTAGAGAATGCAAAGCCAATGATCTTCCCAAGGACTTATAAGGGTGATCCGAAAGCAACAGTAGATAAGAGTTACGAAAACTACGGTCTCGGTCTATATCCAAAGGATCGTCTTGGTGAAATGCAGTATGGCAGGATCAAGCAGAGAAAATCATATGCAGGAAGCGTTGTTGATGGATTATCTATAGATCAGAGGGCTCTATTCATCATGCAAAAACTGATGAAGGAAGGGGGGTTATCTCCAATAGCTGCTGCTGCACTAACTGGCGTATGGTGGGCTGAGTCAGGACTAAATCCACACATCACTGATAGGGCCATGCAAGGACACCCCAAGCACGAGATTGGACAAGGGATTGCCCAATGGACTTGGGAGAGGCCTAAGATGTTTAGTAGATGGCATCAACAGAAATATGGGACTCCAGCTTTCCCGATGGATACTGATCTAAATAAGCAGGTTGAATACGCTCTATACGAAATGAGACCAAGAACTCAGCTTATGAGCGTTCTTAGGTCGACTCAAAACCTAACCGAGGCAGTTGATGCTGTCTTGAGGGGATATGAGAACGGTGGAACAAGGTTCACAAGTATAGAGAAGATAAACCAGCTTTACCGAAAAGGTGGTGGATACGAAGGTCTTATGAGAGGTAGGATGAGACATACCTACGATGCTCTAGAGATTCTTAGAAATTCTTCAGGAATACAGCTTCCAGAAGGTATCGCTGACGGATCATACTGGCAGTCTATCGGAAGTGGAGGAAACGGATACAACTTTGTATTCGGAAATCAAGTTGGAATGCCGGGAATGAGTATGGGTCAAAGTTCTGTAGGAGCAGACCTAAGTAAGTCATTCTCAGAGAACTTCCAAGACAAGATTGGTAGTCTGATCGAAAAACTTGATGGAATTGGAGGATCATCCGACATGGGTGGTGGCTTCGACATGGGAGGAATGGGAATGATGTCCAACAACGGAGCTTTCGGAGGAGGAGCAACCAATCCTGAGGTTAGCAGTATGTGGCCAGAATCTCTTAAGTCAAACGTAGGGGGATCACCTCAGACAGCAGCACCTCTTCCACAAGGATCAATCCCATCTAAGGGAGCAGCTAATCCAGGGTGGAGTCCTAATATAGGACTTCCTACAGTAAATGCCCCAACCATCAAGGCAGGAGATAATAACGTTACAAATAACATATATCTATCTAACAATTCAAGTAAGATAGCAGAGATGATGTAATTAAGATTATGGCAGCATACGACGGAAATTTATTTTATGACGCTCAGTTATATAATAGCAATATTTCTTGGCAACTCTTTGGTCAGCCTCAGTCGTTGTCTGGAGGAAACATGGAAGAGTACAGTACGATCCCCCTATTGAGGGGGATCTTATCTGATACGGAGCTTGGATTCTCAGTAGCGCATGACTTCGGAAGTTCAGATTTATTGGGCGGTGCAGAGGGATTTGCTGGTCAAATAGTAGGTATTGCGGATAAACTGTCTGAAGCTACCGCATTAGGAAAAGCTATTGGTAAAAGCACGTTCAGTATATTAGGTCAAGACGTTGGTCCAGATCAGATTACCAAACTAATTGGTAGAATGAGTAAGAGAGGTGGAGATATATTCGGTGCCGCTACTGCATATGCAGGATCAAGATTTACCACCGCATTCGACTTTGTTAAGGTGTTCAAGGGAACTGGGTTAGAGATAGAAATTCCCGCATTAGAGACTAGGATTTATCATAAAGTAATAAACAAGAAGCCAGTAGAACTAGTCGTAAAGGACTTGATAGATAAGTTTGTAGGGGACTTGGTAAGTACTAGTCTAGATGATGTAGATAATGTCCTAGGTATACAGGCTCCACCCAATGGATATGTTCCAGAGTTTAGAGTAATTTCTGGGGACCATCACGTCCCTGGATCATTCTGCTTGAAATACGGCCCATACACAATAGATAACTTACTTGTAACTAGCTTCTCATATAGACTGTCTACAGTGAGAGTTAGGGAAATGAGTTCCGACGCTAAAGTGTTCGACTTTGATAATATTAAGGCAGGAGCTACTTCCCTATATGCAGATGTTAGAGTGGGATTACAGCCATGTACCTATATCTCTAAGAATACGTTAATGAAGATAATGGGGGCAAAGGCCTTAGAATCCTCTAGTGCGGAAAAAGAAAATGGAACTATGCAGAAAATCCCTCTTCCAAATGGAGGTAGTTTCTCTGTACCAAAACTTCCAGATTTGCCTAAGAAGAAATAGATTATGTATACAAGAAGTAAGAGCGTATTAGCAAGTAACAGTGTAAGTTCCGATAGGTATATAGAGGATAAGGGAGGAGTTCCAGATATTGCGAACTCAACCCTACTCTATTATCTAGACAATTGTTCAGAGAGGAATATCTATACCATAACAAAGTATGAGGGGAGGATAGACCTTATATCTGAGGAAATATATACAAAACCCGAATATTCTTGGATACTTATGTATACAAATAGGATAACGAGCCTCGATGAACTTACTTTAGGTAGAGACATAGAATATATACCTATGAACAAGTTGAACGCTATATTTAAGTCTATATAAAATGGGAAAGAAACTGCTAGTTGCGAATGATGAGTCTTCCTTGGATATAAAGGGACTGTTCGACAAAGACATAGAGATACATTCTGCTGTTATAAAGGAAGAGCTTCACGGAGACCTTCCTGACTTGGAGGTATCCTTCTCTACCGATGATCCAGATATAAGTGAGATAAATAAGAAGTACGAATGCTCTCTTAAGTCTGGTGAGGGGGCTGAATGGAAGTTTGGTGCATTCGTATATGATATGTCCTATCAGAACAATGGGATGACTCTGAAAATGATCTGCTGGGATCCAAAGTTCACTAAGGAAAAGTTTACTACTAAGTATACTTCAATAAAGAATGCAATTGAGTCGACATGCTGTTCTGAAATAGTGGGAAATCCTGAATCAGCAACGAATACGGACATACTTAACTTCAAGGATCCATCAGCTCTATATCAGAGAAACGAGACGAACCACCATTTCTGCACGAGAATGTGTAGGAGTTTCAAGTATAATACTGTCTTTGGATATGTCTTAGATGGACTACTATTCGTTGACCTTAATTCATGGAAGAAAGACATAGAACTAAAAGAACGTGCAGAAATAAATCTTATAGCTCCTTCAAGTTGGTCTGAATCCAAGCTATATAATCAGAAGGTAGAATATATAGACTACTCAAAGGGGAAGGATCCTAATCATGTCACTGTCAGGTTCTACGAGAAGACTTTTACAGTTAACAATGACTATAAAGAGCTGATAGGGAACAACCTCTACAACACTAAATTGATAGCAAGTAAAAACACTAGTACGTTTACTATGAACTACTTACCTCAGTTTAGAGTAGGACAATTCGCGGCTATACCAAGTGATCAGATAAAATTCAATGAATGTTTTATATCTGGAAGAATAGTTGAGTTTAATAAGTCTAAAGTGTCGGTAACTTTTACAATACAGTCAATAAATCCATGAACGTATATTTTGGAAGGGTAACAGAAGTAGTTGATAAGAAGAAATTTGTTATAAAATTCACTGTAGATACTACGATAGAGGATTGCATAGCGTATCCGATAGATACTTTTGATGAGCCTAATGAGGGGGATCCTATCTACCTGATAGAGCTTGATGCTCCGTTCGGATACAGCTACATGTGGAAAAAATTAAGACTATTCGACCACACAAGAATGAAACTGTTGGATTCTGTAGTCGATATATACGATGATCATGTAGAAATTCATGCAGGAGAAGATAAATCGGTCATTTTAATAAAGAATGACGGATCAATAAATATAAAATCTACTAATGTAAAAGTAGAGGCTACTAATGTGGAGGTAAAGGGATCTACGGTAAATATAACCGGAGGAACGCTTAAAACTGGAAATGGTGGAATGGCTGCTCCAACTAGTAAAGGAGGATTCTGTGCTATTCCCGTATGTCCACTTACTGGAGCCCCTCACATTGGTGATGTACTTTCTGGAACATAAAAATTAATTGCCATGACTAATATATACAAAAAGGTTTACGAGATACTGTCTGATGACATGGACGGAGTGTTGAGATTTATAATTCCTCTCCTCATTATCATAGAGATCATACTTAACATAGATTACTCTAACTTGGTACTTAGCTGTGTATTATACTTCGCAGCTATAAATGCAACAAAACTATTCAAGAGATACCTTGACGAAAGAAAAGAGTATTCTCAAGAAATAAGCAAGAATCTCTATGGCCTCAACAGTATTAGGAAACTTATTAAGGACAAACGCCGCAGGATCAACAAACCCCTCACAGACAAACAAGGGGATACTAAGAGCAATTAGTACTTATATATCTACTAATGTAACTCTCAGTTCAGTATTTTCTGGGGCACTGATAGCACCTCCGGGTACTCCATTAGTTGCTCCAGACATACTAAAAATAAACTCCTCTCCAATGCTCTCATACCAATTGTCTTTTCCAAGGCCATCTGGTGGAGATGGATCATCGGAGTGGAGCGTTTGGATGTCCTCCATCTATTCGGCCATAAGAACCTGTACGATTATAGGCGGGGCGTCCAGACCAACGGGACCGGTTCCAGCATTCTCTACATTAGTTAGACCTACGTTCAGTAGATCTCAGTTACTTTCTGCACAGCTGTCTGACTATAAGAATGAGAGAGATTCTGTGATAGATGCTTTAGCTAGATGTATTGTATCAGATCTCGTTAAGTTCTTTACTCCAACATTCCCTTCCATGTATTTAACTACTCATGTGGGAGTTTCAACAGTAAATTCAGTAATAGCAATTCCATGAAATATTTACTTTCTAACGGAAGAGTCACCAGTTCCCTTAGGGATTACATTGGGGACTTAATAAGACTAAACCTATTAATAAGAAGAAAGGAAATTCCCTATTGGAGGGGAGGGTCTGAAGACATAGTTGAGTCCATAACCGAAGATGAGATAATTAACTCTGTCAGGGATACTGTTAACTCAATTATAAATAGAATATCTAACATTATTGCTGATACAAAGACGACATTATCATTGGATAGAGTGTATAGTAATAACAATAATATAAGAATATCGGTACTTATAGGAGATAAATTAGAAAACTATGATATCAAAAGAGGCTATTAGAGAAGAGCTAGTTAAGATAGCAGCTAACAACGGTCTATACGGTGAGTCGGTAAATCTTATTATTGACACTATTACTTACGCACTGTACCATGAGCAGTTCGAGATAATAAACATGGTTCAGGAGAACAATCTTGCCACTGCAAAACTTATGAACTCTAAGATAAGGAGCTGCATGAACGTAATGTATCCTGTATACAGAGGCAAGAATGCAAGAGTAAAGCTGAACTTTGTCAATAATACCCTAATAAATAAGAATAAGTTTGATGTACTGTTCACTTCAAATACTTTCAGGGTATATGCTGAGAATAGTATAAACCTTACTCCCTCATTAGACGGGGGTAACTCTGGAATAGGTAAGTATACTGTAATAGGAATACTTTCCACTAAAGATCTACAGGAGTCCACTAAGACAATAAAAAGCGGTGAAGAGTATTATGTAGACTTCACTATAGACAGGGAAATCGTATCAAACCTGTCAGAGGACGTTCAGGTATTCATAAATGGAACTGAGTATCCTGTGACTAGGAGCTTCTATGACTACATACAGAGTGATATTCCACTAAATAACAATGATGCTTATCTGATAGGAAGTAGGTATCACTATGTTAATGGAGTGACTTGGGTATCGATCCCAGAAACTGACCCTAAGGTAGCTGATCTTAAGATTAGAGGAGAATTGGATAGCTCTACTTCGCTACCAATCCTTCCAAGCAAGGACTTAGATCCTCTTTTTATTCTAACTATTCCTGACTATGGAATTAGGGTATTTAAGAGAGGATACTTCAAAGTAAACGACTCCGTAACGATAAGGGCCATGAAGTACACAACAGCTGATCAAATAAATTCTGATGAGTTTAGTAGGATAATTATACCGGGAACTGAGCTAACTACTCCAATCTCAAAGTCAAACTTAGTAAGGAGATCTCCATCGCTCAACAAAGAAGGGAAGCCTGACTACCTAGACAATGGAATAATCAGGGAGATTGCTAGGGATGATGAGAGATCACTCCTTATAAATGCAAATAACTATAGTAGATTGCAAAATAAGACTCTGGCTAAATCTGACATAAATGCACTGTTCACTGAGCACTTTATTGATCAGGTTCATGCAGCTATAAACTGGTATGATGGTAAGAAGGATCCAAATACCCTACAAGATACAGTATCATTCGATGCTGGAACTGTGTACATCTATTATGTTCCTAAGGTAGATAACGACTTCATAACTGTCAATCAGATGGATGTATTCAAGCAGAAATACGGATCCTATTTCATAACAAATACCTTAAAGGCTGAATCAGGAATACTCCTGACAATCGATGTTCAAATGGTAATTGTGACCAAGAGGTCTGTAGATCTATCGAGCAGTTTGGAAAATATCTTTACAAATTATTCGATGATACTGAACGACCCGAATGACAAGGAGTCGAATGTACTGAAGCCAAAACTGATATTTTCAGAGATAAGTAAACTCCCTGATGTTGATTACATAGATTCTTTGGAATACACACAAGCAAGAAGCCTGTCAGACACTATAGTACTCGGGAATGACGTTCTAAAGAATCTTCCGAGTCATTTCGACGGAATACCCACGTATTATAAATTCAATTTGAATACTACGTATAAACTAACTTACGAGGTTTGATATGAAGTTGTATTTGAATAAAAAATTAGAGGAGATTCCTGTGTATAGGGATCTCCTCATTGTTTTGAACGGGATGTATGAGTCCAAGAAATTGGATTCTTCAGATGTTAGCAAGATCGAGAGTAGGCACCTATATGACCCTGTTAGGGATTTTATGGAGTTCTTCTCTGACAGTGCTGATCTTAAGCTGGACGATGCAAGAATGGATTACATAGTAAATTCATTCTATGCTTCTAAAGGTTCCCCAAAGATATTTGACATGTTTGATGAGTTGTTCGATGTCAGAGTTAGGTACAACTATAAATTCCCCGTCATAGAGATAATGGAGTTTGGTAGGTTAAAATTGAGTGATGTGATTCTGTTTATAAACAAGTTTATTAATATGATATACTACTTGATATATTATACAGAAATAAACATCAACATTAAGAACCTCATACTATCTCTCCAGGGTAAGCTCGTTCAATATAATTCCGGGAAGGTAATAGGGTATGATATTTATAAGATAACTGATGTGAATTATGGAGTTACAGGTTGAAAAAGAATATAGATACGTTACCTTTCTCAATGCATCCAGTAATAAAATAGATGAGACAAGAGAGATTGTCAGCTCTTCCCAAGTTAACAATGAGATGCTGTCCATGATGTTAGCTAAAAACTATGATGAGTCTGTCATAGTATCTAACTTAATCCCGGACATTGACTTGACTAAGGAAGAGTTCTCTATCTTGTCATCTGTAGGTTGCTTTCAGATAGATCAATCCAATCTCCCAAAGATAAAGTATGAATTTACAACTCTACTCAATCAAGTAAACTTAGTTGTAATAAAAATACCTAAGGACTGCATGTTTGTCCACCTTCAGGTAGATAAAGATGTCGTTGGAGACATAGTTGATGTAACTCAGTTTACAACGTCGAACAAACTCCTTTTCTTAGCGTACTCTCCTAATCCAATTCCAGATATTAGCTCTGAAATCCATAACAATATGGTTAATCCGCATTATTTTATGGATAAGATAGTCCTATTCCACAGTGAAAAAGACTGTTATGAGCTTTGTGACGTAATAGATACTGGACTATATAACATTCAATCAGAGACGAGGATGGGAGACAGGAAGGTAGATTACGAAAAGAGTATGGATACGGAATATCTTGGCATATTGTGGGATAATTCTTATGGGGGGTATGTATACAACATTAACAATAAATCTAATAGAGTAAAATGAAAATACCAAACTGGAAAGAAGACAAGACGTATACTGAAACGGACTTCGTATGCTCTATGGGGAGAGCTCACGTACTTATAGACTCCAGTAGAAGAAGCAACTCTCCTCATGCACCAATAACTTCTACGTCCATACCACTCAGGAGAGAAGTATTCACAAACAAAGTTAAGGAGAGAAATAACTTGGAGTTTATGGATGCTGTAAAGGACAGTTTTCCTAACAATAGCGAGGACATTAATAGAAACTGGAGGGACTTATGAATACGCCTTACTTGAGCTGGACGACCAGTAATATGGATTTGTATGAGTATAGCTCTTCATATTCTTACAAAAAAGACGACTTAGTTACTTATATGAACTCAATATATAAGTCAATCTCTGACGATAACTTAGGAGAAGAGCCTATTAACTCACCATTTTGGATTAGAATATTATGAAAGTAAAAGGATCTACTATAACAGGATTTTTACAGTTTGTCCCAGGACTCACTTATACGAAGGACGATTTCATACTCTATAAAAATAGGGTATATATAGTTACTGGTCCGAGCTATGATGGGAAAGTCTCTCCAGAAAAATCGAAGGACTGTACGGACTACGTAGCTTACAATTCTTTCAAGGTCGGGAGCGATTCAGACAATGCAATTGTAACCTCAAAGTCAATCTTCGGAATAGTAAAGAAATACTTTAAGGGTCTTACTGGTAACGGAGAGATAGAGACCATAGAGGTAGAGAGCGTAACAACTCTTGATAAATATAACGAAACTGGGGCCTATAACTGCTTGGTGAGGAAAGAGTTCTTGGCTATGTTGCCTGTCGGATACTACCTTCTCAGGATATACAAGACAAAGGGGGACACAGTCTTACAGGAGTTCATTAGCTATGAGTCTGGACTAGTAGTCATAAGAAACTTGAAGAACTCTGGAATGTTCGTACTTCCCGGATCAATAAAGGAAAATCAGGAGAGACTGTACCTCAATCTCCTAAACATAAACCAAAGAATCAAGGACATCGTTCAGACGAATAAAAACTTAAGGGAGAAATCTTTCAACTATCTTAATGTCCCTGTCCTTAAGACCGGGGAGAAGAAGTATCTTGTGAGGGAAGCTGAGGAGGATAATATCGTACACTTGATCTTCTTCGATAGGTCAGAAACAGAGACTATTCAACATTCGAAAGAGGTATATGTTACGAGCCTCACGAAGGGACTTAAGATCCAACTAACAGATCTTGACTATTTTACCACTACATTTGAGAACTCAGATCTTACTGTAGAGGTATCTAGGTCAAATATAGAACTCGCTAAGGTATATGTAAGTAGGGGGAACAAGTAATGCCATTGTCATCAGTAAAACCAATAGTGTCTCTTTCCAGACTTCTTAGGGACGAAAGTTCTCTGATAGAATTGGGAGCCACATTCTCATCAAATAAGTCTGAGGCAACTCTAAGAGGAATAAAATATTTCTATACTAATCTGGGATATTATGTTAACCTGAATGATGGAGAAGTGTGCCTATCCTCTCCAGTAGAGAAACTGCCAGTAGGAGCGACCCCCGTAAAATATGTTATTGAGGATAATTATCTTAAGATAGGATATATACTGACAGTGTCTGATGGAAAATTATCTCCAATACTTACTCCAGAAAAATCTACTATAAAAGATGTCGTGTTAGGATCTGAGGAGATGGTTTCAGGTAAGGTAACAAACCTAGTTCTGAAGTATCTTGGATTCGAGGACTTAATAAATTCTTTCGTAATAGATAGGTCATTAGTATCTGTATTCGGAGATGGAAATACTATGAAACTGTCTATGGGTACGGATGCAGAGCCAATAGGAATTGGTAACTTAGAGTGGTATCCAGAGGAGCTTATAAACACTACGTCAGACATGGCTACCGAAGTAGAATCCAACTATCAGAAAGTATATGAGATGTATGCTGAGGTAGGAGACTCTAATGAAGAGGTGGTGAATAAGAACAGTATATCCGACTACGTATCTATAAAGACTCTGGTTAGGTTTGAAACCGTTTCTACAGTAAACATACCTAAAGACCTTGACGAAAGAAAAGAGTACAGAATTATACAGAATCAGGCTTTTGTAAGAGTAGATAAGAAGTGGGATCCATCAGACGACAACGCTACTGATCCTTACGTGTATTGGTTCCCTAAAATATCTTATGAAATAGTTCATCAAATAATAATGCCCGGAGATCTTGTAGAGCTCTGTATCCTATACAGGAAAAACAGAAAACCTTCAACAAAGAAACTGTCTCCAACAGGAGTAACTGGTGAGTTATCTTATGGAAGTTATGAGTCAGAGTTCTATATCGAGGAGACTGACAAGATAGGAAAGATAATGTTCAAGAATTCTTCTGGAGATGTTGGGCCAATCAGATTCAATGGAAGAGAAGTTATCTACGATAATTTAGAAGAGTGCTCTCTTAGCGTAAAAGTTCTTGTTTCGGACTCATTCCTTATAACTGATGACTTCTACATACAGGTTAATTCAGAGACCATAAACATATTCTCAAGGAATGAAGACGTCACTGAGTACTACATAAAGTCTTGTAAGAAAATAAAACTACTATGATTACTAAATACATCGGTTCAGTAAGAGAGTTCACAAATTGCGAATCTATTGCTCTAGTTAATGTTGTCAATGGAGTCACTCTCGTTGAATCTGAGATACCAAAATACACTCCTACAAACATATACTTTAGTAGGGTAAAGCTGGTAAGTAGGGACAATAATGGAGAGTTCATATCAAGGTTCACTAGGGAAGAGCAGATAGGGTTTGTTGTAAACTATGTCATCATGTATAACCCTATGGGAAGTCCTATAGGATTTACAAACTTAACTCAAGAGATAAACCTATACAAGTACAACATAGAGAGCATAACAGTAAGTTTTGACTTTACTGTAGTTAATAAGGTATCTAATCTGTCCGTAGAGGTAAACTATACTGCACACGATGTACTTACTAAGCATAGGGAGGCTCACCTTAGCCTATTTGATAGGGGAGAATCAGTAACTAAATCTGACGTAAGCATAAAGAGTAGAGAAGGGTACGCCATTAACTATCTCCATGCGTTCAGGAATAACGACCTTGTATATAGGTACTCAGGGAAACTGTCTCAAGGGGATTCTTACTTTGACCATGAGAATTGGATAATAAACAAGAAAGTATTCGATGAGGCTAAATCCATAGAGATGATAAATATCGATGGATTAGGTAGATCAGTAGTAACCGTATACGACGATCATATAAAAATATTCTCGAAGACAACGAACAGTAACTACTACATTAAAGTAGATTCTACTATGTCTGTCGGCAGTAATATGGTTATTGCTACTAATAGTAATGGAAATAAGGAGGCCATACCTATACACGGGCTCGTTAATATGGATGAGTCACCATTCCAGACTAGTTGCTACACAGAGAATCTTGTTCTAGAGCCAAAGCCAATAGATGTGTCAGACTTCAATGTAGCTAAGAACCCAATAGATAAGTCACTCAGTCTCTACAAAACTCTTGACAATGGAGTAAAATCTGGAGATAAGGAACTAGTAGATACTCTGGCTATATTTGGAAGTCCCAAATTCTATCGTGAGAAGCTAGTTTACTATTATCCAGGAAATATGATTATGACCGCTAAGCTGGACTCAGATGGTAAAATTGAGTCAATTAGTTACTTTACATTAAGTCTTCCGTGGAAAAAGACGAATAAGGGACTTGTTCCGGGATACGATGACAGTGAGATAGAAAATATGGAGAAATCTAAGCTCCTGAATAGGATCTGTAAGGGAACCTATCTTTCAGACATCATATTCATATCAAAAGACTTATTTATAGTAAACAACTCCCCTATCAGCTACAAGGATCTGTACGAGGATAGCAAGATCAAGTATGATAATGAGGATCAGGATGTACTGACTAAGTACCCAGATAACCAACCAACTGATGATGAACATGTTTACTTCATTAGCGACAGAGACTACAGGAGGAAAAGAGGTAGCAATAGATATTTGGTAGAATGCGCATCAGACTTCAACTACGAGGAGGGATATGGAAAGAGCGAGTACTCTCTCAAGATAAGGCCATTTATTGGAGATAGGACAGGGCTTAGGAATATGGATAAGGTATCTATATCTGCAAGGTATGACTTGAGGGATAAGACTATAGTGTCCTCCTATGAGGGGAATCTATATTCGTTCGTAGATCTTGGAGATAAATATTATAGATTTGGGAGACTATGAGAATCACATATACTAATGAATTCATAAAAAAATCTAGTACTCCTCATTATCCTATGCTAGGGTACTATGCTCAGCTCGTTCAGAAGATGGAAGGTAAGTCTTGGTTCTATAAGTGGACTCTTATAAATTCCAATCTGTATTCATGCAATACCTTCATTCTTGAGGATACTGCACGGATAAGTATAGACATAACGAAGAGGAATGATCAGATAAACCTTACTAACTACATATACCTGTTTGCGATTGATCTCCTACAGTATAGTGGAATAGAGGATTTTGATGGACCTAAAGACCCTAAGTTATTCAGTCAACTGGCAGCTATACTTGACCTTGAAGTAACTGGATTCAATGACGTCATAAACAAGGAGGTGACGAATATTTTCGATTTGGGATACCTACCCAAATGCTCATTTGACTGCGTGTATGGTGAAGGTCAAGAACAAGTAAGACACTATAACTCAAATGAGGTAGGGAAGGTAAGTTATTTCGATAACACTCTTGAGGAGAATCAGTTTATAACGAGAGAATCGGGAGTAGATAAGATCAGGGAAACAGTAACTTATTATAAGCCACATGAGCTTAGTGGATCTATGAATATTAGGAAGTCTGGAATAATAGAATTGTAAGAAGTCAACCGCCCGAGGAGGATCACTCTCCCCGGGCATTTACTCTTACCTATGGACACATGACTAGGGCAGACTCCCTTAATCATGTTGAAACAATAACAAGTTAAAGTATGAATTATTCGAAAGAAGTAGGAAAACTAAAGATGGGTCAAGAAACAGAGTTGACCGTATTCCATGAGGAGGGTGTAGAAGGAGATGTAGACTTATTTTCTGTTCTTGAGATCTCAAAGAAAATTGGAAGCAAGTCAAGCAGTATTGGTACGGTGATACCAGAGAGTCATGTAAAACGGCTTATTGTAAGGACAAGCTCTGGAGATAGGATTTCACTGTTCACAGATGTATGCGGACTAGTATTTTACACTATTAGAAGGAGGGATAAGGACCTTCAAGAGTTCGGAATAGACTTTATTTCAAAGTTTATCCCAAGTGACTTAGTATCAAACAATTACAAGTACAATTCATAATTATGGGGAGGGTATAATTCTGAATTATACCACCCCCATAACAAGGATATATGAAAATAATAGGATACAATAAAGGGGAAGTAGCAAGATACGTAAAGGACATAGACGTATGTGGGAAGAAAATAAAAATATTCAAGGGAGAGGACGGTAATACGATGTTCAGTCTCCCATCTATATCTAAAATGTTAGGATATGGTGATGCTAATAAGTTATCGTCTCTTCTTAGTAAGGAAAGAAAAAAGAAGCTAGTTATAGACAGTGGAAATGGAGTAGTATCATCATGGTTTATAGACGCATTTGGATTGGTAAGCATAATAATTAAGAGTAGAAAACTCGGAGACGAATTGAAGTTAGAATTTATAAATAATTATTTTTCACTATAATAAATTTGATATGAACATTGAAATTTTTTCAAATGAAGAGTTTGGTTCAATTAGGGCCATCCAAAATGAAGGGGTAAGTTATGTAAGCCTAAGTGATGTAGTAAGGGTCTTATCTCTAAAGAACAAATCCCAATTAATAAAGAGGCTTGATGAAGAAGGAGTAGTTGCCTTAAATGATGGGGAATCAAAAACTGAGTATTACATAAGTGAACCTAATTTTTACTTGTGTGTACTCAGAAGTGACATGCCAAACGCAAAAAAGTTTCAGGATTGGGTGGCTAATGAGGTACTCCCCTCAATCAGAAAAACTGGAATGTACATGAACACAGACTTGGCAAAGAAGATTCTTGATGATCCTAGACTCCTGGGTGAGATCTTTATGAACTTCGCAAGGGAGAAGGAACTGCTCGAGAAGAAGATCGAAGAGGCTAAGCCCAAGGTAGAATATTTTGACGATATTCTCAACTCCAAGGGAAGGATGATTCCCACAGAGGTAGCTAAGAGTTTTGGATTGGGACCAAAGGATCTTCTGAAACTTCTAATTAGTGTAGGAGTACTCAGAAGAGTTAGGAATCACGTTGACTTTACCTGTAAGTACGAGAACAAGGGGTACGGATCTGTTTTCGATATTGAGTGTGGAGTTGATGATAATGGCAATCCTACCTACTACAAGCAATTCAAGTTCTCGGAGAAAGGTAAGTCAGCAATTCATAAGGCACTCAAGAAGGCTGGAGTAATAGTATCTCCTGACAATAGCAAGACTGTCAGAGTTGACAAGAATAAGATAAAAGAACTAATAGAGAAGTTTGATTCTAAGTATGAGAATGACTATTTCCTAATGTAATTAAGTAACCTAATCAACACCCAGACTTCGGTCTGGGATTTTTTTTTTGACTGCGAGCTTGACTTGGAGATCCTTTTACCTACTTTAGAACGTTGTCCTGGTTAACACTTGATTATTTCGGTAACTACAAGACTACCAATTACTTACGATGAAAAATGCATGCAATACCCGGGCTAAAACCCTTAACTATAAAAACGCGTTTAGTATAATATAGTATACGATTAGTATGCTATAC